TTATTTGGTTTGGTTGCAGGAACTATATTAGGATTACCAATGTCTATTTTGACGAAGGATGTCGATTAGCATTGCACATAACGTTTGGCGTATAAGAGCCGTTTTTTCAATGGCTTCTTATGCGCTGTTAGGTGTCTGGTTTTAAAAATAAAAAAGCGGGGGGATTAATAACTAAAAAAATAATTATGAAAGAGAAAATACATTACGAAGCAAGGTTGAACAGAAATATTCGGAGAGAATATTATACTTGGACTACCTACAAAAAGGGAACATTAATTGCAAAGTTTGGACAAAAAGAATTTGAAAAACTGACATTGAAAAACATTGATAATTTTTTTTCTCCCCAAATAACATTAGGACACGGAGCAGCCGAATATTTTGATGTTGAAAAGGATATTGATTTTGTAAAAGTAATTACATACACAAAAACAAAAGAGAATTTTGTAAAATTGAAATAATAAACCGTGCGGTGGGTTTTTATTTTTAAAACTTGCACCTAACGGTTGAGTATAAATTTAGTAAAAACAACACATATGAAAAAAATATTAGAAAAAATTTTGTGTAGGTGGTTTGGAATACATAAAGTTAATGAGGATGAATGGACAGATAGTTTTGGATGGGGTGAGAAATATCTAGGACAAACTAATTGGTGTAGTAGATGTGGTGAAATGATTAAAAGGGATGAACAAAATTTTTAGTTGTTTTTATTGAATTTATACTTTGTTATGTTCTCGTTTTAATGGAACATAACGTTTTTAAGCCTTGTTTAGTGCGGGCTTAAAAGCACTAATTTAATTTTGAAACACAAATATTATTATGAACAAAAAAGTATCAAACGAAGCCGAAAATCCCGCATTGAACAAGGGTGCTGTTATAAGAAGTAAATTTGTTTTTGTGCGTTACCGAAATTGGTCAGGCGATGAAAAAGTACAGGCAATAGCAGCTAAAAGCGAAACAGCAGCAAGAACTTGGTTAAAGCAAAGTGGTTTTGAAGAAATAGAGGTAAAACAAATTTATTTCTTATAACGGTTTGCAGCTAACAGAAGGCGGCTTTTTAGCAAACACAGTTGATGCCGCTTTTTGTTAGGTGCTGTTATGTTGGTGCGTAGGCTTGTGTGTGAGGCAGTTTTATTTTATTAATTTTTAAAAAAGCGAAGGAAAATGTATTGTCAAAATGATATAGAATTAAAACAAAAGTGTAATTATCAATGTGAGCATTGTAAAAATTATTATAAACCACTAAAAAGTATGATACAAAAATTTAGAAAAAAGCCTGTTAAAGTTGAAGCTATACAATGGAACGGAAACAGCAACAAAAAAGAAATTGAATTTTTTGTTGGTAAGAAATTGAAAACAGAATTAGAAAGCGAAACTGCTTATGTTGCTGGAAAAGGCGCACCGATATTTAGCTTACTTATTGAAACAAAAGAAGGTGTTATGAAAGCCTTTCCAAATGATTGGATAATTAAGGAAGCATTTCCAACTGGAGATAGAGATTTTTATCCATGTAAAAATGAAATATTTATTAAAACTTACGAATCATGCCAAGAGAAATAAGATTATATACAGTTGAAGAATTATGTAATGAAAATAAAAAAATCATAATTAAATCTCAAGATGGAATAGAAATTGGAATTGAACCTGGCGAAAATGGAACTATTATAAATTTTTATTTTGGCAATGAAGTTATAAAAACAGATTTTAATTATTTGGTTAAACCAGTTAAGAGCGTAGGCTTTTAAAAATTAATAAAATAAAATTGAACATAACGGATGGCGGTATGGTTTAGTAAAGGCTGACCACTACCGACCATCTAAGATAAAAACTTAATTCAGCCTTTATTAACTATACCGCTTGTTAGCGTTTCGTTTTTGAGCGTTGGCGGTGCAAAAACTTAAATAAAATGGGAAACAAAAAAAGAGAACAATTACGTATTGATTTATTAAAAGAAAACAGACTTGCAATAGATTGGGAGAAATATGCAATTATGTTGGAAGATGAAATTTTAAAAACCCAAAAAAATGAAACCAAAGAATTTCAGCATGGATGGTTATATACAGGTGATGGGTTTAAATTAAATACTGGTGATGAGTATTACTCAGTTTATAAAAAAGATTCATTTTTTATTAAAAAGGAATTTGTTGGTAAAGATACTATGTATGGGTCGGATTATTATCATACAAGATTTAAGCATATAGAAAATGCTGAAAAATTTATATTAGATTGCCAACAAAAAGCCTAAATATAGTGCTTGCGTATAACGGTTCGGGTATTGCCGAAGGCAGAGATTTGAAATACAAATTTTTAAACTTTGTACAAATACCCAATAGAAGTACAAATGATTAATTAACAGATGAAGCCCTGCTTTTGGCAATACCTTGTTAGGTGCGGTGCTTCTCATAAATTCAAATAAAATGGCAAAATATAGAGCAAAACAAATTAATGAAATTGAAGCAGAACAATTTTTACCACCTAATCAAATTCCAAAAGGGGTGTTTAATGTTTATGGTTCACCGAATGGAGAAGTTTATTCAGGTCAAGTATGGACTATTCAAGGCGAAAGAGTAAATGTGAAAGCTGGCGAATGGATTGTTCAAGAACCTGATAATCCAGAAAGATACTATCCAATAGCAGACGAAGTATTTAAACGTAAATATGAATTGGTGCAGTCATAGCATTGCACCTAACGGCTGCAAATATGCGGTCGTTTTAATGCCGCATATTTGTTGTTATAACCAGTGCGGAATACTTAGTAAAAACTCAATTTGAAATAATAAGCAAAATGAAAACACACCGATTAAAAACAGTTCAGCCATACTTTGAAAGATGCTGGCAACAATCAAAAACATTTGAGGTTAGAAAAAATGACAGAGATTTCCAAAAAGGTGATACTGTTTATTTGCAGGAATACGATGCAGAAACTAACACTTACAGCGGAAAAGAAATACGAGGAACAATACTTTATGTTTTGCACGAATATCCTGCAATTGAAAAGGGTTATGTGGTGTTTTCATTTTGCGTTGACCAATATATTGAAAAAGCTAATTCGGAGCAGTAAGGTAGCATTGGTTATAACGATACTCAGATATATTTAGGTTTTCTTTTTAATATATAATAAAAACAATTTAAACGATGAAAAAGATGAAAAACGAGAACATAAAAAGTTTCGGAGAGTTCAATGAAAACTTGAATATATCTGATGTTAGAAATAGTTTAAAAAAGAATGACATAGTAAATTATGATGGTGTTAGATACATTATCCTTGATATAATAGATGATGAATTATGGATAAGACCATTAAGAAATCCATACGGTGGTTCCTATCATTCATCACCAATGAGTTATCCAAACTTAAAGGTAAAAATAGATAACCCTAAATTAGAATTCTTTTCTTAAATTATTTCTAACGTTTTGCAGCTTTGCTTAGTGCGGGATTGATAAAGATAAACTTACTTTAAAAACGAAAATTATGAATACAGAAAAAACAGACTTAGAAAACGAGAACCCCGCATTGAGCAAAGGTGATGTTAGTGGCTGTTATTATTGGCATTGTAGGTTTACTTTCCCAAATGATAAACTTGAATGTTACTTAACAGAATGGAATAATTGCAGAACATTTAAACAGCTAAGAAAATGGTGGAGAAAAGAAAAGCCGATGTTAAAATTAGTATCGGCTGTTCGCCAATAATAATTGCCACTAACGGTTGAGTATTGGCGAAGTGCCACCAGTACAAACTTTCAAATTAGGCACAAACTATCTGTGGCATTTTGCCAATACTGTGTTATAGGTAGTTTAATTTTTTTGAAGCGTTGGCAACTAAATAATTTGAAATGGAAGATTTAACAACACCACAAATAGGGACTACTTGCCCTGCATTGACAAATGAAAATTATGAGTATCACCTTTCAGGCGACTGTAAACCTTTTTGCATTTGTTCATTAAACGACCAACCCTGCAAAGGACGAAGAATAGAAGACCCGAAAGACCAAAGCAGTCAGTTTTTTAGCAGAGGAAAATGTATGATAAGCCAAAGCGGATTAAAAAGCTGTCCAGTTTACGGGGCTTCAAAAGAAACCTTTGCAAAAATCATAAAAGACAAAATGCAAAAAGAATTAGACGAAAAGTTGAAAGGTGTGGGTGCGGAGGCAAAAAATTAAATTACCTATAACGTGGGGTTAGACATCACATAAACTTTCATCAATAAAATCAATGGTTATAAAACACAAAAATACAGATTCTTTAGAAAGATGGAAACTTTTTCTAAAAAATAAATATAATTCTGAAAAAACTTGGGGATGTTATTATAACCAAGTTTATAAATTTTTAACTTATGTTAATAAGTATGAAAATGAACTTAATTATGATGATATAAATTTATATCTTGATAAAGTTGTAAGAAATTATTCTAGATCTCAACAAAATCAATCAATTAGTTCAATTAGACTTTTTTATGAAGAAATTTTAAATAGGAAAAAAGTAGTTATTAAATTTATAAGAGCTAAGAAAAAAGAATATCTTCCAACTCTACTCTCTCAAACCGAAATTAAAACTTGTTTAAATAAAATTACAAATCTAAAACATAAATCAATTTGTAGTTTACTTTATGGATGTGGTCTTCGCTTAAATGAACTTATTCAATTTAAAGTTGAACATATCCTAAAAAACCAAAACCTAATTAAAGTAGTTCAAGGTAAAGGAGCTAAAGATAGATTTATTCCTATCAGCTATAATTTACTTCAATTATTGAGAGATTATTATAAAGAATATCAACCAAAAGAATATTTATTTGAAGGTCAAAATAATTCTCCTCAATATTCTGCTAAATCAGTAGAAATGATTGTTAAAAAACATTTTGGAAATAATTTTCACCCTCATCTTCTTCGTCATTGTTTTGGGACACATTTGGTTGAACAGGGAGTTGAATTAAATAAAATTCAAAAATTGATGGGTCATAAAGATATTAAATCAACTCAAATATATACAAAAACAGCTAATAATTTACAAAATTTACCAAAATTAGTCTAGGCTTTTTAAACTATAAATCATATGTTTAAATAAAATTAATAACATGAGTCCTTTAGAAAAACAACAATCATTTCATAAAGAATTAAAAGAATTACTTCTTAAATATAAAGCTGAGATAACTATAGAAGATGTAAGTCCTAGAGTATATAATACAGATGAACAAATAGTTATCAATTTCGATTATGATGAATCATTATATGAAAAATACAATACTGGAATAATTCCAGAACTAATCTTAGGTAGATGTGAAGACTATAGGTAAAATACTATTACTAATTATATTAATTTCAGGTTGTGAAACTAAAGTTAAACAAGAACCTAAATCAATAACACATTCAAAATTAACTAAAGCAGATTCGTAAAAATCCTTGTTATATTTAAATAAAGTTTATATATTCATAAAATATGATTACAAAAATTATTTTACAAAGTATTATCTCCAAATACTACTTAGGAGGAATGATTGAAAGTACCAAATGGGAAATCAAAGATAAACAATTAATTATTAAATTTATGTCTCCTAACCAAGACATGTTAGGAAAAGTAACCTACAAAAATTTCCCATTAGAAAATACAGATTTAGTAATTTTTAATACTTCTCAATTTAACAAATTAATTAATGTTACTCATGGTGATCTTATATTAAATGTTGCTAAAACAAAAAATCTAGCAACTAGATTAGATATTTCAGATTCTCAATTTAATGTCAATTATGCTTTAGCTGACACAATGATGGCTAAAAAAGTAGCTGATGTTGAAGAACCAGATCAATACGAAATCGAAATTAAATTAGATCCTGAAAATATAGCTGCTTTAATTAAATCTAAAAATGCAATTGGAGATGATGATACTATGATTTTAGAAACAAGTATTAATCCAATAGGTGATTCAATTATGTTGTTTACATTTGGAGAAAATACTGATTATTCTAATAAAATAACTTATTCAATCCCAATTGAATCAATATCCAGTATGAAACTTCCATTTAGTTCAAATACATTAAAAGAAATATTATCTGCTAATAAAGATATGAAAGAAGGTAATATTTTAATTAATTCAGAAGGTTTAATGAAATTAAAATTTGTTGATAAAGAAAACTTATCAACAGAATATTTTATGATACGTAAAGCAGATTTATAAATTTCTTGGAATATAAATAAAGATTTAGTATATTAACTGTTATGAGATTAGCTATTATAGGAAGTAGAAGTTTTAATGATACAAAATTATTAAACGAAACTTTAAGACCATACAAAGATCAAATTACACTTATTGTAAGTGGAGGTGCTAAAGGAGCTGATCAATTAGGAGAATATTGGGCTCGATTACATAAAATCGAAACATTAATATTTCTTCCAGATTGGGAAAAACATGGTAAAAAAGCAGCATTATTAAGAAATAAAGATATTATATCTAATTGTGATATGGCTATTGCTTTCTGGAATTATAGATCTCCTGGTACTAGACACGCTATAAAGTTATGTGAAAAACAAAAAAAACCTTACAAAATAATTGGATTTGAAACTGATGAAGAAAATAAACCAATTATAAAAACAGGAATTTTAAAATTTACAAAAGATGAATAAAGAAATAAAGTTTATAGAGGTTATGATTATGGGTCATAATTCAATTCTAGGATGTATATTTAAAGAATATGGATTTGAAGTACTAGAAAATAGAAATAATTATTATTGGATGATTATGGTTAATCCTAGTAGTTTTGGAATGGCTGAAGATGAATGTAAAAAATTAGGATTAAAAACTTACACTATTTTTGATAGAGCAAGTGCAATTTGTAAAAACGATAAATAAATAAGTTATGGCAGAAAAAGAAACATCAAATAAATCGATTAATGATCCTCTCATCGATCCTTATTTCATAGAAATAGACCAATATTGTTATACAGTATCAGAACGAGTAACACCTGATCCAAAGTATACAACAAATGGAAAAGAGTATAAAAAAACAATTGGACATTATTCCAATTTCAACTCATGTTTAGAAACAATAGCTAAACATAAAGTGAATTCAAAAGAACATTCAACAATAAAAGGTTATATTAAAGAATTTAACGAAATAAAAAATCAATTAAAAAATCTAACACAAATATGAAATTAAAACCATTTCACAATCAGGTTGTTCTTAAACAACTAGAAGAAAACGAACAAAAAGTAGGAAGTATTATTATTTCTGATTTAGGAAAAGAATTACCAAAAGTAGGAACTGTAATTGCTGTTGGACCAGGTTCACCTAATTTCTTTAATGGTGAAATAATTCCTGTTCAAGCAAAAATAGGGGATAAAGTAGCTTTTCCTGCATTTGGAGGAATTAAATTCTCTGTAGATGGAGAAGATTATATTGTAGTAAAAGATCCTGATTTAATAACTGTAATTGAAGACTAATAAATAAAATATGAGCAAACAAGTAACATTAGGGAGTGAAGCCCGTAAAAAACTAACAGAAGGAATTAATAAAGTAGCGGATGCTATTTCAAGTACACTTGGTCCCTCAGGAAGAAACATTATATATGTTGAAAACGGAGAGGTGTTGAGTACAAAAGATGGAGTTTCAGTAGCCAAGTCTATTTCTGATCTTGAAGATCCTATTGAAAATTTAGGAGCACAAATGATTAAACAAGCATCTATTAAAACTGCAACCAAATCAGGAGATGGCACCACGACTAGTACATTATTAGCCCAAGTAATCACAAATGAAGGTCTAGCGGCTCTAGATAAAGGAGCAAATGCTGTAGAGGTAAAAAGAGGAATTGATGAAGCAGTAAAAGAAGTAGTTGAATTTATCAAAACCAACATTTCAAAAGATATTTCATCAGCAGAACAAATTACTCAAATTGCTACAATTTCAGCAAATAATGATCCTGAAATCGGAAATTTAATATCTGCTGCTTTAGAAAAAGTAGGACGTGAAGGAGTAGTTCATATTGAGGAATCAAAATCAGGTGAAACTTATCTTGAAACAGTTGAAGGTATGCAATTCGACAGAGGTTATAAATCTCATTATTTTGTTACAGACAATAATTCAATGTCAGCTGGTTTAGTAGATCCTTTAATCTTTATTGCAGATCGTAGATTTACACAAGTAAAAGAATTATTACCAATCCTAAATCATGCTGCAGATAGTAATAAACCATTACTAATCATTGCCGAAGATATTGATGGAGAAGCATTAGCAACTCTTATTGTTAATAAAATGAGAGGTATTATTAAAGTATGTGCTGTTAAAGCACCTGATTTTGGAGATCGTCGTAAATTAATCCTTGAAGATATTGCTATCATGACAGGTGGAACTGTATTTAGTGAAGATAAAGGAATGAAACTTGATAAATTTTCAACAGATTGGTTTGGAAACTCTAGAGTAGTGAATGTTACTAAAGAACAAACAACAATTGTTGATGGAAAAGGTACTCAAGAAAAAATTGAAGCACGAATCGAAGAATTAAAATCTCAAATTGAAAAATCAACCACTCCATTCGAAATCGAAAAACTACAAGATCGTTTAGCAAAATTTGTTGGGGGTGTTTCTATTATTCATGTTGGTGGTAATTCTGAATTAGAGATGAAAGAGAAGAAAGACCGTGTGGATGATGCTCTTAATGCTGCAAAAGCAGCAATTGAAGAAGGTATTATTCCTGGTGGTGGTTCTGCTTTAATTCAAGCTAAAGAAGTAATTAGTTGGAAAAACTCAATTGGTGATGAAAAAATAGGTAAACAAATTGTTTATAAAGCATGTTCATCTCCATTTAAGAAAATTTTATCAAATGCAGGTTATACTCAAGAAGATATCTATAAATTAATGAATAAATTCAGTGATAAAGATAAATGGAAAGGTTATAATCTTAAAACTGATAAATTTGTAAATATGGAAGAGGCTGGAATTATTGATCCATTCAAAGTATGTAAAAATGCTTTAACAAACGCATCATCAGTAGCAAGTACAATAATTCTCACCGAGGGTGTTGTAGTAGATAAACCAGAATCTAAAAAAGAACCTTCATTCAATCCTATGGAAGGAATGATGTAAATCAAATAAATGAGAGACGCACTTAAAATAGAAAAAAATCAACCCATTATAGTAGAGGGAGTCAAATATAAACTAGACTCCTTCTATTATATGGAAGATGATAATCAAGTTTATGTTAAATGTTTTAATGTAAAGGAGAAGAATTTTTTAAATATGAAAATTGAAGAATTTGTAAAACACTGGACACAATGGAGAATAAAGTATTAATAGCTGAACGTGTTATTGGTAAAGGAGATACTTGGATTTTAGTTCAAGAAATAGTTTCACCAGGAAATGAAAAAGAATATAATTCTTTAACAGAATGTCTTGAAGCTTATTATCAAAAAACAAAATATAAAATTGATTATGTTTTATCTCCTTTAAAAGGTGAATTATATGCTTTATTAGAAGATAACAAACAACCCCCAATTAAAAAATTCAGTTTATATGATGAATAAAAAAATAACTCCTACATTACAAAGAATTCTTGATGAATTTGAAGAATTAAAAGGTCAATTTGTAATTACTGAGTCTCATGAAATAGAAAGATTAATTGCTATCGGAGATGATGATATGGATTATTATTGGGTTACATATGATGGTAGAAAGACTAAATGGAATACTTGTGTTGGAGGTTTAATTAGATTAAAAGGAAAAATCGATGATAAAGATTATCAAAAATTTATTAGAATAGCTAAATTAAACTCTTGGGATCAGAATAAAGATGATGAATTACGCTCTTGGCATAAACAACAAATGATGGAAGTAAATGGAACTGATAAATTTCTAACTGAAATATGTTGGGATTTAAATTAAAAATTGTCTTTGTAAATTAAAATAAAGTTTGTATATTTAGGAAAATTAAAGTTATGAATGGTAGAAAATTATATAGAGAATATGCTCAAAGTTTAGGTAAAGAAGCTAAAGAATTTATTGAAATAAAATCCGAATTTTATTCTAATGATACGTTGATAACTAAAGATAATAATGGAAATATAGAATCAACATCTATTGATTATAAAAATATGGTTAATTGGATTATTAAAAAATTACCTAATTATTAAAAATAAGTTATGATAAAAAAAGAACACACAATCCTAAACGAACGTTACAGACCCACAACTCTAGAAAATTATTTAGGATCTCCAGACAATAAAGCTAAGTTTCAAGAATTTATTGATAAACAAGATTTACCTCACTTAGGATTCTTTGGACAAACAGGTGCTGGTAAAACAACTTTAGCTAAAATTTTAGCAAAAAACATAGATTGTAGTTTTATTATTTTAAATGCAACTGAAGATAGATCAATTGAATCTATTAAAGAAAAAGTAGGTTCGTTTGCAAGTTCAAATTCATTTAAACCACTTAAAATAGTAATCCTTGATGAAGCAACTCATTTATTAGAAGCATCTCAAGTATTATTACTTAATATGATTGAACAATTTAGTTTAAAAACTAGATTCATATTAACAGGTAATTATCCAGAACGATTGATTGCTCCTTTAAGAGGTAGATTACAAGAATTTGAATTAGTAGCACCTACTAAAAAACAAATTGCTGAGCATGTTTCAAATATTTTAGATGAAGAACAAATAAAATATAATCTAGAAGATTTAGCATTTATAATCAACAAATCATATCCAGATATTCGAAAAACAATTAATAATTGTCAAAAATTTACAATTAATAATGAATTAATTTTAGATAAAAAAGCAATATTAGCTGAGGAAGAATATATTGATAAAATTATAGATGAATTAAAGAAACCGTCTAATAAATCGTTTAATATTATTCGTCAACATATTGTTGATTCTGGTTCTTCCGAATTTGATAACGTGTATAAACAACTATATGAACGCTTAAGTGATTATGCTGGTGGATTAGAAGGTACAGTTACTATTATTCTTGAGGAAATGTTATATCATAAGAATTTTAGGATTGATCAAGAAATAAATTTATGTGCTTGTGTAGCTCGTATTTTAGAAGTATTACAAACCAAAAAATTAATTAAAGGATAATGAAAGCAACACTTACATTCAACCTAGAAGATAATGACGATGCTATGGCTCATCACAGATGTATTAAATCTTTGGATATGGCTATGTTGTTATGGGAGCTTCAACTGAATACTCGCAAACAAATAGAAAATGATAACCCTAAAATCAATCAAAAAACCTTAGATACAGTATTTGAAAAAATAAATCAATTATATGAAGAATATGATATTAATATAGATAAATTAAATAGATAAAAATATGAAACAACCACTACCACAACAACAAATAGACATTACATTAACTAAAGCAGTTAATAACGAAGATGGATCTCCAATTATATTAGCTGAAGGAGCATTATTGAGAAAAGGAAGTAAATTCGTTCTTAATACAGATGCCGACCCATTGATCCCTGTGCCTTTAATGTATGATATCAATACAAAATTAATTTGTTTAGATATGATACCAGTTGAATTAAGAAAAGAATACGAACAATTTGGATTTTATATTTCAAAGTAAATAAAAATGAATTATAATAATAAAAGAATATTAGGGGAAATAATTGGAAACTTGTATGAATTACAATCTGATTGTGATAAACAAATTAATGATTATGAAGAGGCTTATAAACAATCAGTTTATAAACAAATAGAATATAGAAAAATAGCTGAAGAATTATGGAAACTCTTAGATAATATAGATACAGCTACTGATATGTTTAAACCTTGTAAAGAAAATGGTATTAAATCTTATGATAATTTTTATAAATATTGTAATAAAATAACTCCTAAAAGATTTGATTATTTAATGTCTGATGGTCATAAATTATATGACAAGGAAGAATACAGAGTTTATAAGGAAAATCAATCTAAAGAAGAATCAGATGATAAAAAATGTATTTGATTGGGTAAAAATGATTATGACTGATAAAAAATCATGGTCATCATTTACTCCTGAAGAACATAAGGTATTTGAACCTTTTATGATAAACAGAATACTTAGTCAAACTCAATCATATATCCAGCTAGTAAATTACGTTCAAAAAATTCCATATTCAGAAAAAGAAAAACTATATAACATTTATTGCGAAATAATACCAAAAAAATTCATATTCTCTAAATATATTAAATCTAGTAAAAAATCAGTTAATAAAGATATTTTAGAAAAAGTATCTAGTTTTTATGATTGTTCTTTAGGTGAAGCAGAAGAATATGTTCATTTATTACGTAAAGAAGGAGTAAATGATATTTTGGTTAAGAGTGGAGTTGATGAAAAAACTATAAATAAATTATTAAAAGAATTAAAATGAAATCAAAAGTAATTATAGAAAATGGAGAAGTAGATATTATTCTAACTCCTGAAAACGAATTTGAAAAAGATATTATTCAGAAAGTTAAAGAAGGTAAAGATAAGAAAATTTGGAATGTATTTTGTGATGCTGAATGTGATTATTCTTTTGGAACTTACTCAAAACATAAATTTACAATTAATTTAAAAGAAACAAGATAATGGATGGAAAAACACATAATGAAGTTTTGGATAGTGTAAGATATTCCCCTACATATTATCAAAATATACTAGCCCAAGAATATCCAACAATATATGAAGGATATAAACAAATAATCGAAGAACAATTTGAGCTTTTTTCACGCAAGCATCTCGACTATGGAATGAGCAATATATCTGCTGGTACTCAACTATCAAACCAAGATGAAAAAGAATTTGCATTAACTGGTTTATGGTATAGAATATCAGATAAAGTAAACAGATGGAAAAACATTATGATTTCCAGACGTAAAACAAACAATGAAACAATGATTGATACTTATCAAGATTTAGTTAATTACGGAATTATTGCTCAATTAGTGGAAAAAGACAAATGGAAGAAATAACCCAAAACAATAAACTTATAGCTGAGTTTATGGAAGTTCCTGTTTTAAAAGAACTTAATAAAATTTATTATGATATAAATAAAACTGGAAAAATTATTTATTCTTTAAATGATGTTCTTTTAGGATATCACAAATCTTGGGATTGGCTCATGCCGGTAGTAGAAAAAATAGAATCATTAGATTTAAAGGAATGGTTTTATAAATGGGATGATGGTGGTAGAATTAGATATAACTTCATGTGTGTTAATGTTTGGATAGAATTCAATAGATGTTATATTGATATTGATTTAGAATTAGATCCTGCCAAAAATATCACATCCCAAAAATGCAAAACAAAACTAGAAGCAACCTATCAAGCAGTAGTAGAATTTATAAAATGGTATAATGTCCAAAAAGAAACAAATTCCCAAAATTCTTAAAGAAATAAAAAGTCACATCCCAATTGTGATGGATTATTCTTATCAGAAATCGATTTCATACAGTGCTTTTAGTACTTATTATTCTTGTAAGAAAAAATGGGCTTTAAAATATAAAGATGGACATTATAAACAAGATTATAATTTAAACCTTGTTTTTGGAACTGCAATCCATAATACAATCCAAAACTATCTTACAGTAGCTTATGAAGTATCAGGAGTTGAAGCAGATCAAATAGATCTAGAAGAATACTTCCAAACCCAATTCACAGAAGAATACCAAAAATCATTTAAAGACAACGGAAACAAACATTTTAGCAATGCTGCTGAAATGAGAGAATTTTATGAAGATGGAGTAAATATACTTAACTTTATAAAAAAGAACAGAAATAGATATTTTAGTAAAAGAGATTGGTATTTGGTAGGTGTAGAGATACCGATATTAGTGTCACCATATACACGTTTTAAAAACGTTATATTTAAGGGTTTTATTGATCTCGTATTATACCATGAACCAACAAATAAATTTGTTATATACGACTTAAAAACATCGAGTCGTGGTTGGGTTGATAAAGATAAAAAAGACGAAACAAAAATAGCTCAAATTTTATTATATAAACATTACTTTAGTAAACAATTTAATATTCCTATAGAAGATATAGATGTTGAATTTTTTATTATGAAACGTAAAATCCCCAAATCAACAGATTTTCCAATATATCATATCCAGCAATTTAAACCTGCATCAGGTAAGAATAAAGTTAGTAAAGCTGTTGAAAATTTGGAAAAATTTATACAAGATGTATTTGATGATAATGGTTTAAAAGATAAACAATACGAGGCTACACCTAGTGATTGGAATTGTCGTTATTGTGTATTTAAAACAGATAAGTCGCTTTGTTCTGTAGGAATTAATAAATAAAACATGGATAAATTAATAGAATTAGGATGGAAATGGAGATATGATACTTTTGAAACATATTGGAAACAAATCTATAATTATGAAATAATTGTATCTAAACATATAAAATACGAAAAAGCATGGACTTGTACTTTAGTTAAAAATGAAGGTGGTAATGACGAAATAACCATAAGTCATGATTGTTCGTTTGAATGGGTTAAAAAAATTGAAGATTTATTGAGTACTACAACATTTTTCTAAAAAGTACATATATTTATATACGTTAAACCGCAATATTAATATCATGAAAGATAAAGAAACACAACTCACATCTGTCAAAGTACCAATTCAAATCTTTGAAGACTTCAAAGTAAATTCAATTCGTTACAAATTCTCATTCACTAAATTAGCAGAACGAGCAATGTATTTATATAATACAAATCCAGAATTTCAAAAAATGATTCACAACGTTAAAATAGATTTTAAAAGTTCTGAAGAATAAGATTGACTTTGTAAAAATAGGTTTTTATATTAAATAATAAATTAAAGTTATAAAAATGGGTAAATTAAGTTATATTAATCCTTCAAATTTTGAACCTGAAGAGATAGAATTTGCTGATAATCAAATCAAATTAGCTGAATATGTTGAGGCTGCTGTTCATATGGAAGGATTTCAAGTTTCAGGACCTATTATTAGTGATGATAAAAAGAAATTAGTTATTGGAGTGTTTGAAAAATCTACCAGTATGTTTGAAATTGCTCCTCCCTTAAGAGAAAGATATAAAATAATAATAGAAAAAATTTAGAATTCATATATTTATCGATGACACTAGAGTCGTCAATTATGGTAAAGAAAACAACAGAACAATTTATTGAAGATGCAATTAAAATCCATGGGAATAAATTTGATTATTCTTTAGTAGAATATAAAGGAGTAAAGAATAAAGTTAAAATTAAATGTAGTGAAAGTCATGTTTTTGAACAAACACCAAATGATCATTTAAATGGTCATGGATGTAAAATTTGTAGTGGATGGGGTTTAATGTCTGAAAATCCAAATGAATTTATTAATAGAGCAGATAAAATTCATAATAATAAATATGATTATTCTAAAACCAAATATATAGAACATTCAACTCCATTAGTTATAACTTGTAAGATTCATGGAGATTTCAAAATGGCTCCTAAAGAACATATAATTAAAAAAGCAGGATGTCAGAAATGCAGTATGATAGTTTCTACTAAGAAAAGAACTTGGGATTTAGAAAAATTTATTATTAAAGCTAAAGAAATACATGGAAATAATTATGATTATTCAGAATCAATTTATATTAAAGCTTATAAAAAATTAAATATAAAATGTAAAATTCATGGATTGTTTTCTCAAACACCCAAAGAACATATAAACCAAAAACATGGTTGTCCTATTTGTAGTTCTTCAAAAGGTGAGAAAAAAGTAGAAAAATGGTTGAGAGAAAATAATATTAATTTTATTCCTCAACATAAATTTAATGATTGTAAAAATAAAAGAAAATTACCATTTGATTTCTATTTACCTGATTTCAACACAGTTATTGAATATCATGGAGAACAACATTATAAAAAAATTCCGTTTTTTGAAAACAGATCTGGAGGATTAAAAGGTTTAAAAGAAAGAGATAAACTTAAAGAAAAATTTTGCAAATTAAATAATATTTCTTATATTAAAATATCATATAAGGAATTCGAAAACTTAGAAAATATATTAAAATCAAAATTATGTTAAACAATTCAAATACTCTTGGTCGTCGCATAGAGAAAGAATACCGTAAAAAGATTCTCCTCATTTGCGACGACCTTTAACTCCGCGCTCATAGCGGAGTAGCAACTGTAGCTAGAGAAATAGTTACTCATACTGCTCATCATTTCAACTGGATCCAAATTGCAGGAAGTATCCAACACCCGGATAAAGGTAAAAAATTAGATTTGTCATTTGATGTAAATCAACAAACAGGATTAACAGATTCTAGTGTTATGTTATTTCCGGCTGATGGGTATGGAGATACAGGATTAGTTAGATATTTAATTGAAGCTGAGAAACCTGATGCAATCATGTTAATAACAGATCCAAGGTATTTCCAATGGTTATTTAATATTGAAAATGAAATTCGTAAGAAAATTCCTATTACTTATTTACAAATTTGGGATAGTCCATTTCCCTACCCTTTATGGAATAAACCATTCTATGAATCATGTGATTTATTAATGGCTATTTCAAAACAAACATTAAATATTAATAAAGTTGTTTTAGGAGGAGTTCCATTTAGAGAGGTAGGAGATGTTTTAGGTCAACCAAATGAAGATCCAAATTCAAAACGTTCATCTCAAATTTTATTAAAATACATCCCTCACGGTTTAAATGAAAATAATTATTTCCCAATAGATAAATCCTATCCAAAATATAAAGAATTTGAAAAATTTAAGAAGGAATTATTCAAAGGTAAAGAATATGAGTTTGTTTTATTTTTCAATTCAAGAAACATAAGACGCAAACAAATTCCAGACACTATTCTTGCTTGGAGAATGTTTTTAGACAGACTTCCAAAAGAAAAAGCAGATAAATGTTGTTTATTACTTCATACTGAATTAGTAAGTGAACATGGAACTGATTTACCAGCAGTATCAAATTATTTATTAGATGAATATTCAGAAAGTATAATTTATCATCAACAAGGTTTAGGTGTTGAACAAATGAATTGGTTATATAATAGTTCAGATGCTCAAATATTGATTACTGATAATGAGGGGTGGGGATTAAGTTTAACTGAAGCAATTTTAGCAGGAAGACCAATCATAGCAAATGTACAAGGTGGAATGCAAGATCAAATGAGATTTGAAGATACAGAAGGTAATTGGATTGATTTTAATCAAGATTTTCCTTCAAATCATAGAGGTACATTTAAGAAATGTGGATCTTGGGCTTATCCAATATTTCCATCAAACATTTCTATTCAAGGTTCACCAATGACACCTTATATCAGTTCAGATAGAGTAAGACCTGAAGATGCATCTAATGCTATTATGAATTGTTATAATGATGGTCCTGAAGTTAGAAAAATAACAGGTGAAGCAGGAAGAAGATGGGCTACAGGAGATGAAGCAGGATTTACTAGCAAACATCAAGCAGAACGAGTTATAGAAGCATTTGATGAATTATTCAAAACTTGGAAACCAAGAGAAAAATTTGAACTTATCAATGCTACAGAACATAAGTTAGATGTAACTAGAAAACATAAATTAATTTATTAAAATGAACAAACTTCAAAACATAAAAACATTCTTTAAAGAATTTAAATATCTTAAAAAATATTTCTTTCAAGAATTAAATAAAATGACCTCTGAAAGACTAATGGTTGAACATTTAGCAAAATATAGTGCTCCTTTAATTAAGGAACATGAATATGATCCTAAAAAATTAGAGAAATATGTTGAAATGTGTGAAGGAAAATTTAAAGATAGAAAAATCCCCAACCAAAATTATCTAAAAAAGGAAATTGAAAAATTAGATAATAATATTAATAAATTAGTAAAGATAAAATAAAATATGAATAAACCGTTATGCGTACTTAGTTGTGCAATCAATACATACAGTGGTTATGGAGCTCGTGCAAGAGGAATTGCACAAGCAATTATTGAATTAAAAAAAGATGAATGGGATATAAAAATCATCCCACAACGTTGGGGCGACACGAGCCAAGGATTTATTGAAGATAATCCTGAATGGTCATTTTTAAATGAGTATTTACATCTTCATCCACAACTCCCAAAACAACCAGAAATTTTTATTCAACATACTGTTCCTAATGAATTCCAACCTATTGGAAAATATAATATAGGTATTACAGCAGGAATAGAATCTGACATTTCAATTCCAGAATGGATTGAAGGTTTAAATCGTATGAATACGACTTGGGTTTCATCTAAACATGCTAAAACAGTATTTGAAAATTCTAAATTTGAAAAAAAAGATCAACAAGGTAGAACTGTTGGAGTTGTTCAATTAGAAAAACCAATTGAAGTTATATTTGAGGGGGCTGATTTAAATACTTACAAAGTCTTAGAAAAAAACTTAGAAAATTCAATTAATAAATCTTTTGATTTATTCTCTATTAAAGAAGATTTCTGTTTCCTTTTCATAGGACATTGGATGCAAGGTGATATTGGAGAAGATAGAAAAAATGTAGGATTATTAGTTAAATCATTTTTCGAAACATTCAAAAATAAACAAAATAAACCTGCACTAATCCTAAAATCATCAGGAGCTGTTTCAAGTTATATGGATCGTGATATGCTTTTAAAACGTATCGATCAAATTAAACAAACAGTGAATAGTAAAGATTTACCAAACATCTATTTATTACATGGTGATTTTACAGATAAAGAAATAAACGAACTGTATAATCATCCTAAAGTAAAAGCAATGGTTTCACTTACAAAAGGTGAAGGATTTGGAAGACCATTACTAGAATTCAGCTTATTAAATAAACCAGTAATAGCAAGTAATTGGAGTGGTCATTTAGATTTCTTAGATTCAAAATACAGTGTATTAATAAATGGTGAATTAAAACAAGTCCATCCTAGTACAGCAAATCAATTCCTAATTAGAGAAAGTAAATGGTTTTCACCTCATTACCATGAAATTGGAGAAACTTTAACTAATGTTTATAAACGTTATGATAAATATCTTCCAGATGCTCGTAAACAATCTGAAATTAATAGAGAGAAGTTTAGTTATGAAGCTATGAAAAATTTAGTTAAAGAACATTTGGATAAAGTACCTACATTTGCTAGACAAGTAGAATTAAAATTACCAAATTTGAAAGCTCCTGCAGGTATGAAACAAATTCAATTACCAAAACTTACTAAAATACAATAAATGAATTCACCTATAGATGTTTTATTTTATAAAAAAATAGAAGAAATAGAAAAACAAATACCTAAACCTAAATCTAAACAATTAAATGAGTTAAGAGAATATGTTGAAAAAACTCGAGAATTAACTTTTGAACAAATTATAAAAGAATATAGTGATCCTAGTAAAAGTTATCCCATATTTGATACACCTAATTTAAAAGGAGATGCAATAGGATGGTCTTGTCAATTTGAAGATGATCCTAGATTTGATGCTACTGTAAAAACAATATCTGATGGAGTTTATCAGTTTGATTTTAATTTCTTTGGAAGTAAAGATTATAACCAAAATCTTACTAAAAAAATAAAAGGAACAGATTATATGAATACTTTACATAAAATAGTTAGAGATAAATTAATTCCTTTTATTGATAAAAAAGAAATAGGAGATACTTTATATTTTAATGTAAATAATAAAGATGGATTGGGTGAAGCTAGAAAAAAGGTATTCTCTTATTTAATTAATAAATATATTGATAAAAATAAATTTGATATAGAGAATGAAGATTATGATTTTAATATAACTAAGATAAAATAACTTAAAAAATGACTGATCAATTATCAAATTGCAATAGATGTGGAGGTAATGCTTGTTACGTAACAGAAGTAGCTCCTGGAATTAAAACATACCAATGTTTTGGATGTGGTTTTTGTGCTTCATCTCCAATGACTGAAGGTAGTGATTTTCTAAAAGAACAAATGGAAGTATTACCTGATCTTTACAAATCATTAATGGTTGTAGACGAAGATGGATTAGTTTGGATGCCAACAAATATCAATCTCCCAGAAACAGGAATGATCTTCGCTAATGGTTCATCTTCAGACAATTGGAAATGGGCTGCTGTTAAAGCAGTTCGAGTTAAAGAAGAAGAAAAAGAGAAATTCAAGAAAAAAGATGGAACTTATTTTGAATGGAAAATGAATATGGAGTCTATGAAAGAATTTGATGAGAAGGACTTTATGGAGGCAATGGATTACTTAGGCTTATTTAAAGAGGTCGTGGAATCTAAAAAATAATTTCTTATATTTAAAGTATGAGAGAAATAAAATTTAGAGCGTGGGATTTATACAACAATAGAATGGTTGAAAATCCTTATATTTTTGAAAAAGCAACCAAGCATAATAATAATGGTAATGACTTAAATCCTTCATTTATTTTTTATGAAGATTGGAGAGATATTGATGATGGTATTTCAAGACCTTGTCATATAATGCAATATACTGGTTTAAAAGATTTGAAAGATATAGAAATTTATGAAGGAGATATTATAAAATCTAATTCAAAAACCAATTTTAAAGTTGTATTTGGAGATGGAAGTAATAAATATGATTACATTAATGGATGGATTTTAATAGGAATTCAATCATCTATTCAATGGTTATTATCTGCTGAAGGTAAATATGAAATTATAGGAAATATTTACCAAAACCCAGAATTAATAAATTAAAAGTTATGGAAAATATATTAATAGTGAAAGAATTAATCAACCAAGGGCTACTTGTTGTAGAATCGTAATAACTATAGGAGATAATTATTATTTAATAAATATAAAATGAGAGAAAAAGGTTATTATTGGGTTCAATTTGAAGAAATAGGTAAATTTATCATTGCTGAATATTTAGGAACTGATTGGGGTTGGCAACTACATGGGGGAACTGAATATTATGAAGATAATGATTTTCATTTTATTGACAATGAAAGAATTTTATTTAAAAGTTTATAAAAAATGATTATAACATATGCTATAACAGCTAAAGATGAAGCATCAGAATTAGAACGTCTACTCTCCCATCTTAAAAAACATATCCGAGAAACAGATGAAGTTATAATTCAACTTGATATTAATCATACTCCAGAAGTTTTAGAAGTATGTAATTTATATACAGGATTTAACCATGAACAAGATTTACATAACACAATCAAAAATTCTCAATTTTATGTTTTTGCTTTAGATGGTAATTTTGCTCAATTTAAAAATCAATTAAGTAGATTTGCTTCTGGAGATTATATATTCCAAATTGATGCTGATGAAATCCCCGAAACTATATTAATTCATAATCTTCCAGAATTATTAGAAAGTAATCCAACAGTTGATTTATTTTTAGTTCCTAGAATTAATACTGTTGAGGGTTTAACTGAAGAACATATTAAAAAATGGGGATGGAAAGTAAATGAATATGGTTGGATTAATTTTCCAGATTATCAAACCCGCTTATACAAAAATTCCAAAGATATAAGATGGGAAGGTAAAGTTCATGAACGAATAGAAGGAGTTAAAACATTTGTAGCTTTACCTGAAAATAATGAATGGGTTCTTATTCATGAAAAAGATATTAAACGTCAAGAGAAACAAAACAATTTTTATAATACATTATGATAAACCCAAAAGACGTAAGAATAGGAAATTATATTGGATTTGGAAATTCAACTTGTAAAGTTTACGAAATAAATGAAAAATACTTTTATGTTCTTGATGAAGAAAATACAAGTTTAAAAAGTACATTTACTGATTTAAACCCAATTCCTCTAACAGAATCAGAACTTGAAAAATTAGGAGTTATAAAACAATACCAAGAAAATCCATTTGAAGAAGGAAAATATAGTTTAAATGAAGATGGAACTAAATATTATAGTTGGGTTAAAGGAGCATTTAATTTAGAAATAAATAAAGATAGTAAAATAATGTTTGAAGTTTATTCTCATTATATTCCAGTAGATTATGTTCATCAATTCCAAAACCTATATTATTTATTAACTAACGAAGAATTAACATATATAAAATAAATGAAGATATTTGTAAAATTTTTTGATCCTAAAATATTTGAAGATAAATTATCTCATTTGAAACATATTGATTTTTCATTATTTATTGATGATATTCCAAAAACACAAGATGATCTATCTTCAATTAATATAATAGTTCTACAGGAACCTAATGGTTATTTTGGTTTATCAGATTGGACTATTCAAAATAAAGACATATTCCAGGCAATATTAACTTGGGATGATAGAGTATTAAATAATTGTGAACAAGCTATATTTTTACCATTTGGACATAGTTGGTTCAAACCAGACCAATACATAACTCCAAAACCTAAAAAATTTGAAATAGCTCATTTATGTGGAGTTTTAAATAAAACATATGGTCATTCAATGAGACATGAAATAATGGCTCGTAAAAATGAATTTAAATGTCCTACTAATTTTCATCAAACAATAGGAGATAGACATAATTTAGATGATGCTCGATTAGGTAAAGAAACAGTGTTTGGGAATTCACAGTTTGGAATTTGCATTGAGAATTTTTCACATAGAGGTTATTTTACTGAAAAAATATTAGATTGTTTTTTAATGCGGACTATTCCAATTTATTGGGGTTGTTCGAACATATATGATTTCTTTAATATAGACGGTGTAATACGCGTAAATAATGTAGATGATATAATTTATTGGTCTGAAACATTGGAAGGTAATTATGAATTAAGAATAGAGGTAATTGAAGAAAATTATCAATTAGCTTTAAAATATATAGACTATGAACAAAATATAGTTAATAAGGTAGAAGAAATATTTAAATTAAATAATTTAATATAAGATGGAAATAAAAAGAAAAATATGGTATGCTCCTAATAAGTTTGAATCTTATGGAGAGGAAGAAATTAAAGCTGTTGAAAGTTGTCTTCGTGATGGTTGGTTAGCAGGATTTGGTCCAAAAAGCATTGAGTTTGAAAAAAGAATTGCAAAAGTTTTTGGTAAAAAATATGGTGTATTTGTTAACTCGGGTTCATCAGCTAATTTATTAGCATTAGCTTGTTTAAAATTACCCAAAGGAAGTGAAGTAATAACCCCAGCATGTACATTTAGTACAACATTATCTCCAATACTTCATTTAGGTTTAAAACCTGTTTTTGTTGATGTTAAATTAGATGGATATGTTCCTTTTTTATTATCTATACTTGATAAAATTACTCCAATAACAAAGGCAATTATAATCCCAAATCTTATTGGGAATAAAATTGATTGGGATTATTTAAAAGAATTATTATTTGATGAGGGAAGGGGAGATATTGTTTTAATTGAAGATTCTTGCGATACTATTTCTGAAACACTTGGAAGTGACATTTCAACTACTTCATTTTATGCTTCTCATATTATAACAGCAGGAGGAGCTGGAGGTATGGTAATGTTTAATGATGAAAAATTAAGAGACATAGCATTACAATTTAGAGATTGGGGTAGAATGGGAGATAATTCAGAAATAATGAGTGAGAGATTTAGTCATGAAGTAGATGGGATTCCTTATGATCATAAATTTTTATATGATGTTTTAGGTTACAACTTTAAATGTAGTGAAATGAATGCTGCCTTTGGATTAGTACAATTGGAACGTTTTGAACAATTTAAACAAATAAGAAGACAAAATATTGAAAGATATTTAGAAAATCTTAAAAATGTAAAAGAAATATTATTACCTGATGATAGTATTAAACCAAACTGGTTAGCAATCCCTTTACAAACAGAAAGAAGATTAGAATTATTAAAATTTTTAGAAGATAATAACATTCAAACTAGAGTTACATTTTCAGGTAATATTACAAGACATCCAATTTATAGAGAATATTTACAAGAATTCAAAAATTCAGATATAATAATGGCTAATGGGTTTCTCTTAGGAGCTCATCATGGAATGACGGTAGAAGATGTAGATTATGTTTGTGATAAAATCAAAGAATTTTTTAACAAATGATTAAAGTAGTATATATAACAGGTTGTTTAGGATTTATAGGATCTTATATTACAAGAACTTGTCTTGAAAAAGGTTGGTATGTTAAAGGTGTAGATAAAATTACATATGCTGCTAATAAAGATTTATTAGATGAATTTAAAAAATATCCTAATTTTTCATTTGTTCACTGTGATATAAATGATTTAAAATTTTTATATGATTGTGACTATGTGATTAATGCTGCTGCCGAAACTCATGTTGGGAACTCAATAGCAAGTAGTGTTGAATTTATTAAATCAAATATTGATGGTGTTCATAATTTACTAGAATTAATAAAAAATCATAGAGGGGAAAATATTAAAAAACCAACATTAATTCATTTCAGTACTGATGAAGTTTATGGAGATATAGACAAAGGAGCTCATACTGAAATAGATTTGTTAAAACCAAGCAACCCATATTCAGCAACAAAAGCAGCAGCAGACATGTTAATAATGGCTTGGGGTCGAACACATAAAATACCTTATATCATTGTTAGACCAACCAACAATTATGGAGTAGGCCAATATGTGGAAAAACTTATTCCTAAAACATGTAAATACCTTAAATTAGGAAAGAAAATACCTTTACATAATAACGGATCTCCTATTCGAAATTGGTTACATGCTCAAGATACAACTGATGCTATTATAGCAATTATAAAATCAGAAGTTGAAAATGAAATTTTTAATATTTGTGGAAGTTTTGAACAAAGTAATTTGGATACTGTAAAGAAAATTCTTATATTTAATAATCTAGATTTAGAAGATATAAATAAATATATTGATTGGTCATGTGATAGACCTGGACAAGATGTTAGGTATTCCTTAGATGATTCTAAATTAAGAAATTTGGGTTGGAAACCTAAAAAACAATTTGATAAAGAATTACAATCAATAATAAATTATTATAAAAATAAATTTATATGGTAAAGAAAAAAGCATTAGAATTTATTGTAGATTGTTTAATCCATAATGATATAAATACATTTTTTTTAGTTACGGGTGGTGCTATTGTTCCTACAATTGATTATATAGGAACCAATACTAATGCTAGATATTATTGTTTCCAACATGAACAATCAGCAGCAATGGCTGCTGAATCATATTATAGAATAACAGGAAAATTAGGAGTAGTATTAAGCACTAGTGGTCCCGGTGCTCAAAATTTATTAAATGGAATATGTGGTTGTTGGTATGACTCAATCCCATGTTTATTTATCACTGGTCAAGTTAGTACTTATGAATCTATAAATTCAATAAAATCTAATCCTCGACAATTAGGTTTTCAAGAAATGCCCGTAGTTGAATCATTTAAACCTTTTACTAAATATATCAAACAAATAAATATTAATACAATTAAAGATGATATCTATCAAGCTATTACATCTGCTTTAGAAGGACGCCCAGGACCTAGTTTATTAGATTTTCCAGTAGATGTTCAATTATCTGAAGTTGAGGATGATTTATTTAAAATTAAAAAACCTAAATTATCTATAAATAATAACATAATATATTCTATAGATTTACTAAAAAATAAACTTTCTAATTCAAAAAGACCATTATTGTTATTAGGACATGGTATTAGATTATCGGATGCTGTAAATGAAATTAAAGAATTAATCAATAAATTAAACATACCTTTTGTTGTATCTTGGGGAGGTTTTGATTTAATTGAACATTCTCATTCTAATTTTATAGGTACTATAGGAGTATATGGTAGTAGAGGTGGTAACTTCGCAATTCAAAATTGTGACTTATTAATTTCAATAGGATCAAGATTAGACACTAGACAAACAGGAGGAGATTTAAAAACATTCTCTCGTAATTCTTATAAAGTAATGGTAGATATTGATTTAAATGAAATCAATAAAGGAAGAGGATTAAATATTGATCTACCTATTAATTGTGATGCCAAAATTTTTATTAATTCATGTTTAAATATTTTAGAACCTATTAATATTGAAAAAGATTGGAAAAAACAATGTTTAGATTGGAGTAACCTTAATTTAGATAAACGAGAACCTAAAGAAAATTTATTAACATCTTATGAATTTTTAGAAGAATTAAATCATCACCTTGATGATGATTCTATAATAATCCCAGATGAAGGAGGACATTTGGTTTGGTCAATGCAATCATTAAAAACCAAACCAAACCAAAGAATATTTTCTAATTTTGGTAACTCATCAATGGGATATAGTCTTCCAGCATCTATAGGGGCATCTATTGCTACCAACAAACAAGTAATTTGTATAGATGGAGATGGTGGATTTCAAATGAATATTCAAGAATTACAAACTGTAAAACATTATAATTTACCTATTAAAATATTTATAATGAATAATAATTGTTATGGTATTATTAAACAATTCCAAGATACATATTTTGATTCTAGATATATTGCTACTGAAGAACAAGATTATTCTGTTCCTAATTTTATTAAAATAGCAGAGGCTTATGGTATAAAATCAATAGAAGCTAATAAAAATAATTATAAGGAAGTTATTAATTTGGCTCTCAAAGAAAAAGATAGTATATTGGTGAATGTAATTATAGATAAAGAACAAAAATTGATACCTAAATTAGAATTTGGAAATCCTTTGGAAGATATGTTTCCATATTTAGATGATGATTTAATAAAAGAAAACATGATTATACCAATGATACCGAGAAAAGATAATACTCAAGGATGGGTAACTTTAAATAAATAAACAAATATCAAATTTTTTAAAATATGGCAGCAGATAGTAAAACTAAAAAAACTATTTTAACATTAACAGGGAATAAAATAAAAAAAGAAAAAACAGTATTAGTTACTGCTTATGACTACCCCCAAGCAATTTTAGCAGACAGAGCAGGGGTAGATTGCATTTTGGTTGGTGATTCCTTAGGAATGACTCAACTAGGATATAAAACAACAATTCCTGTTACAATGGAAGATATGATTAGAAGTTGTGAAGCAGTTAGTAGAGGTTCCCAAAATGCTTTTTTGATTGGAGATATGCCTTATATGTCTTATCAACAATCAGATGAATTAGCTATTGAAAATGCAGGTAGATTTATAAGAGCAGGAATGGATATGGTAAAAGTAGAAGGAGCTATGGTTGAGCGTGTAAGAGCAATATCTAAAGCTGGGATTATGGTTATGAGTCATTTAGGACTAACCCCTCATACCAGAGCAAAATTAGGTGGTTATAAAGTTCAAGGAAAAACAGCAGATCAAGCGGATATTATTTTACAACAAGCCTTAACCTTACAAGAAGCAGGTTGTTCAGCTTTATTATTAGAAGCTATGCCTAAAGAACCTGCAGAAATGATTGCTAAAAAATTATCCATTCCTGTTTATGGGATTGGTGGTGGAGATGGAGTTGATGGACAATTAGTAATATTTCATGATTTAACAGGTTTATTTTGGGAATTTAAATCTAAATTTGTTAAACGTTATTGTGAAGCTGGGAAGATTATTCAAGATGCTTTAGAACAATATGTTAATGAGGTTAAATCAGGAATATTTCCTTCCCCGGATAATTTTTATGAAATTAAAGAAGATGAATTAGAAAAATTGTTGGGTGATGATAAATGGAAATATGAAAAAGATAGAGTAGAAAATAATACTACTCCCAATCATAGTGTTACACCAATTACTATTAATAAATAATGGATATTCTGATTACTGGAGGTAATGGTTATATTGCTAAAAGCATTTATAATAATTTTAGTAATAAATATAATATAACTAGAATTACCCGAAATGATTTTGATTTATCTGATAAAAAAAGTACTGATAAATGGTTTAAGGGAAAATATTTTGATTTTGTAATCCATACTGCTATAAAGGGAGGAAGTAGATTAAAAGAAGATCCTTTAGATATAACTCATCAAAACGTTTCAATGTTTTATAATTTATTAAATAATAAAAACTGTTTTGGAAATTTAATAAATATAGGATCAGGAATAGAAGATTCAAAACTTAATTCCCCCTATGTTTTAAGCAAAAAAATTATTAGTGATTTGATAAAACAATTACCTAATTTTTACAATATTAGAGTATTTGGTGTATTTGATGAAAATGAATTAAAAACTAGATTTATTAAAAATAATATTTTTAATTATATAAATCACCAACCACTAGAAATTTACCAAAACATAAAAATGGATTTATTTTACATGAAAGATTTTATTAAAATCATATCTTATTATCTAGAATCAAATTATAATTTCGATCCACCTCAAAAACAATTAAATTGTTCTTATCATAATAAATCAACTTTATTAGACACAGCAAAATTAATAAATAATTTAGGAACTCATAAATGTAATATAAAAATTCATAATCCTCAATATGGAGATGATTATATAGGAATATGTAATACTCCTAAAATAGATAATGGGGATTTCATAATAGAATATTTAGGATTAGAATATGGGATTAAAGAAACATATGATATTTTAAAAAAATGAATATTAAATTGATGTTACATATAATGCCTTGGGAAATAGATCAAGCATTGATGGTTGTTGACAAATTAAAAAAATCCACATATTATTTAGAAAATGAAAATAAAATATTTATTAATACTGTTTTAAATTTATCCGATTCAATTATAGATTGGAATAAATCTAACATTCCAAAAGAATTTTTTATAAAAAAATATAAAATAATATGTAATTTATTATCTTCTTATTATATTCATACTTCTCTCATATATGAAGGAGATAAAACATATGGTCATTTAGATTTACAAAAAACCTCAATTTCAAAAGAAATAGATTATTATATTTACATATGTGCTGATATAGATTTTTCAGAACATTTATTATTCTATTTAATAGAATCAGCGAAACAAATCCATAATGAATATTTTATCTTAACCCCTCAAATATTTAAAAGTTGGGATTCAAGTTGGGATATTTTAGTTAATGATAAATTCAAAAATATCCCTTATGAAAAATGTATTGATATAGATATTCATGAAATTAGATATCAATGTTTAGATTTAGATAATCCTAATGTTAAATCTATAGACCAATTTAAATTTGCTGGTTGGTTTGATTTATATAATAAAAATTTTTATGAAAAATTAGTTCCTGTATTAGATGAATGGAATGGATATGGACCTTGGGATTTATATTCAATGAATATTTGTAATATAGCTAAACAATATGGAGTTGATGTGCAACAATATATTTTAGAAAATCAAATAACATGGTTTTCAGATGTAGGATGCCTTAGAAACTTTGAAGAATATGGGGGAGATGGACAGTTAAAAACATTATATAAAAATTTCCTAAATTTAAAACTTGGAAGACAAGAACAAAGATCTTATATTGATAAAAATTTAAATAAATATTTGAACCAATGGTTTGAATATGCTAAACAAAACCAAATAATAAATGTATAGCGAACCTGAAAAAAATGATCATCCTGATAGAATCAGAAAAGTTGGTAAATATACTTATGGTATAAATAATATTTGTATATATTATTGGGCTAATGGAAATTGGACAAAAGACGGAACAAAACTCCCAGAACCTGCATATCTTGAAATAGGAAATTATTGTTCAATTTCAGGACATATTTTAATATACATGGGGGGTAATCACCATTATGAATGGGCATCTCAATATCCTTTTGGACATATTCACCAAAATGTTTTTAATAAATTTAATGGAGAAGGTCAACCATGGTCTAAAGGAAATGTGATTATAGGAAATGATGTTTGGATAGGAACATGTGCTACTATCCATAGTGGAGTAACAATTGGGGATGGAGCAGTAATAGCTTCTAATGCTGTAATAACAAAAGATGTAGAACCTTATTCTATAGTAGGAGGAAACCCTGCTAAATTTATTAAATATAGATTCCCAAAAGAAATTAGAGATAAATTATTAGAGTATAAATGGTGGGATTTGGATGATTATATTATAGATCATATTTCTCCACTATTATGTTCTGGTGATTTTGAAAATTTATTTAGAGTATTAGATGAAATTAAACAACAATTAAAAAACAATTAAAAATGAAAACAATTACTACATATGAAGAGTTAATTGATGATCTCTACAGTAATAATGTGACAATGGTTCACCCATCATTTATAAACTCAATACTAAACTTCTACCCAAACATATCCAAAGTAGAAGGAGATATTTTAGAATGTGGAGTCTGGAAAGGAGGAGTTTCAATATTCCTTAGTCATTTATTTAATGATAGAAATATTTGGGTGAGTGATTCATATCAAGGATTCCAACCTTTATCTCATGCTACTTATGAATATGATAAAGAAAGACATACTCCTGAATATACTCATTGTGCTAATGGTCCTATAGGAATTAGTTTAGAAGAAGTTAAAGCTAATTTTGAAAAATACGGTTTAGGAAATGAAGAAAGAATTAAGTTTTTAAAAGGATTTGTTAAAGATACTTTACCTACTTCAGGGATTGAAAAATTAGCTTTATTAAGAATTGATGTTGATGCCTATTCTGCTACTTTAGAAGTACTAAATGAAATGTATGATAAAGTTCAACCTGGAGGATATATTATTTTTGATGACTCATGTCTATATGAGGTAATTGATGCTCTTAAAGTATTTTTTAAGCAAAAGAATTTAGAGGAATATATTTTTCACCCTCTCACAAATGAAAAATTAAATCTACATCTTAAGTATACTAACGATGACTCAGGATTTCCAACTGGGTGTTATATAATTAAACAATAATGAAACTTATCTACAGAATCTCAGACGCAGGTTATAATAAAATAAAACCTAACTATATAAATAATGAAAATTGTTTAAGAAACGCTATAAAAATATTTCCGTGGTTAGAATATGATTGGTCTATCATAGCTGATAATATATCTGAAGAAACAAGTAATATGATTCAAAAATATATTCCTAGAGATCATATTAATTATGTTTCTGTAGGACATGGAGCTGGTACATTTAATTTAGCTTTAGATGAAGCATTACAAAGTCCTGATGATGAAATAATTTATTTTTTAGAGAACGATTATTTACATAAACCAAACTCTGATAAAATATTACAAGAAGGATTTGATCTAGGAGCATCTTTTGTGTCATTATATGATTGCCCAGATAAGTATTTAGATCCATCTGATGGAGGAAACCCATATTGTGAAGGTGGGGCTGAAGATACTAGAGTATATTTAACTGATTCTTGTCATTGGAAAATAACAAATAGTACAACAATGACCTTTGCTTCTAAAGTGTCAACTTTAAAACAAACTGAGTCTATTCTTAGAAAATGGACTAATATGGGGCCTTATCCACAAGATTTTAAAATGTTTCTTGAATTAAGAGATAATAATAAATTATTAATTACACCAATGCCTGGGTATTCAACTCATGGAGAAACAGCTTGGTTATCACCTTTAACAAATTGGAGTGAAATATGAAAAAATATATACCTATAACCCAATGTCCTATTACAGGACATGATGAGCAAATCAAATATTTTGATTTAGGAAATATTCCTTTAGTGAATAATCTATGTAATACTAGAGAAGAAGCACTTAATGCTGAAAAATTTCCTCTAAACATTAACTATTATCCCTCATCAGGAGAATCCTCATTAAGTATAGCAATTGATGGAGAACTTTTATTCTCACATTATCTATTTAAATCTGAAGTAAATAAGCCATATTATGGACATTGCCAGGAAATGTTTAGATATGCTCAGGAATATGTTAAAGTAAAGGATGGAACAAAAATTGTTGATATTGGAGGAAATGATGGTTCATTACTTGATGCTTTTAGAAGTATTAGTAATAAAAAACTAGAATTATTAAATATTGATCCATCCCAAAATTTAGCTAAACTAAATACTGAAAAAAATATACCATTTTTAACTAAATTTTTCTCATATGATATAGCTAAAACCTTAAATAAAACAGATATAATTACTTCTACAAATGTATTTCAACATTTATTTGATATAAATTCATTTGTTAAAGGAATTGAATGTTTATTAAATGAAAATGGTATTTGGGTTTTGGAATTTCCATATTGGATTAATAGTATGGAAACTAATCAATTTGATCAAATATATCATGAACATGTTTTTTATCATTCTGTTACACCTATGAAAATGATGATGGAAAAACATAATATGAAAATCATTAATATAACTGAACAAAACATTCATGGAGGGACTTTACGACTTATAATTACTAAAAAGGATTCTATACTTACTCCTGACAACACGATTGATGAATATTTAGAATATGAAAAGAAATATGATTTAGAATATCACACTAAATGGGGTAAAGAAGTCCAAAATCATATCATTAATTCAAAAGAATTTATTAACAAATTAAAAAAAGAAGGTAAAACAATTTTTGGTTTTGGTGCCGCTGCTAAAGGATGTATTTACATGAATGCAATGGATTTAACTCATCAAGATATTGATTGTGTAATTGATGATACTGATATTAAACAAAATAAATATATTCCTGGGGTTGGAATACAGATTGTAAATCGTGATATTTTAAAAACAACCCAACCAGATTATATTTTAATCTTAGCTCATAATTTTAAAGATTACATAATTGAATCATTAAAAAATGAATATAAGGGGAAATTTATTATATTAATACCTACTCCTCAAATACTCTAATCTTTAATAATATTTATATATAAACCTAAAAATATAAAAATGGATAATTTCAACTACATAGAATATTTAAAGAATAATCCTTTATTAAAGAAGAATTTATTAAATGAAATAACTCTTAAAAAAGCCCAAGAATATATTTATAATAATTTATATGATAAAGAAACCTTATCTTATGCTCCTGATTTTTATTTAAAACAATCAGAGGAAATGGCTGCTGATTTTTTAAAATTCCAAGATAACTTACATGAAAAAGATATATATAAATATAAAGACTGGGATGATTTGGATGATGTGATAAGACATGCAAAAAATACAAAATCCCAAAAAAAAATAAAAGCTGGTAAAGTAGATCCTAAAGATTTAAATGATCCTAATCTAATATATAATAAAGATAATATAAGAATATATAAAGCTCCTACTAGAAAAGATGCTATAAAATATGGTTGTCACACTAATATGTGTATATCTTCTAGAGGATCAGGTGAAGAAAATTTTTGGAAACCTAATACAGCTCAAGGAGAAAAATTTTTCTTCATATTTAATGACAAACTAGAAGAAAACAATCCTAAATTTACACTTACTCTTAGGATTTTGAAATTAGAAAATGAATATGAATATTCTATATTTTCTCAATTCAATAATCTTACTCCTTTATATCAAGGAACTAATTATAATAAATTATCTTCAATCCTACCTCAATTAAAATCATTAGAATCTTTATTTAATAAAAATATGTAGAAATCTCTAATCTTGGCTCTTAAATAAAGGTTTTGTATATTTATTAAAATTAAAGTTATGGAAAATCATATTGAAAAAGATGGATTTAAAGTTTGGATGTTTAAAGGAAATCCAATGTTATTTCCTAAAGATTGGACTATAGATGATATTGTTGCTTTTGGTAAAACTGAAAGAATATGTCCTATTTGTGGAGAAAAAGAAATCCCACCACATCATTTTACTTCACATTTAAAATAAAACAAGTTATGATAAAATACAAACACAAACCCTCAGGAGATTGGGTAGAAGAATCTAATGATCATTATTACGTACTCCAATCAGATGGAAGACCAATTCCTAGACATCTAATAGAAAATTGTAGTGATTGGGAAGTATATGTTAAAACTTCAACTCCTACAACAGCAGAAGAATTCAATGAAAAATATAAAGATTATCTTGGAAAAGGACACTATGGTTTGGATCTAGGACATCCTGAAGCTATAAAATATCTTGATGAAGAATTTCAAACTTTAACTAAAATAGAAGGATTCAAATATTCTCAAATTAAATCAAAATTTAATAGTTTTAGATTTTATGCTGATAATTTACCTGAAGGTAAATCTATAGAAATAGAAAAAAATCTATATAAAATATATAATCCAGAACCTAAACCACAACCAAAGGATCGAAGATTAATCGTATCCAGAATCCAAACCCCAGACGGTACAATCCTCACCTCATATCATAGACATGATTATGTAATTCATTTAGATAAAAATGGAGAAGAATATATGTTAGATGGAGGTAATGATTATCAAAGAAGATCAGTGAATAAAGTACCTGCAACTGATCTATCAGTTTACTCAGATGCTCCTTTTGAAGTAATTAGAGAAGTATTTTGTAGAGGTGGGAGAGGTAAAGATGGAAAACAACCATTAACATGGGTTCCAATGTCTAAAATGAGTAATAGTTGGTTAGAGGCTTGTATTGTTTACAATGAAGAGAGAGGAATGGGTGAATCATTCGCAAGTCAAATGTATGAGAAAGAATTGGATTACAGAAAAGAAAATAATATTGTTATAGAGGATTAAAATTATGGATATAAAAATGAAAATTGAATCTAATAAAAATTCAATTAATATTGAAAATTTAAGTAATATGGAATTTGAAAAAGTAAGGTTATTGTTATATAATATATTTACTTTCTCCGGAGATGATAAATCAAAGAATGAATTATCATCTAAAACTATTATAGATTTAATGAAACCTTCATAAAATTATTATGGAAAAATTAACAACATTTGTAAATCGTATGAAAAAACTCAATATTGAAATTGAGTTAGCAGGAAATTATCCTTGGGTTTATATTAATAAAATAAATGATAAAAGAGTTATTGAACAATTTGAAGCTAATCATGGTTTTACAATTATATTCCAACCAGTTGATAAAAATGAATTCACAGATATAACTGAAATATTTAATTTAATTAGAAAATATATTAGTTGTGAGAGGTGTGGTAGTTTGAGATCACATAAAATGGATTGTGGATATGCTAGAACAATAATACATTTAAATAAATAAAGTTATGACTTCAATACAATTCAATGAAAAATATAAAGATTATTTATCTGAAGGACATTATGGTTTAGCTTTAGAAGATAAAGATATGATCAATTATTTAGATAAAGAATTTCAAGAATTAATTAAAATTCCAAATTTCAAATATTCTCAAATTAAACAAAAGTTTGAATGGTTTAGGTTTTATGCTAAAGAATTATCATTAGATAAAATAGATGAAATAGAACATAATTTAAGATTAATCCAATTAAGTAAATATGAATAAAGAACAAGAGAAAGCTAGAGAATTGACTAGTAAATTTCTTCATGAAACTAATGTTTATTTCCCTGATAATCAAATTTCATATAAACAAGCTAAACATATGGCTGCAATATGTGTAAGAGAAATTATTTTAGGATATGAGTTTGATTCATTAGTTATAGAACATGAACGAATAATGGATAAAATTAATTATTGGGATGAAGTAGAAAAAATTTTAAATTTATAATCATGACTCTACTTTTTATAATTCTTAAATTAACAGAACATACTGATATTAGTTGGTGGTGGATTTTATTATTTATTTTATTAGATTCAAATAGAGATTAAATTATGAAACTTACAATAAAAACAGATGAAATAGAAATGACTGTTGAACAAGATTTAGGTTCAATGGGAAGTAAATATTCTGAAATCAATGATAATTTTGTGAATGTTATAAAAAATCTTATTGAAAAATGTTCTATTGAAAGTCAAAATATAATTAATAAAAGAAACACCTCTCATGAATAAAATTTCAGTAATAATTCCAACATATAAATCTCCAGATTCTCTAGACCTCTGCCTTAAATCCCTCATCGAAGGTCAAGCTAATAAAAATCAACTATTAGTAGTAGTAGATGGTCATTATGACTTGAATAAAGATGTTCTTGAAAAATATAAAGAACACATTAATATATTGGATCTTCCTGAAAATCAGGGACTCAGTCGAGCAACCAATTTAGGTGTATATAATACGTTGTATGACCGTATATTAATAATTAATGATGATAATGTCGCTTGTGAATTTTGGGATGAAAAATTAAATAAACATTATGATAGAAATCCTAACTCTGTTATATCTCCAAATCAAGTAGAACCTACACCTAGTATGTTTTCTCAATTTTTAATTAAAGATTTAGGTAGGGATCCTAAAACTTTTAATTTAAACCAATTTAACAATTATTTAAAATCATTTTCTAATCCAACCAGAACTTTAGATAATACAGGTTCAACATTGCCTATCTTTATGAATAAAACAGATTATTTAAGAGTTGGAGGATGGGATGAAAATTATGAATTAGGTCTTGTGAGTGACTGGGACTTTTTCCTCAAATGTCAACTTTCAGGATTAAAAATGTTAAGACTTTATACTTGTAGTTTTTATCATTTCACCTCATTATCAGTCAATGGAGAAAAACGAAGACAAGCTGAAATAAATGCTCATGAATATGCAAGATATAAGTGGGGGAAATATATTTCTCACGACCCAATTACAAATTTAAAATATTTATAGAAAAGCTTGTTTTTTAAAATATAAATTTATATATTTACCTTATGAAAGATAATAAAACTAACATACACACTCCACTCTCAATCGTTCTCCAATTTGATGAACCAAAAGAATTAGAAAATTTATATAAAAGTAAAGATTTTAATAAACTAATTTATGAGGAAACAGAGAAAACACTTGATTTTATTATTAAAAATAAACCTGAAAAAATAGATTTATTCAAATTAACTAATATTGGATTAATGGTTTCAGTGTCAAAAGATGGATATAGTGATTTGATAGATAATGTAATTAAATACTATGAAGGTAGTAATAATTATGAAAAATGTAGTGAATTAATTAAATTAAAAGAACAATTATGACAACATTCGGATATTATTCAAATTCAGATCCTACTGAAGAAATTATTACTAAAAAACAATTTAGATGTTGGATTGAAGCATTAATGTATTGGTGTGGGGTAAAACAACTAGATGCTGGTCAATTTACTAATTTGTTTACTATAAAAGAGATTAAATGAAAGCACGCAACAAAATAAAAGAAATATTTTCCAAAATGTTAAGTCCTAAAATTGAACTTAACAACACAGAACTAGAATTTGAAGGTGAAGATATAGAAAAAGAATTATTCGTTTCTATGGTTCAAAGTTGGTCACATGCCTGGAAACAACAAAATACTTTATTTAGTAAATATGGTATTGATTTTTCAGGTTATGATAATTTATTATATAGTTCAATAGAGAAATCTGTTATATTATTATTTGGACATACCAAAGCTCAAATAGTAAATACATTTGTTTATAGTAGTCTTAATTTAGAAGAAGATTCACTTAAAATAACTGATAAAAATAATCTTTCATATTTTATATCATCTCCAGAAGAATTATTTGATTTTTGTGTTTTGGTAAATGATAAAGATTTATATGAAGATGATGAACAAGATGATAATGAAGAAGAAAAATAAATTATGACAAAAAACTTACAACCAATCCCATCAGGTATCCCTTGCAAACATTGCACAGAAGATATTCCTCAACAACGCATTAACGCTTGTCCAGGAACAACAACTTGTGTTAAATGCTCTGATGTAAAAACTAAAAAACCTATTACTTTACAAAAAGGAACAGGTGATGATACTTACACTGAAACTATCATAGTTGATGATGAAACTTACCAAAAACATCTTCAAATAGAAATGGCTAATAGAAGAGCTTTAGGAATAGTTGATCATAAATTAGAAGATGAGAAACCTAAAACAGATGAAAAAATATAAATAATGCCTTTAGCTAAACCTCTCTCAAAATCCCAAATTCTAAGTGCTATGGATAATACACTTAGTAATTTTGCTGCAGCACGTTATTTAAATTGCTCTTATAATCATTATAAGCGTTATGCTAAATTATATGTTGATGAAGAGACAGGCCAAACATTATTCCAAAAACATCTAAATGCTTCTGGAAAAGGTATTCCTAAATTTATAAAAGGATATAGTCTTAGTAGTTATCCAATTATGGATATTATTGAAGGAAGAGTAAATAGTGATCATTTCAGTCCTAATAAAATAAAGGATGCAATGATTAGAGAAGGTTTATTAGAAGAAAAATGTTCTAATTGTAATTTTACAGAACGTAGAGTATTAGATTTTAAGATGCCTTTATTAATGCATTTCAAAGATAATAATAAAAAGAACTATTTTCCAAACAACATAGACTTATATTGTTATAATTGTTATTTTTTAAATATTGGAGATGTATTTACTCCAAAACAAGAATTAACAATTCAAGATCATAAATCAGTAGTAATGAATGATGTTGAGTGGGAATTAGATGAATATCATAAAGCTCAATTAGATGAGATTATTATGAGACATAATCCAACTCCATCAGGAAGTGCAGATGATGATCCTTACAGCTTAGTTTCTAGAATATAATGGCAAAAAAAAAGGTAAAAAATCGAAAACTGAACGTCATGAGGCCTTGTTAAAGGATTATGATAAAGCTAAGCAAGACAAATTAGAAAAAATTGCTGATAAAATGTTAAAACATGATAGTAAAAATCAACAATTGAAAAATAAAAATGTTAATCCTAAATTTTTAGATTTATTTTAATGAACAGAGAATTTAAAATAAAAAACAAAGAAAGTTTTGATGAAGAAATAGAAGGAAACTTAGAAATTTCAAATCTAATAGTTAATACTATTCTAGATAATATCAATACAACTAAAAAACACATTTATGCTTTAAGTATTATTTTAGAAGATACAGGTGAAGGTTATGATTTTACTATAAATAGAGATAGCTTTCGTGATACTTTAAATAAAAATTTATATATTCAAGAAAGATATGAGCAGTATGAAGTTTGTAATAAAATTTTAAAAGCTTTAGAAAAATTAAATTAAAAAAATCGTTGTTTATAAAATAAAATTTCATATATTTAACTTATAAATTAAATAAATAAAAAGTTATGAAAATAGGTAATAAAACAAAGTTGTATTTAAGAAAAATATTCCAATACTCACTCCTAGTAGTAATGTTTGGAATTGGATTTACAACTAAATCATTTAGTGATAAATTAAAACGACCAGAACCAAAACCAAACCCATACTCTCAAATTTATTCAACTAAAGATATATCAATTGCAGTTGATGCATCAAATAGTTTATTGATGGTTACTAAAAATACAGGTGAATATATTGTTTATTCTGATTCAGTTGGACAAACAATTTTCAAAATGTATGCTAATAGAATTTATCAACAAAATATAAATAATACTGAAATTAAATAATATGAAAAAACTAATTTTAATCTTATTATTGTTTTGTTCATTACAATCAATATCTCAAAAATCATATGGTTATAGTACTTCAGATAAAAAAGAATTTGGAGCAGCTATGATTGTTGGAGGTGTAAGTTTATCAACTGCAATGATTCTAGAAGATGCTCATTCATATGGAACTTATAATCAAACAACAAAAAATAGTGTGACTTATGTAACACCTCCATTCTATAAACAATTTCCGAAAAACGTATTTTTTGTAGTTGGAATTGGATTTACAATAACAGGATTATTAAGTTTAAAACATTAGCCCGAAGTACAAGGGATCGAAGATAGATTTAACCCTCTGGCTTAGAAATAAGTGAATACGGAAGTCTCTAAATCGTAGGTTAGCACAGTTTGTAACTCTGGGGATATTTGAAAAGTTACATTTGGTCCTTTCGCCAAGTTGGTTAAGGCACTTCACTCATAATGAAGAGATACACAGGTTCAACTCCTGTAGGGACCACAAAAAAACAAGTTAAAACGTATCGTCAAATCGTATCGTTGACTATAATAATTTCGGTTAGAAATTAGTTTGGGTTTAAGAAGAGCTCGTAGCTTAAATCATAGATAAGGATCAGGAGCTGTTATTAGGGGGTAATTACCTAATCGGAAAAATAAAGATCACTTGTTTTTTTACGTTCTTTGAAAAATTAAATTACTTGCTGAAGATAAATAGAGAGCGGAAACGTGTACTTAATCATGCTAAGATGATGTTATTTATTGTAAGATATATTGGATATCAGAAGCTCCGAAAGGATGTCACTAAGCGTGTTTGAATCGCATATCATTAAATATATTCCACTTAGAAATGGACAAGTAATTTATATAAAATAGGTTAAACATTGATTCCTTGAATTATAAAGAGACTCTTAAACTGGAAAGATACCATAAGAGACGGTGGTATATGCTTTATAATCTAAAAATACTATCAGTAATGTTAGATGTGTTGTTCCCTTGAGAAAGGAATATTAAATGAAAGAGGGATACGAATTATAAAACTTAATCTCTACAACACAAATGAGCTCTCAGCAAAGTTATTACACGCTTCCCATAGAATCTGTGAAGTAAGAAGAGCAAAGTTATTTTAATGTAACTGGTGACTACACTCTTATGGAGAGGTAAGGATAATGAGAGGAATAATACGTCCTTTAATAATAATATGACCCTACCCTTTAGGAGGCCCTTATTTGGATAAGGAGAGCCTATAAAGCGAGGGTGCTAATAAAAAACAAATGTCTAAGAAAAAAATTACATATCCTTATTTTTATGACTTAGTCATAGAGGATTATATTCTTCCTAAAAAGAAGAAAAAGAAATCTAAAAAGAAAAAGAAAAAATAGTCTTTGTTCTTAAAATAATATTTAGTATATTTAACTTATAAATTAATAGATATGGGATTTTTAAGTGAAATAATAAAACAACAACCTCTAAATGAATTAAGAAAACCTTTCAATAGATTACAAAATTATTGGTTACCTGTAGGATTTAATGGTGTTGATTATCAAAAATCAAATTGTAAAAATTGTGGAGCCAATGAATATAAGGATAATAAATGTAAATACTGTGGAACTAAACATTAAATAATGAATAAACTTAAATTCATAACAATATTTACAGCCATTATATTGTGTTTAACACTGTATATTAAATGCGATCATGATGAAGTCATATACGATATTGATATTCAAAAAAACATTACTATAAACGATCCTCCATCGTTACAAATGTATTTCTATATAAAAAAATATGCTAAAATATATGATATTCCTGAAGAATATGCTTTTGGTTTAGCATATCAAGAAACAAGATATGCCGGACCTTTTCACTGGGATTACAACCATAAACAAAAATCATATGCTAATGCTTATGGACCAATGCAAGTCCAAATTCCAACAGCTCGTGGTTTAAACAAAGATAATATTTCAGAAAAAATATTGACTGAAAATATAGAATATAATGTTATGACTTCTATGAAGTTATTAAGAAGATTGAAGGATAAACATGGGGATTGGAGGTTGGTTTTTGGAGCATATAATTCAGGAAAACCTATTATAAATGATTATGCAATTAAAATTTATAATAAACAATATTACTGGGTAAAATGAGAGATAAAAAGGTTATAATAAGAAATAGTTGTGATATTTGTGGTAAGGTTTATGATAGAGTTCCAAACCATAATTCCCCAGAAACTAATATTGATTATTCTTCAAATATTAAGCTTCAACATAGAAGATATATAAATGAATTTCATTGGCAATTTGGACAACCATCCAAATTACTTATAGCTAATAAATGGGTTGAAACCCCTGATGTTGTAACTACTGATTTAGAAGATATTTGTTTAGAATGTAGTGAATATATCATAACAAGAATTATAAGTGATTTATCTAATTGGAAAAATTGGCAAAAAATACCTACAAAATATTTAAAAGAATTTGAAAATAAAAATTTATAAAATATGAAACTAAAAACACTTATAAAATTAATTAAATCTGGTGAAATCACTGATAAACAACATATTGAAAATCTCATAAATAATTATGATGTTGGTGATAAAGGGTTATCATTTGAAGAATATTATCATATTCCAGGAGATTTCTTAGATGAAAAATTAAATTATATTTTAAAACAATGTAATTTTAAAGATAAAAAACAACCAAAACAACAAAAAATGACAAAGTCAAAATCAAGCTCAAGTAGCTCAAAAAGCAAAAAAGTATCAAAAGTAAAAATCGAAACAACCCCAAGCGGATCTTACCGTGTTCGTAAATCTAAAAATGGAGTAGTTGTTAATCGTACTTTCTCTAAAAAGAAAGATGCCGTTACATTCCGTGATGCTTTTTATGCTTAAAATTAATTTTCCTCTCAAACATTGGTTTGGGAGGAATTTTTTAAAATTGTCATTGTAAATTAAAATTAAGGTTGTATATTTAATAAAATAAAGATTATGAAACCAGTAGAAATAGTAACAATTAAAAATAAAATTCAATTATTCAAAAAAGAAGATCAAGCAACTTCTGTTGAATTAATAGAATTAGAAGAAGTAGGTTATGAATTAATAGCTCAAAAAGATCTATATCAAATAGGAGACAAAGCTATTCTTATTCAACCTGATTATAATGTTTCAGATATTCCATTATTTGAATCATATATTAGACCTAATGGAGACGAATCTAAATCAATGTTAGGTAAGGTTGAAGGTAAACCTAGAAGAATTAGAGCTAAAAAATTCACTCTAAGTAAAGAACCTAATGGGGATCCTGTTTATAGTAATGGAATTTTATTACCCGAATTAGAAGTTAGAATATATTTATGTGGTAAAAGAAAAATATTATTAACAGAAACAAATTTAGGAAATAATCTTACTGAAGAATTAGATATTACCAAATACGAAGAACCTGAACCAAACCAAAAAGGAGGATTAAAATCAGGTCAAACTGAAGGTAAATTTCCTGAGGGTTTATATAAAACTGATGAAGAAAATATTAATAATCTTTGGAATTATATTGAAAAGAAAATTGGTTATCCTATTACATTAGTTGGTACTGAAAAAGTAGATGGAAGTAGTATTACTATTGGAGTAACTCCTAAACTTACAGAAGGATTTATTTGTTCTAGAAATTTAAGAAAAAAACTTACAATTAAAAAACCAATAGGAAAAAGAAATAAAAATTTATTTGAAAAATTATTGTTTTGGAAAAAATTTGATTTAAATATCTACCAAGAAATAGATAATGAAGATGATTTTGTAAAATATGGTAAACCTTATTTAAATAAATTAAAATCAAATCACGTTAATATTATCTTAAGAGGAGAACTTAATGGAGGTAAATTAAAAGGTTCTGGAAACAAAAATAATCCAGCATCTAAAGAAGAAGCTAATATTAAGTTTTTTGGAATGGATAAAGTAAATGAATATGGAGATGCTATAAAATTACCTTATGAAGTTTTTAGACAACATATGAATGGTTTAGGTTTTCCAACAGTTAAAGAAGTATTTTGTAAAGAATTTAATTCGAAGGAAGAATTACTTAATGAATGTAATAATTATTTTAAACAAAATATGATTGAGGGAATTGTAGTTAGGACTTTAGATTCTAAGTTTAGTTCTAAAATTATGAATTTAGAATATGATAGTAAAAAATAAACAATCTAATATCAAAATAAGTTATGAGCAAAACATCCAACAAATCCAAAGTAGAAACTTTAAAGTTATGGATTCCAACTTTAAAAAGTAAAAAGGTTAAACAACCACTTAAACCTAAGAGAGAGAATTAATTTCTCTCTTTTTTATTTGTCGAGGTTTTATAAATTAAAAGTCGTATGTTTAAATAAATTAAGAATTATGAAAGGACAATACGTAATAATAGATCTTAGAAATATGGATTTCATGAAAGATGAAAATGGTAAAATTAACTATTATAATACAGAAGAAGAAGCATGTAATGTTTGTGGAATATATGAATTTGAGAATGCTTGGGTAATGAAATTAATTTATAACCATATAGAAGAATTATGAAACCAGAAGATAAATTATATTCAGATATTGAAAATTCTATTATGAAATGGAGTAATGATGGAAATAAAACAGCAGGATTTCTTACTAGAAAAATCCTAAAATTAATTCCTCCTTATGTTAAAGTAACCAACAAACATATTTCAGAACAAGATGAAATCATATTTGAATTATATACTAAATTAGAAATTTCAGAGAAAAAATTAAAAAACTTAAAGAAAAAATCATATTCTAAAGCTAAAGTAGAATCTTTACTTCATAAAGCAACTATTGAAGCTGCTAATAATGATGGGTTTGATTTTTGGGATTTTATAGAAAAACATTTAAAATAATTGTCTTTGTTATTAAATTCAAATTTCATATATTTAACTTATAAAATTGATAAATATGAGTAAATTATTATATAAGAAAAAGAAAGGTTTAAGAATTAAAAAACGTTTTTATTCTGTAACTATTGGTGGTAATATTGGTTTATGGTTTAGTTGTAAAGATAATAAAATTAAAACTATTGAAGAATGTAGAAAAGATGGTGAAGGTTATAGTTCACATTCTAATAAACCTATAAGAAGTATTAAAGCATTTAGGAGATTTATTAAAAATAATATAAATGATATACCTATTGGAGCTTCATTTATATTATTAAACACATGGGTAGGATATGATGTAATTTATATTAAATTTAAATAAAATAATATGACAAATAAAGAAATCTCAGAAAAATCAAATCCAAAAAAATTCACACGTGAATATGAGAATATAGTAACCAAAATAAAACAAATCTGGCATTATGATTTGGAAAAATTTGGAAATGGAGCTCATAAAATAGAGACTATTTATCCAGATGGAATGGAAACCTACAACGAAAAACAAAAAGGTTCTCATAAAATAGATGGTAAACCTAATAAACCTGTTAATTCTGAAAAATTAAAGAATGGTGATTGTGAGGATGATAGTTTGCCGTTGACGCAGAGAAGATATTGGAGTGCAGCTACAAATAAATTTGTAGGATATACTCGTGCTCGTAATTTAAATTTAATTAAATAAAAATAAATAAAAAACAAATAAAATGAAAAAAGGTTTAATTACAATTTTAGTGTTCTTAGGATTAACATTAATTGCTTCAGCATTTCTTGTTCGTTGTGAAAGAATAGATGCAGGACATGAAGGTATTTTAGTAAAAATGTATGGGTCTGAAAAAGGAGTTCAAGACATAAATCTAGTAACAGGAAGGGTTTGGTATAATCCTATGACTGAAGAGGTGTTTGAAATGCCTACATTTGTCCAAACCTTAGATTATGATGCTTTTGATGTTAATGCTAAAGATGGTAGTAGTTTTACAGTAGATCCAACATTATCTTTAAAAGTTGTGGAAGGACATTCACCAATTATATTCAAAAAATACCGAAAACCTATTGAAGAGGTTAGTAAAGTAACAGTGTATAATTATCTTAAAGATGCTTTTAGGCTTCAAATGAATAAATATACCACAGATGAAATTGTATCTAATAGAGAAAAATTTGAAAATGATGTTCAAAATCATTTAACAAAGGTTCTTGCTGATGAAGGTTTTAAATTAGAACAATTAACCTCTGGATTGAAATATCCTAAAACCATAGTTGATGCTGTAAATGATAAAAACAAGATGATACAGGAAGCTATGGGAGCTAAAAATAAATTACTAAAAGATTCAATTGAGGCTCAAAGTAAAATTATCAAAGCTACAGCTGAAAAACGAGCTAATGATTTAAAACAATCATCATTGACACCAATGTTAATTCAACAAATGTTTATTGATAAATGGGATGGTAAAACACCTCTATATGGTAATGCTCCAGTAATGTTTAAAAACGTACAATAACAATTTATGAAAAAAGATAAAAAACCGTTTACCAAATACTGGTTAAAAGCTAAAAAACTAGCAGAAGATAAAAATGTAGATGAAGCAGTTTCAATGTTAGAAACAATGATATGTAATTTAGCTGAATTATCTATGAAAGGTGAGAAAATGTTGGAAGATGTTGAAATTGATTTATGGAAATGTAGAGCCTGGGATAAAATCGAACACTTAGGCATACTTCCAGAATATAAAGAGATTTAATGTCTTGGTTTATAAAATAATATTTCGTATAATTAACCTATGAAAAAATTAGTAAATCAATTACTCAAAAAAGATAAAGATTTTATCATTATAAATCCTAAAAACGAAGTTTATATTGGTTTAATAGGAGGTGAGCCTGCATTTAGTAATGACTGGAATGAAGCTAAGAAACTAAATGATCAGGAACAGATGAATAAAATTCAAAGAGGTTATTATATGAAACTTGATAAAATGGAATTATGAAACGAGGAGAAACAGGTAAATTAGTTTATGATTTCGATCAATCTCAACACCTAGAAATCTGTATAGAAGATAAATGGTACCGTTCAACTGCTCGTGAATTTAGAAGTTTTGATGGAAAACGTAGAATAAATAATAACAATTATGAAGGTTCAGTATATTATTTTAAAACAAATGATAAAGTAATGTCTTTGTTATCTAAAGAAAATATCATATATTCACCTTCTGTTGATTATATAGAAGCAAATAAAAGAATAGGAGAAACATTTTAAAAATAGGTTATGGAAAAATTTTTTAAAACACTAATAGGAATGGGTAAAGTAGTAATAGCTTTCCTATTAATCCAAATATATGTTGAACAATGGATTCAATACTACAGAGATAAAAACTGGTTAGGATTTATTCTTATGTCTGTAATTCCAGGTTTAGCCGCTTATTATTTATTTTTCGAAATTTATGATGGTAAACCACCTCCAGGATTCGATAATCCTTATATGGATTATGATAATAGATAAATGTCTTGGTTATAATAAAAAACATTAGTATATTCAATTATGTTTAAAATAGGTAAAAAAGTAATTTGTATTAAAACACATTCCCAAGGTGTAGTTCAAGAAGGTAAAATATACCCTATCCTAGACTTAAAAGAATGTCCTCAATGTAAATTATTAATGATTGATGTTGGAGTTAAAGCTCATAAAGTATTTGCTAAATGTAATTGTGGTAATGGTCATTTTTCGAATGGAATACATTGGATTGCTTCAAGTATATTAAGACCACTAGATGAATCGTTTGCTGAAGGAGTATTAGAGAATATAATGGAACAAATATTAGAAGAAGAATTAGAAACAGTTTAAATAAAAATTATGCAACAAGAAACCGAAAAAGCATATAAACAAATCCTAAAACTAATTAATAAACATAAGGATTTAATTACTTTTGATATTGAGCAATTAGAAAAGAAAGCCAAAGATCATTTGTTTTTTCTTCAATTAAAAGAAGAATATGGATTTAACTTAGATCCTAAACAACATAATATGCCTTACAACAAATATTATAACAATTTTAATTCTGAATATAAAAGTATTTCTTGGTGGGGAGATAAACACCCAGATAGAAAAATATCTTGGTCTGATGATGGGAAACAACCTGAAAATGAATGGTTATTCAAATTATCGTTTTCAACAGGTGCTTATTCTTTAGGAAGTGATTATGATGGACAACAAGAATTATTTCAACAATTTTTCAATGAATTAAAAACATATTCTCCAAAATATTTAGATACTACAAATAAATCACTTTATTTTTCTTTAGATAATGCTGGGAAAATATTTAATGAGTTTGATTCTATTTTGAAAAAATATGTTAAATTGAATCAAGATGACTATAAAAGAAGACAAATCATAAAAATGGAAAAAGAATTAGAAAAATTAAAAACTCAATAAAAACCAAACATATGAAATACCAAATCCAAAAAGACAACCAAACAAACACAATTATTTTAGTAGAAGATGTTGAAACTGATTTCAATCCTATTGTATTAGATACAGATCCAAAAGATATTAATTTTTGGAGTCCTAAAACAGGATTATATATTCAGGATACAGAATTTACAGTTGATGAAGTTGAAATAGGAGAAGAATTATATAATTTAGTAGCTAAACCTAACTAATATGCACTCACATAAATTTAATTTAGATAATAATTACTCTATTAAAATAGAACGTAATGATGAAGGTAAACATATTTACCTGATTGATAATATTCTAGGAATAACTAAATTAATAGGTACTATTAATAATAGTTGTAAATGGGTGTTTGCTACACCTAATATTCAACAAGATTTCTTCAAATTAGTTAAAAAATATAGAAATATTTTCAAAAATAATTTTAACAAATCATTAGAAGATACACATGAAATAACGTTAGATAAACAATTTACTTGTTTTCGACGCAGAATGCATATTAAAATAGGTCGCACGTTAAATAAACTAAAACACGTTATATAATGAAAATATATAAACAGTTACCAATCCCAAAAACATCAGCGTGGGATAAAACAACTACCTACAACCCATACACCCTCCTAGACAGACTTATTTATACTAAATTTAAATATAGTTGGTTACATGCAAAATGGGATAAATATATTGATGATCCAATCACCAATATAAAACATGGTATGATTAATTTATGGGCTTGGTTTCCAGTTATTTGGAAAAGTAGGAGATGGGATCATGGTTTTACATTAGAAATTCTTCAAAAATCACTTGAACTACAACGTAAAGAAATTGTTGGAGCTAATAGACATGAAGGTGTATCAGATATAAATCGTTATATTACTTTATGTCTTAATTTAATTGAAAGAATTAATGAAGATTATTATAATTTAGAATATTCTGATTACCATGAATCTAAATTTGAATTTATTCCTTGTGAAGATAATCCTGGATATTCAACACTGAATTCTGATATTATTAGTGAAAATTTTGATGATTATTTTAAAATATATCCTAATAGTTTAAGAAGAGTACTTGAAAAAGATCCTGAACTTATTGAAGATAGAAAATATTTAGCAATGAAAGTAGGAGATTATAATCAACAAAAATGCCATAACTTATTATTTAAAATATTAAATGAAAAAATCAATCACTTCTGGGACTAAATATAGTGCTGAATTAATAACTCCTAATCCAGACCCAAAACCAAAATATAAACTTACTAGATTGAATGATGGTTTAGTAAAACAAGGAGATAAAGTACAATTTGTTGTTTGGAAAGAAGATAAAACAGCAGAAAAAATGATTGATGAACCTAAACTAGGAACCTCACTTATGTTAGATCCTAGATTCAATTATGCTTGGTTAACAACAACTATAACTCAAATCATAGAACAAACAGATAACACCCTTAAATTTCAGACAGAGAATTCAACATACTTATTAGAAAAATTACATGATTAAAAAATTATTATTAATATTATTATTTCCAATTACATTATTTTCTCAAACATATCCAATTGTAGAGGAATTTAATGCAGGAACTACTTGGACTTATACTAATGGTGCAGGATTACAAAATTATGGAGGTGCAGAAAATTATGCTACATTCAATATTGGTTCTACTCCATACCCAAATAATTCAAATATAACAATTACATCACCAACCTATAATTTTACTTCAACTTGTAGTTCTAATTTAACAGTTAGTTTTCCTATTGTAGGTAGAATAGAAAATGGATTTGATTTTGTTTATTTTCAATATTTTGATGGAGGTGTTTGGGTTACTCAATCTACATTTACAGGAATTCAAAATTCAACTCCTTCATATTCAATTCCTAATACAGCCACTCAATTTAGATTTTTAATGGTTACAGATTGTTCTGTAAATGGATATAAAGGTGGAAATCCATCATGTAATTTATCTGTTGGGACTTGTACTCCTGCTGTTGGTAACTGTTCTGGTTTAACATCAGTTTATTATTATGATATAACTAGATTTACTATAAATTGTGCTACTCCCTTACCAATTTCAATTTTCAAATATGATGTTTCTTATTTTGAAAACAATATTTTAGTTGAATGGGTTACAATAAGTGAGAATAACAATGATTATTTTACTGTTGAAAAATCAAATAATGGAGTTGATTGGAATGTGATTGGAACTTTACCTGGTAATAATAGTTTTATTTATAAAAAATATAAATTTATAGATAAAGAACCATGTTCAGGATATAACTACTATAGATTATCTCAAACTGATTTTGATGGAGAACAAACATATATTGGAATTAGAGTAATATTATGTGAAAATGAAGTTGAAGCAGAATATTATAATATGCAAGGAATTAAAGTGGATATAAATAATTCTCCTAATGGAATATATATTAAAAAATATAATAATCAAATAACAAAAATAATAAAATAATATGAAATCACCTACACCCCTAAACACCCCCAAAATCCCAAGTAAAACCCCTTTACAAAAAGCATTTACAGATTATATTAATAATAGATATTATATAGTTCAAGTAATAGCCTTAATTATCTTATCAGCAGTCTTATTTCATATTAATGAATTTGAATGTTTGAGAGATATTATAATTATGTTAATTCCTATTTTAGGAGCATTTTTTATACCTATTATTTTTATTTTTATTTGGGCTTATCAATATAAGAAAGGAACTAGAAAATGATTTTAATTAGTTTAATATGTTTTATGATAGCAGCTCGATATAATGCTGTTATGGATGTTTTAACACATCATTTTGAGGATTCAATTTTTTATGTTGAAGGAGATAAAGAAAATACTCAATGGTATGATCCTTCTATTTCATGGAAAAATAAATATATTGGTTATGATCCTAAAAACGGAAGATTAAAATGGAATAATACTAAATTCAATTATCCTGTTCAAATAACTGATGCTTGGCATTTGAATAAAACAAAGATGATTATATTTTTAGCTCTAAGCATTATTACATTTCCAGGCAACTTTAGTTTATTACAATTAATAGGATTATTTATTAGTTTTGGATTTGCTTGGAATATTATATTTAGTCTATTTTATAATCATATCTTAAGAAAAGATGTCTTTGTAATTTAAGAAATAAATCGTATAGTTATATAAATTAAAAATATTAGTTATGAAAGTAAAAGTATTAAAATCAAGTTTAGATACTTATTGGTATTCTGATAAAATCGGAAGAGTTTTTAATGTTGAAAATTGTCCTGGAGAAGATTATATAGTCCAAGATATAGAACATATTGACTCAGGTTTATTAAAATCAGATTGTATTGAAGTGCCTGATGAATGGTGTGTAAAAGTAGGAAATGATGAAGATGTTAATAGAGATCATCCAGTTATAAAATATTTAAATCAAAAATATAAAAAAGAACATGATGGTTCAGCTACATATTATGGTGTTAAGGATAATGATTCTACTTTTACATCTACTGGATCAGGTCCATTTGGTAAATTATTAACACTAGAAGAATTTGAATTAATATTTTTAGATAAAAAACCAGAAGACATGAAACAAGAAAATAAAAAATTAATTGGTTATAAATTAAATGGAACTGTAACAGCTCAACAAGTAGCTGATTTAATACAGTGTAGTCCTGATATTTATAAAAATGGATGTTTTTTATTATATCCAATACATTTTGATGGTGGATCCATTTGTTCTGTTAAAGGAGCAGGAAATAAATTAAAAGAATTAGGAGTTCTAGACCTTTGGTTCACTCCAGTCTACGAAGAAGAAACCAAAACAATCACCTCAGGTTCTGAAAGAATAGAAATTAAAATAACACCTGGTAAATCAATTGAGGCTCAAGGAAAAACAATAAAAATTGAGTTGTTAAAAGAAATTTATGAGGATATGGTTGATAATGTCTTTCATGAAAATAATACAGGGTGGGGAATTAAATTTCCATCAGTAAAAATAGGATGTTCAATATTCACAGCTCAAGAAATATCAGAAATAATTTCTATTTACAATGGAGAGTAGTGAACCTGGATTTGAAGATGATGTTATAATTATAGTAGTTGTTTTAATAATAATTTTAATGAGATTTTTATGAAACTCTATAGAATAAGATTATGGTTTAGTTGGAAATGGTTCTATTTTAAAAGATGGATAAAATTAACCAAAGATCAAATCACAGGTAAAAACCCATACCGTCTCCAAGCAGGTGGGAATTGTCCTGTTCAAATAGAAGGATTTACTAAAGAAGGTAAATGGTTTTATTTTAGAGCTAGAGGAAGTCATTGCCAATTTGTTATTTGTAATAATGAAGAAGAATATATGGGAATCTTAGGAAGAGATGAACCATATCTATTTGAACGTGATTTAAAATATGGTAAAGATCAATATCAAGCAGGGTGGATACCTCATGATGATGCAATTAGATTATGTACTGTTTGGTTAAATGAATGGTATGAAAAACAAGATGAATTTAAGATTAGTAAGAAAGCATTAAAAATGATAAATAATTTAAAATAATGTCAGAAATACTTCATTTTATAGGTTTATGTCCAGATTCATTATCACATTTTGATTTGATGGATTTAATAGCTTTGAATTATAATCAAATTCAAATATTGAGTTTTTATATAAGAAAATGTCTTGGTTTTTAAGTTAAAAGATCGTATGTTTATGTTATGGAAAAGCTAGAAAAAATATTATTAATAAGCCTAGGTGTTTATATAATTGGTTATTATGTAATTTTAAATACAATGTTATGAGTAGTTTAAGTAATAAGAATAATGATTTTGAGGATTTTGGTTGGTTAATAATCGTATTGATTTTAATCACATTAATGTTTATAAGATAAAAAAATAAAAGTTATGAATAATTTAAATAATTTACCTCCACTTTATATAGGACAAAAGGTTGTTTATATAACTGGTTATAATATGCCTAAAGATTCAATTCATATTGTGAAAGATGTTTTTAAAATAAAATGTTGTAATACATGGATTATATCTATTACAACTCCTTTTATTATAGGGAAAGGATATCATCTATGCTCTTGTTGTAATACAGAACTTAGTAGTGATTTTATATTAAATTCCCCACAAAACAACTCTTTTTTGGCATCTAGTTTCAGAGCTCTTAAATCTCAATCCTTTCCACTCCTAACATACTCCAAAGTATTAGAAGAAATAGATGTAAGTGCTAATTAATGTCGTTGTTTATAAAATAAAATTTTGTATATTTAAATAAATTAAAATCAAAGTTATGACAAAAGACAAACGAAACTATAAAAAAGATAGTGAAGAAGCTGTTAAACAAATTCTTCAAAAAGAAATCAATAATATCAGACATCAGTTAAGTGATAAAAGTCATAAAATTGAAATGATGGCTCGTGAACAAAAAATCCTAAAGAAAACATTACATGAATTATTTGAATTGAGAAATAAATTAAATAAGAAATAATATGTTTAAAATAATAATAAAATATATTCTTAAGTTTATAATGGGAACTATATGTTTTGCTTTATTATATACTTGTGCTCAAAAAGCAGATCCCGAACTAGGAGGTGGTTTATTAAAAATATTTGCAATTTGTTTTGGAGCTTATGAAACCATTCTTATATTAGAAGATATAGATAAATTAAATAAATAAAGGTTATGATATTAATCGGAAGTAAAGCCATAAAACATTGGTATCCAGACTTTCCACGCACCCCAAAAGATACAGATTATGCTGTTGGAGTAGATGAAAGAGGATTATACCCATACATCAAAGGAATGGAATTTTTACCAAACCCAATCTTAGATGAATTATATAAACCTCACAATGGTGTTGAAGAAATATGTTCACCAGAACATTTAACAACACTAAAAGCATCTCATTTGATGTGGAATATTAATTTCGACAAACATATGTTTGATTTGCAGTTCCTACTCAAAAAAGGAAACAAAATTGATGAAGAATTGTTCTGGAAATTATATTATTATTGGAATGAATACCATGGTAAAAACAAACGTAGTGATCTTAAGATGAATAAAGATGAATTCTTTGATAATGCTATTAATTATTCAGTTGCACAACATGATGATTTACATTTATTAATAAATCCAACTCCCATTTACACCAAAGTATTAAAAGACGGATGTGATGTAGAATTGGATGAAAATAAATTTTACAATCTAACTCATGAAGAAAAACTTGAATTTGTTAGAGAGGAATGTTATGTAATGGCTTGGGAAAGATACAAACCTTTAGGATTCAGACATGCTTATGGAAGGATGATAAAGAAATTTTTAATTAACCATATACCTAAATTCGCAATAATATTCTTATTAGAAAATTGGATTGAATTACATAGAGCACCGTATGATTTTATTAAAAAAATAGATGAAGGATTAAAAATAAAACAATTAATAACAATATAAAATGACAGCAGAAGAAATTAAAAAAATAATCGAAGAAAACAATTTACAAAGGGGATTAATGGATTATGAAAACACAGAAGAAACAGCTGAAAAATTAGAATCTTTAGGGGTTGTTAATTTTGAAGAAGTAGATAGTGTTTGTAATTCTGATGAGATGTATACTATTATTCATTTTAAAAATGATAATATATTTCTAAAACTAAAAGGTGAATATGATAGTTATGGAGAATGTCAACATGACTATGATTGTGGAATTGAAGAAGTATTTCCTAAAACAATCCAACAAACAATTTATACAGCTAAAAAATAAACAAATGAAAGATCAATTAATCAGTATCAGAGTTCTAAATGAACTATTATCAGAAACAACTAGAGAAAAATACAAATTAAATGAAGTACCAGGTCATTTTGGAGTTCCTGAAGATGGAGAAGGTTATCAAGGAGAATACAATGAAACCTTCTATTTCTATCAACATCCAGATATGCCCTCAAATATCTTCTTAAGACTAACAGAACATACTGATAGTTATGGAGATAATGAATCGATTGTAGAATATCAGTTTGTTGAAGGAAAAGCAAAGCAAGTAACAGTTTACGAACCAATTAAATAATAAAAAATGAATTTTGAAAAACTAAAAGAAGATTTCAAAGAGAAATATCAAGAAAATTATTATGAATTCCTAGAAAATGCAATTAGTAATGAAAGTGGATTTAATATTGAATTAATAGAAGAAATGAATGATTCAACATATAATTCATATGGTAATGAAGATTCAGATATTTATAAAATTTTTGAATTTAAGGATTATAATTGTTATGTAAGATTTTCAGGAAATAGATCATCATATCAAGGAGAAGAATGGGATGAAATGGAAGAAGTAAAACCTTCAACCAAAGTAGTAACAAATTTTGAACCAGTTAATTAAATAAAAATAAAAAATGGAAAAATTAGATTATAATCAAATTATGGAAGTATTAAAACATAAATTTGAAGAAGAATATGGTGAAACAGGAGAGAAGGCTGTTTGGAGTTTTGCATTTGAAGGATGTGAATCTGAAAAGTGGGGATTAGGAGAGATGCAAACACCATACCGAAAAGGTGGTGAAGGACAAGGATCAGAATGGTATTCTATTAAATACTTTAAAGATCATGATGTTTATATTAAAGTAGAAGGTTATTATTCGTCATACAACGGAACTGATTTCGATGATGGATGGGATTGTTGTTCACAAGTAGTTCCAACTCAAAAAACAATAACAGTATACGAATAAAATTAATCCCTCTCCTAAAAAAGAGGGATTTTTTGTCTTGGAAAATTAATAAAACAATCGTATGTTTAACTTATAAATTAATAAAAATATGAAATATTTAGCGTTATTAGGATTTGTTTGTGCTATTGCGAATATAATTGTAAATTATCATTTTAATAATACACAAGCAGTACTGGGTTGGGTAGCAGCAGCTGCATGGAGTCTTAATAGTTTTATCCAAGAATTAATATCTGAAAAATAATGAGCCGAGTATTCCTAATATCAGATCTACATTTTGGTCATGAAAACATGGCCAAAAAACGAGGATTTAAATCATCTGCAGAACATGATGAATATATCAAACAACAATGGAATTCAGTAGTTCATAAAAGAGATATTGTTTGGATTTTAGGTGATATTAGTATGGAAGAACCTAAATATTACTACTTATTAGATGAATTAAATGGATCTAAACGAGTAATAATGGGAAATCATGATCTACCAAAACATTCCAAATCCCTACTCAACCACGTTGATCAAATAGCAGGAATGACTCGTTATAAAAAATGTTGGTTAACACATTGTCCAGTTCATCCTCGAGAACTTGATTTTCGAGTTGAAAGAAATATTCATGGTCATCTTCATGAAGATAATATTATGAAGAAAAGATGGTTTGGATTGGAGATTCAGGATAAAAGATATATAAATGTAAGTTGTGAACAAGTAAATTATACTCCACAACTATTTGATGATTTAATAAAATAAAAAATGGAAAAATTAACTTTTGGAGATTATGCTTGTGCAACCTTAGGATTTATAGTATTATATATTCTAGTAAATATGATTATTAATTTAATATGGTTGAAATTTATAGGCCTTGTTAAAATTCATCTACCTATTCCTAAAAAATACATTGGTAAAAAATCACCAATATATAAATTATCAACTAGTAGTTGGAGTGGAAATAAAATAATTGAAAAATTTAATTTAAAATATAGACCTCATGAAGGTTTTACTATGTTAAATTACATATTATTTCCATTCCCCTTTGAATGGATGAGATATGGTTATGATGAATTTAGAGATGAAGCAGTTAATATTGAGGAAGGTAAAACAATTGAATCTATTAAAAATTTAGGAAGTTATTATGAAAAAAGAGCTGCAATAGGTAGAAAACAAGAAAAAATAGCAGATAATAAACGCAATAAAAAACAAAATCATATTGATAAACTAAATAAAGAATTCAAAGAAAATTATATTAAATAATCTGTCTTGATTATATAAAACATAATTCATATATTTAACTTAAATAAAAATAATAAACATGAGTAAATTTAATGTAGGTGATAAAGTGAAAATTCCTAAAACCAAAAAAGGATATAATGATTACAGTTATGATTCATTTTATGATGAGATTAATGATAAAGGATATTCTAATTTAGTTATTGATAAAATTCAATCTGATGGAAGTATTAGATTAAAAGGACCTAATAATGGTTATTTAGGAATGGATGTTTTTTATGAATCAGATCTAGAACTTTATGAAGAAAGATATAAAGCATCTGAATTAAAAAATGGAAGAATTGTTATTTTATGTCAAAATCAGGAGGAATTTAGTAAAGCTCAAACTCTATGTAATAGAGATGATTTAAAAACAAATAATTTTCCTGTTGAATTTTATCCTTGGAATAATGATGGTGATTTTACTGATGGAGATGGGACTCATATGTTAAAATGGAATGATATTCCTCGTTCATACAACATGCCAACCCCAACCCACTGCATTAACTTCTCACAAATCGACTTTGAAACAGAAACTAAAACAAATAATAATATGAAATTGAAAAGATTTAAATTAGTAAAAACAGAATATGGAAAAGCTTATTTAGCATTAACTGGATTATCAAAAATTGGTGATTTTGATTTAGGTTCAAATACTTATAATATTCTTCAAAAAGCAGGAGTTCTAGATTTATGGTTTGAAGAAGTTCCTGACACAATTAAAATTCATGGTTATGAAGTTAAAAAAACAAATAATGGATTCAAAATTGGATGTAAAGCAGTCACATTTCAACAATTACAAAACTTTAGAGATTTCATGGAGATGAATGGTTTTAGTGATATTTCATTTGGTGAATATAAAGTTACAATGAAAGAAATCTCACAAATTCTAGCACTATAATGAAACAAGAACTCATTCAAATCAACAACAAAACAGTCCAATACTCCTCAATCCGAATAGAGGATATTCATAAATGGGATTATCCAGATTTTTGTGATGCATTTGCTGCAGAAGCAGAATTTGAAGATGGAACTGAATTAAATGATGAAGAATTGGAGGAATTGAATGATAAATATGGAGATATTATTCATCAAAAGGTTTGGGAAACTTTACATTAATCGTTGTTTAAATAAGAATTTAACGTATGTTTAAAGTATAAATAAAATAAGTTATGAAACGAATTGTAATAGCAACTCAACCACAACTCCAAGACATAGGAATAGATAGAAACTTAACTGATATGGAAGTTGAAGTTATTTATCGTTATCCTGATGGTTGGTTTCAAGTCAAAGTTCCTCCAAAACAAAAAATAATTAATATTTTAGGAGACAAAGCTAACTATGAGGAATATGATATTCCAGGTAAATATTTAAAATAATTCGTTGCTCTTAAACTAATATTTCGTATGTTTAACTTATAAATTAATAAAATTAAGGTTATGGAAAATATTCAATTAACAAAAGATGAATTAGAAATGATTCGTCTTAAACGTGAACAAGATGAATTAGCTGCTAAACAAAAAGAAGTTGAAAAGCAAATTAAGCGTCAAAAACGAATTGATGATGAACGTAATCGAATTGAAAAATTTATTAAGGAAAAACAAACAGAAAAAGCAGTTGTTGAAGGATTCCTCAATACATTAAATAGTTTTCATATTTTACCTGTCTATGAATTAATAACTAGAACTCATTCAAAACAATTCAAATTATATGATTGGGTTGATGGAGAAAATGATGATGTTTATTTTTTAGAAGATGTTCCATTTGATTACTATAAAATCAAACGTATTGGTTATCATTTTGAAATAGAAGCTAACTATAATTCTAGAAAGAAAGGATGGCAAACTGTATATGATTGGTTTTTAAGATACGATTACAAAAACTACAAATCAGCTAAAACAGTTGATACTAAAATAAATGATAAAATAGAGACACTTGAATCTAAGAAATTACACGAACAAAAACAACTATCATCAAAAGAAATTGTATCTCAAATATTAACTGATAAATATCCTGAAGCAACAATAAAACATGATTCTGAATGGATATCAAACAGATGGGATAAAGACAGAGGTGGTTATTCACAAGGATATTTTACAGTAAAATTTGAAAATGGAGTTGAATTAAAATGTATCTATAGAACTGATGGAACATATAGTTCAGAAGTAAAATATCTTTACAATGTTATTAGTAATGAAGAATTAATTGAATTAGTTAAAAATTTACCTAAAAAGGAGAAATAATTATGAAGAAGATAGAATGTTATATCAAAATTATGTTTTTACCTTATCCTAAAAACAGATGGTGGAAATCAAGATTAAATTTAATTAATCAAGGTTTAATATAAGTCGTGATTTGTAAATTAATCTAACATATATTTACTCAAAATTAAGGTTATGAAAAAATACCAAATAATAGTTATTGGAGGTCCTGAATATCTTATAGAAGCTAAAGGATTTGAGTTTGATATTGGATTTTATATGTTTTATGATGAAAATAAGATAATATTTTTGTATACTCCTATTAATTTAACAATAATTAAACCTCTATAATTATGCAAGAACTAATAAATAAATTCAACGAAATTAAAGGTGTATCCTTTGTTTCAATCGTTTATACAAACGCTCAAAACGAACTACAACACACCGTTTTCAATGTTGGTACTAACTATGCAACCGCGAAACAAAAAGATTATGAATATCTGAAACAATTTAATATTTCAGAACATAACTCTTATCCTCAAGAACTACTACAAGAAGCATTAGATTCATTAATAAGTGATTTCGAAAAACCATCAAAACCAAGAATGGATAATTTTATTCATTTAAACAATGGTTTAAAAATGCATCAAGAAACACATGAACTTTATGTGTATGGAATGGAAATATCTAAAAAGGTATTGGTTGAAGGTGAATATAAAGAAGATACTAGAAAACCACTAACTAAAGCCAAGGATTATATTCGTTCATTTCTAAGAACATCTAAATTCAGACAATATAAAATTGAGCGAGCTGAATGTTTTACTGTTAAAGGAGATACATTAGTATTTGAAACTGTAGATGCAATTTAATATATCTTGGTTTATAAATTAAATTTTCGTATAGTTATATTATAAAATTAACAAATATGAGTAATAAAAAACAAAAAACATTGAATGATTTTACTCCTGAAATTCAAGCTAAAATACCAAAATATATTGAAAAATATACTAAAGGTATTTTTGATGGAGGTAGGTATAATAATTTTACCAAGGAAAAAGCAGAGAAATTTATTGATTGGAATTATGAATTGTCTGGTTATAAAAAACCCATAGTTTTAGTAGCTGAAAATCCATATGAATCTCAAATATTTTTTAATTATATTAAAACCAATGAAAAAGTTTGGGCTCCTTTATTATATTTAGGTTATTGTTTGAAAAATAACATTCCTATACCTGATAATATATTAAAACAAGATAATAAACAGTTGCGCTCTCAGTTGGACTCTCAGTTGCGCTCTCAGTTGCGCTCTCAGTTGGACTCTCAGTTGCGCTCTCAGTTGCGCTCTCAGTTGGACTCTCAGTTGTACTCTCAGTTGGACTCTCAGTTGGGCTCTCAGTTGTACTCTCAGTTGGACTCTCAGTTGGGCTCTCAGTTGTACTATCAGTTGTGCTCTCAGTTGGACTCTCAGTTGGACTCTCAGTTGGACTCTCAGTTGTGCTCTCAGTTGGACTCTCAGTTGCGCTCTCAGTTGGGCTCTCAGTTGGGCTCTCAGTTGGGCTCTCAGTTGTACTCTCAGTTGTGCTCTCAGTTGGACTCTCAGTTGCGCTCTCAGTTGGGCTCTCAGTTGGGCTCTCAGTTGCGCTCTCAGTTGTACTCTCAGTTGTACTCTCAGTTGTGCTCTCAGTTGGACTCTCAGTTGCGCTCTCAGTTGCGCTCTCAGTATAATGATGATTATTTATTTACAACCAACATATACTCCAATTCATTATTAGCTTGGTGGAAATTTATGAAGGATGAATTTAATTTAGAATCAGAAATAGGAATTCAATTAGATTCTTGGAATGATTTATATGAAGATTCCAATATTTATTCTGCTATTTTTAGTGAATTAGTTTGTATAGTTTCAAAATATCCTAAGAAAATAACAAGAAATCAAAATAATGATTTACATAATATCGAAGAAAGTTCAATTGATTGGAGTTATTCAACTGATTTGACTAAATTTGATTGTTTTTATATAAATGGAAGAAATGTTCCTTCAAAATATTTTGAATCTATTTCTAATAAAACTTTTTCAATGGATGATTTTACAAAAGAAACCAATGAAGAATATAAATCATCTTGTATAGTTTTAATGCAAGAAAAACATGGTGATGAATATTTAGTTAATTTCTTTAGACAAAACCTAAAAGAAATAGATACATTTGTTGATAAAAAAGATGATAAATATCTTGAAGGTACTACCAAAGGAATGAATGTTGGGGTTTATACATTGTTTAAAGGAGAAATAAATGACGAAAAAATAGCGTATGTAAGATGTTATTGTCCATCAACAGACCGAATGTTTTTCTTAGGAGTTGATTCAATACATAAAACTCCCAAAGATGCAATTGCTTCTTTATATAGAATTCCAAACAAACTTAAAAATCATATTAAATCAATTTCAAGACAAGGTGAACGTTTTAGTACTATCTTAACAAGTGAAGGTAAAAAAATACTTAAAACCTTATCAAAAGAAGAAATAGGAAATACAACAGGATTAAAAGGAGATGAATATTTTAATTTAATAAAATATGAATTTTAAAAATAATCGTTGTTTATAATAAAATAAATCGTATATTAATTTAAATAATAAAACATGAAAACAAAAACGTTAAAAAGAGTAAATGTAGCTCCAAGTTCAACAGAAGGACATTTTATTAAAGGAGCTAAAAAGGTAATTGATTTAGATATGGTTACAGAAACGTTCCTAGTTGAAGGCCCTTCAACACTTGAAACAAAAAACCATACATCCTTAGAAATTGAAGAAGATTGTTTAATTACTTGTCAAGTAGTTTATAATCCATTTGAAAAGATGTATAGTAAATCAAGAGATTAAATTAGGAGAGGAGTAAAATCCTCTTCTTTGTTTATTAAAATATTTAACTTATATTTAATCAACTTAAAAATAAATAACATGACAGAGTTCGAAGAAAATCATCCAAAACAACTAAAAGAATTTTTACAAAAATTAAATGATTTAGTTGATAAATTCCATCCTAACATCTATTTAATAGATGGTATTTTTAAAGGAGTTCAACAAATTGAAGTTGCTGTGTTAGATGAATTAAATAAAGATAAATAACATGGAAGATTTATTTCAAGATTATCTTAGGGATTATTATAATGAACCTGAACTAGAGTTAATTACTATCGGTAAACGCCCCCTTGATAAAAATCCAAATAAGCGTGTTTGGTTTACAGTTCCTGGAGAAACGATGAGAGATACAGATATTTCTGTGTGGAGACTTTTAGCTTGGGTTTATAAACAACAAAAAATTAAATAACTATGAACTTTCTAAACTTAATATTATTCTTTATATATATGGGTTTTTGTACTATTGATGTTTACTCAAAATCATATGTATTTGCTGTTATGTGGGGTTCTTTAGCTTTAATGACTTTAGCCTTTTTTATAATAGGTGAAATTAAAAACTATATTAATAAAAAATTATAAATAAAACATTATAAAACAATTCACCTCCCAACAACTATGGGACAAATTTACAAAACTGAATAAAGTAGAACAATATGAAGTTATGTCAGGAGCATTAGATTATATGAAGATGTATAATGATAAAACAAAGCAGTTTTGTATATTTAGAGCTATGGGTTATATGGATAGTGGAGCGGATGGATTAAATTATTACAAATTATAAACGTAATATAATTTATTATAAGCGATTGTCTTGGTAATCCATATAAATCATCATATATTTAAATAAATTAATATAAAACGTTATGACAAATAAAGAAATAGCATTAGAAAAATTGCAAGGTTTAAGAGGTAATTATTGTGATGAAGATATACTTAATTATATAATGAAGAATTATTTATCAGGTGATGAAGCTCTTAAAGCAATGGATTATGCTGAAGGTGAATTTTATCAAAATGGTGAAGATGAAGAGGAAGAAGAAAATTAAATTAATATAATAACATGAAAGATGTAATTTATATATGGTATAGAGGTGAAAGTCCAATCAAAGGTAAAATTATTGGACAATTTACTGAAAAAAGTGGAATTACGGATGTTGAAAATATTGAAATAGAAACTAAATATAAGAATTTTGATGTTTGGAGAGAAAAGGATACTGACCAGTGGTATGATGAACATTCAAATGAAATATATTTAAGTAGAATTAAACCAAAATACAAAAAAGCTAAAATAAATTTCTCAATTTATGACTAATTCAGATCAACGTCAACACTACATCACCACCAGAACTCAAAACCAACTCGACCTAGGCTTAGCTTATGAGTTGTATATGGAAACAGAACATCCAACACCAAAACTACCACTACAACATTTCCAACATTTATTTATGCAGTGGGTTCAATTTAGTGGTTCTGAATTAGAAAGATATTTCCAACATTATGATCAAAAATTTAATGTTAGAAAATTAACTAAGAAAGATGGAAGTGTGATATTTTTATAGGCGAGGTTTTATAAATTGTATTTCATATGTTTATATAAATTAAAGCAATGGAAAAAATAGATTGTCATAGTTCAACTCCTAAACAAGATTTAATTGATTTTGTAAAACGTAATAAAGGTAAAATTATATCACTTCATTGGGAAGGAAACATGTATGATATTTGGGGTGATGATGATATAACTGAATATGACACAAATGTACCAGAACTTTACATACAAATATTGGAATCAATTAAAAATCATTATATACATGGTATAAAATGTATTAATTAGATTTTTAAAATATATTCGTTGTTTTATAAAACTTAAATCGTATAGTTACTCAAAATTAAGGTTATGAAAAAGATAAAATTTGAAGAGTTAAAACAATCTATTTTTGATGAAGAATTAGCTTTATTAGAAGATATGTATTCTGATAAACAATTAACTTATGATGAAAAAGAGAAATCATCACTCGAAATTATAGCTGAATTTGAATTAATAAATGATTTAAATAATCTACACGATTATTTGATGGGGTGTGGGTTTGATGAGGATTTAGCTTATGAAAGAATTATTAATCATTTAGTAGAAGAACCTAAACCCTAACATTATGAACCCATTTAATAAACCATTCAACGATTGGACTGTAAATGATTTTAACGAAGCTAAAAAAATCACTAATCCAATCAAAATAAAACAAATTGCTACTAAACATAAAGTAGATGATTCGGAATTAATACAATTAGAAGAATTCAAAGCTAAAGACTGGAATGAATTAAATCAAAACCTAAAGGAGAGATTTGGAACAGGTTCATTTAGATTCTTCAATAATAAACGAGTTAATCACAGGATGATTAAAATATGTGCTGACCATGAAACAATTAAAATATTCGATTATTTAAAATATAATTATCCAGAATTCGAACCTACATATTTTGATTTTAAAAAAGAAAAATGGCCAAATCGAAGAGCGATTTCAACATTTGTAACTATTAAATGTCCTTTATAATCGTGGCTCTAAAAAAACTATATCGTATATTTACTTTCATAATAATAAAAATGATAAGATGAGTAAAACAATCAACGATTTTATAAAAGAATTACAACGGATTAGTCCTGATAAACGTGAATTACCTTTAGTAATAGGATTACCAAATGGTGAAGTTGGAGAACCTGAAATAAAAATGTTTTGGGAAAATCCAATGGATATGATGAAAAAAGGTCCTAATAAAATGATTATAACTTATTAAAAATCCAAAATAGTTAGTAGGAAGACACAATAATAGTTCAAATAACATCCTAACAGAATATCTTATTAACTTATTAAAATAAAAATATTATGAAACTAACAAAGGAATGGTTAAAAGAAAATTGTGATAGATATCTTTATGATGTGACTGATTTTTATTGTTTTGGTAAAGGAGATCATGAATTTTATTTAAGACCGAGTGGTGGTGGAGAATATGGTTTTTATTGGGGTGTTGGTTGTCCTGAATTAGGAAGTAATTCTCAAGAAATGTATGATTGTCAGGAAATAATTACACTCCAAGACCTAAAAATACTTAAAACAATGTGTTTAGGAAACCGAGACGATAGAGATATGTTAGTAAAAACATTATTCTTAGATTTATCAGTTGAAGAATGTCTTGATTTATATAAAATTAAATTAGATATTGAGAAACAAAGATTAAGTGAATTTGCTAAAAGTCTTGGTAAATAGTTTAAATTAACGTATGTTTAACTTATAAATTTAAAATAAAAGTTATGGAAAATCCAATCATTAAAAAACAATCAAAACACACTAGTTTTAGTATGTTTTTAAGTGTTAATACCAAAACACAGATTAATTCAACTTTGAAAGCAGAAATTGATTTTCAAGTTATTATTTGTTTTGATGAGAATGATAAACCAGTTATTGAACAACCTGAACCAATGGAAATTATTGAGTTAGAATTTATGGGAAATAAAATTCCTGGAAGTACTGATAATATGAAAGAAACCATAAAGTTTTTGAAAGATCAAATGAATATTGATGTTTGGAGAGTATGTTCTGAAAAATTGGAAAGTAAAATTGAAAAAATAGGAATATCTAAATTTGTAGAACAACAAACCAAAATTAAAATATAAAAGGTTATGAAACAACAAGAAAAACAACCCCTCGACTCTAATTCCAAAAAGAAAATTAGAGCATTCATAATAGTAATTGGAATCCTAATTGGAGTAGGATTAATTGCTGAAAAAATAAATCCCTCACCAACAGCTTGTGACTGTATGAAAAACCTAGATAAAGGTTATTATGACTTACTAAGCAAACCGGATAAAGAAGTAAGAAATTATTGTAATGACAAGTATGCAGGAAGTGCTACGATGTGGTTAGAATGTAATGGAAAATAAATTAAACGAAGCCCTAATAAGGGCTTTCGTTGTTTTATAAAATATATTTCGTATGTTTAGAGTATAAAATTAGATAATATGATAGCTAATAAAGAAATAAATCCTCTCAAACACCTTCAAGGAAACGATTTAAAAGTATTTAAATTTGTTACTTATGAAATGGGAGAACAATTTTATGATTATGATTGGTTTAGTCGTTCTTGTGAAAGACAAAGAATGGACCCTATTATAACATGTATAATTGATCAACAGCTAAATCAATGGGGAGGTCCTTCATGTTTAAAACCAGAATGTAGATTGGAGAAGGAATTATTTGTATTTTTAAATAATCAAGATGGTAAAGGTTATATTGAAATTGAAATGGATTTAACTTCAGGTGGCTATCTAACTAATGTTGAACCATCTAGTCATGGTTGGCCTGCATCTTATGGTTTTGAGGTTTATTCATACGATATGAAAAAATGTGAAGTGAAATATTGTGAAAAATTCTTTAGATTTCTTATTGGATAATATCGAGGTTTTATAATTAATAAATCATATATTTAACTTATAAATTAAATAACATGGAAAATAAATTAATAGGTAAATATGCTGGTGTTGATACTAGAAAAGTATTGAAAGAAGATTATAATAAAAAATATTTTGTTATAACTAAATGTATTGATTCTTATGCTGAAGGAATAACAGGAACTTCATACTATTGTACTGTGTTAACTAATGATGATAAGGGATTTGATAATAAAAAAGATGCAAAGATATTATTAAATGAAAGAAAGAAAGAGTTAAAAACAAAAATAACACAAAAAGATAGAGGTTATGGAAGTTTAGGTAGATTTTACACTCATTTAATAATGAGTAATGATGAATTAGTTAATTTTATGGAAAATAATAGATATCCAATTTATTCAATAAATTTTAAATAACATGACAATATTAGATATGTTTAAGGAACTTAATAGTTTTGTTCCTTGCAGTAAATACTTTGTTCAAGCAAGTAAATCAAAAATTACTACCGAAAACGATGATGAATTTGCTTGGTTAGTAAAAGATTGGACTCATGGTGTTTATGATGAAGACCCAATGACGTTAGTTTATGAATTGTTAAATTTAATTGAGAAATAAAATGGAATTTACATTAGGATTTGGAGAATTTATTGGAAAAAATATCACCTTAAGAGATGAAGGAAAATATTATTGTGGAGATTACATTGAAGGAAGATATTATAGTGGGAAATTTGGAGGAACAATAAGTGATGATAGAGGAATATGGTTTATAGTTGATGATAAAAAAATTAAAGTATCAAACACAACAAAGATTAAATTTGATATCAAATAAAATCGTTGCTACTTAAACTAACTCCCGTATAGTTAACTCAAATAAAAAGATATGTACTCAATAAACTGTAATTATTACCAAAAACAATTCAAATCAATTGCTTTGTTAATTCAAGATGTTATTGATTCAGGACAAGATCCAAATTATGAAATAACACACAACGGAAAGAGAACAGGTGAAATATTAAACGATTTAATACAATATTAATATGAGCTATCCAAGAATAGATAAACATTCAGTCGAGAGAATCGAAGGAAGTTGTAATATGAAAGCACTTGAAAACTTCAAAAAATCATTCAAGCAAATTGCTGATGAAATGATTAAGGAAGGGTTTGATGTTCAAGATGTTCATGATTATTTAGTACAAACTATTGAAGAACACTTGACTGAATTAGATGATGAATAAATCGTTGTTATAAGTAAAACAATTCGTATAGTTATATAAATAAAAAGGTTATGATAACAATAGATAAATTAACTCAAGTTAATGGTAATTCATTAAATCACCCTCGTTATGTTGTTGGTTGGTGGTGTTTAGGATTTAAAACCTACGAAGAAACAATTCAAAAATGTAAAGAATTGGGTGGTAAAAAATTTCACAATAAACAATTTGGAGGTGGTATTGTTTTTGTTTCATGGAATAAACATGAATTAATTAACCAACTTAACGAATTAATAAGAAGGAATCAAGATATTGTCGAGATTAATTAAATTAATATTCGTATAGTTATATTATAAAATTAATAATTAAGGTTATGAAATTAGAATTAAACCGAGAAGGTAAAAAATTAGTTAAAGAACTAAAAAAACTCCATGATATGATGGATGATTTTGGTTGTAGTTTTGAACATCTTCATGAAAATGATAATGAAAAATATTGTCTTGCTAATTCATTAAGAGAAATGATTGATGAAAAATATTCTAAAGAAGAATATATGGAAATGTACGAATTGGATGAGGATGAATTTGAGATTTATGAACCATACCTAAAACAAAACTAATATGAAAACAATTAAAGCCAAAGACCTAAAAATAGGTGATAAAATATTTGATATCCCTCCAGGAGATATTGATAGATTACAATTTGAAGTAATAGGAATGGATGAAAATGATATCCATTTAAAACCATTATCTGATGATTTACATGGTTATATTTTTGATAAAGATAAAGATTATATGAGTTTTCCTATTGGGATGGATGATTGGTACTTAGTTTAATTATCGAGGCTCAACTAAAATAATTTCGTATAGTTATATAACTTAAAAAACATAAATAATATGGAAATTAAATTAACACCTAAGGAATCAGAAGATTACTTCTACAATGCTTTATGTAACGGTTTAGGTTATATTAGTGGATATGGTTTAGCAGTTGATTATGATACAAAAGAATATCAAGCAGCTAAAAAATCATTAGGAGGATCACCATGCTACGAAGATGTGTTTATGGAAATGCTTCGAAAAGGAGGTAAATTAACATTAGTTGATGAAGAATGTGATGGAGAATATACACGTTCAATCACATTAAAAGAAATACATGAACGAGTTCAAAAAACAGATTCTGACCACTTATTAGCTATGGTTAATGAAAATGATGATGCAACGACAGCAGATGTTATTCTCCAAACAGTGTTTTTTGAGGAAATAATATTTGGCTAGATTATTAATAAAACATTTCGTATAGTTACCTCAAATAAAGAGATATGAAAAATATTAAAACATACAACCAAGTCAAAGTAGGTGATATAGCAATGGAACACCCCCATGCAGGTGGGTTCTATGATCATGAACTAGGTAAAATAGTATGGAAAGGTACTGCAGATGAATTGAGAAAATCAAAATGGGTTGATTTAATAATGGATTGGGAAACCGAAAAAGAATATATTGATGACTATGATTTAGTAATAGTTAAGATGGAAGGTGATTTCCCTGATAATATATTATTCAGTTATGATAACGATCCTTGTAGTTGTGTAGTATTTGAAAAATAATTTGGCTAGGTTTAATAAATAATAATTCGTATAGTTAAATATATTAAAAATTAAGGTTATGTCAAAATATAAGGAATTAAGGTTAAATCCACCCAAATTAACAATTAAAAAGGATGCTCGTGAAGTAATTTTTACAACAGTATCATGCATGTGTGATAACATTCACTATATAACATTTAAAAAGAATGAAAGTGGTGATTTTAAAATGGATGGTGGAGGATTTGCACTAAGCAATTGGCAAATGAAACACCCTAAACACGATATTGAATGGGAAGCAGATGCAGGAGAATGGCAAGGTGTAATAGCTATGATAAATTCAGGTACTAAAGCTGTATCAGAGGTAAAAAGCAGATAATATAAGTCGAGGTTTAATAAATAACAATTCGTATAGTTAAATATATTAAAAATAAAGGTTATGTCTAAAACAAAACAACCAAAATTCATTCAAGTATCACCTAACGAAGTTAAATTCGAATACAAGGGATATAAGTTCTTATTAATTGAACAAGACAGAGGTGTGTACTCGGCAGGTAGAGCAGTCCAGTTATACCAAACAGATGGATTGGATAAAAAACATATTAAGGAAATGGGTTGGACTAAAAATGATAATTATCGTGGGATGGAATCATCTGATGCTCATTATAAATCAAGATTAACAACAATGGATGGTTGTAAGAGTATAGCCCAAGATTATTTAGATAAACTGTTATAATATAAGTCGAGGTTTATAATAAATCGATTCGTATGTTTACCAAAATTAAGGATATGATAAAATTAACAAAATTATTTAAACAACACAATGGGGGGGAATTTGGTTTAGGTTGTGCTCAAATCCATTCAAACCATTATGAATGTTCATTAGAACACATATTAAATATGGTTAATGAATTAAAAAAAGATTTCCCAAATATTAAGGATGAAGATATTAAAATTCAAAAATATGGTGGAAACCGAATAAAAGGAATAACATTTGTTGAAGTATTTTTTACTACTAAAGTAAAAATACCTGAAGGTTATCAAGAAATAACTCAATTAGAATATATTTTATAAATTAATAGGGTATAATGTAAATAGTGGTAAGACATAAACATGGTTCCGGTAAGGGATGATGGTTTACAAAATGGATGTGGTGACACAAGCCGAGGTAGGTTCGAATCCTACCATACCTTATTATTTTTTAAATCTGAAGCAGAGAAATTAATAATAATCCAGGTCGTGGTTACTCAACAATCAAATCGTATAATTACATTATAATAAAACAAATAATATGGTATCTCAATCCCAACATATATTACTAAAAATAGATCAATTATTACAAAATAAAGAATTTATCAGGGAAACAGAATTGGATGATATGGAACCCAACCAACGATTTATATTTATGTGTAAAAATTATAATGATGAAGATGTGGATCAAATGTATTATGAGGTGTTTGGGTTAGAGTATTAATCGAGGCTAATCAAATAACGTTTCGTATGTTTAACTTATAAGATTAATAATTAAATAAAATTAAGGTTATGGATATTCAAGAAGAACAATTACGAGCAATGGTTAAATTATTAAGAACAACCATTACCAAAATGGAAAATATAATTGGAACTAATTGTCAAATAACAAGTATTGATGTAGGTGGGATGATTAGTTCATTACAAGATGACCTACATGAGGTAGAAATTGAGTTACATGACACTGTTAATTAAAGTATAGCAAACCATAGTGATGTTAGGTGGGTGTGGTTTTGTGTAAGGTTGTGTGTCGGAGTTCTTAAAGAGTGTATATGGCCTGGGGTGAGGTGTGGGGAACGGGTAGGGTCGGGAAATGAAACATTTCATGGCGCTGTTCCTCCTCCTCGTATTCGACAAATATATACTTTCTATTCCATGCACCGCATCCCCCCTATTCCATGCATCGCATCTTCTTATTTCGTGGTTATTTAGTTTAATTTTCGTATAGTTAATCAACTTAAAAATAAATAGTTATGATGGAATTTAAATTTTACACATGGTTCTACACTAGTGAAATTACTGGATTAGAATATCAGTTTGGAATGAATTAATAAACACCCTAATGACAAATTTAGAACCACACCCACTCTATTTCACATCTGTAAATCCAGGTGAGGTGTTTTGGAAATGTTATGGGATCGAAATTATAGTTGTGTGTTTGAATTAAATATAGTTTCTATAAATAATCGTTGTTATTGAGATATAGATTCGTATGTTTAAAATAAGAAATTAATTATAAACGTTAATATAAGTGGTTATGAAAAAATCCCAAATACTCAAAAAATTAGGTGAATTCCTAGATCCTATAGAAATTGGATTCCTACAAATAATTACTAATGGTAATCCAGGTGGAATTGAAATATGTTTTGCTATTTGTAGAATATTAAATGTTGTACCTTCTCACCATGAAAAAGAGGTATCGGGATTATTAAAACAATTATTAAAAATCCATTTTAAATGATTCGTTGCTCAACTAAATAAAATTCGTATAGTTAAGCAATAAAGAAATTTAACAAAACGTTGTTTGAAATATTAGTCTCGACCTCCACATCAAAATAAAGACAAATTAAGAGTCGTTGCCTATTAAAAAACAAATCGTATAGTTAAAGTATAAATAAAATAAATAATTAACAATTAAAAAATCAAGGTTATGAAAAAAGAAACAAAAAACACAGGAAAAAAAGCAAGTAACAAAGTTGCTAAAGTTGAAGTAGTTGAAACACCAGTTGTTGAGACTCCAATCCAAGAAACAGTTGTAGATACTACAACAAATCCAGTAAAAGTAGAAACACGTGGTCGTAAAGTTGATCCAAACAGCCCTCGCCAAATCCGTTTAGCTAAAATGGCTGAAAATAAAGCGAAAGGTGTTGATGGAAGAGGTCGTCATACAGATCCTAACAGTGCCCGTCAAGCTAAATTAGCAGCATTTGAAGCTAAAAAGGCAGCAGGTATTGAAATAAAAAGAGGACGTCCAGCTGGAAGTGGAAAGAAAGTTGAAGTGGCTCCTGTTGAGGAAGCAAAAGGAGAATAATAACAAATGACCCCCACCCAAATATAGTGGTGGGGGTTTATTTTAAAAAATATCGAGGTTATAAGTATTAGGTTTCGTATAGTTATATTATAATAAAAATTAATAACACAACATTATGGAACAATTAGTGGTAAATAAAATTATTGGTGGTTTAATGGGTATTAAGAATGGTACCAAACAACCTAAAGACGTAGCTCCATGGTTAAACCGATTAAAAGGTATTAATGAGGGGTTATATGAAGATTATTTAGTTAAATATAAGAAGTTAACACAAGGTGAGGAGGAGACTGTATGATAATTAAACGTAGTGTTGATACAGATAATAGTGGAGTTAAATGGTGGGCTGTATCTCATTCTCAAGATGGTACACCTGATCAAATATCATGTTTTAATTGGTTTCGTTCTAAAGCCGAAGCAGATAAATATTATTCTACATTACCAGGTGCCAAGGAGGTAGTTAGTAAGAGTCGTTGTTTATAGATTTATGTTTCGTATAGTTAAACATAATAAGAAATTAATATAAATAATTAAAATATAATATTATGAAATATCAAATCAAAAGTATATTTGAACAAATTGCAGAGCAAGTATTCAAAATGAGTGATGTAGTTAAAGCAAAACAATTCATAGCTGAATTTGTAGTTGAAAAAGGTATTAATGATAAAGACAAACAACTGATATTAAATAATATCCAGGGTTGTAAAAATATAGTTGCCCTCCAACGTTATATTTGTAACTCATTGTTAAAATATGAGGGTATGAGTGTAGGTAAACCAGGTAAGGTTGAGGTGAGTGAACCAAGTGTTGATGTAGTGGTTGAATAATTATAATGTCTTTGTTTTATTAAATATGTTTCGTATATTTAACTTATAAGATTAATAATTAATAATAATTAAAAATAAATAACATGAACGATTTTGAAAAAATAAAACAACATTTATCTGAATTGGTAAAATTAGTTGGTAAAAACACTGAAAATGCTGATAATATTGATTTATATGATATGTGTGATGGTTTAGAACAAATGTTAGATATATTTGAAAGTATTGAAGGTTTTGAAAAATATGACGAATAATTTCATGGTGTAGTTAGTTGAATAGTTATAATATCGTTGCTACTTAAAATAACTCTCGTATATTTAACTCAAATAAATAATTAAAATATAATAATATGAAAAATTTAATTCCAATAACAGTTGAAGGTTTGAAACAATTAAATAAATTATTGAATGATTATTATTTAAAAGATTTAAATGAAAGATTATTCAATGATGTAGATACAGATTGTTTGAATCATTGTATAAGTAGTGATATAAATGGAAATAAAGTATTTAATGAATATGAACGTTTAATTACGAATAAATTCATTCTTGAACAAATAGATATAATAAATTGGAATTATTGTAATTTAAGACAATTAGAATTGACTTTATAGAAATTTCATGGTGTAGTTAGTTGAACAAGAGTAGGCGTTCCGACAAGTCGGGATGCCTTTCTCTTTCCTTTTCTTTCTTCCCGACATGTCTTCTAGAAGAAGAAGTCCCTAGGACTTGACGCGTACGGCGGTATACCGTATGGGGGGAGTATTGTGTGGGATACCACGCGCGCTGATGTCCGTCGGGCGGGGCGCCGGTGTTCCGGAAGGCCCCGACGACCTAACAACGTACGTATAACATATAAGGATCGATTTGTATATCCCTATATCTAACCCAAACCACTCAATAACCCAAACCGAACAACCACTCCCAAACCCCTTTAAAAAAATAAGTTTGTCTTGGTTCTTCTAAAAAATTATCGTATGTTTCCACTATAGGGTTTTTGGAATAATAATCGCAAATCTCAAAAAGTAAGAGAATGACAAAAATATAGTTTATAAAAAAGAATATATACAAATATAAATAATAAATAACTATGGAAAACAAAAACCATATTTTTATATAGATGGAGAAACAGGTAAACAAAAATATTTACTTGGTGCTTGGAGAGTTGGAGTACATGAAAATTGGACAATAGGTGAAATTGAATTAAATGACTAAATATAAATTATGAATTGGATATCAGTTACAAATAAATTACCAACATGTTGGTCTCAACATGGGAAAGACTATGGAAGTGGTTATTTACTTGGTTATACTAAATATAATGAAGTAGTAATAACTCAATTATGGAATAATAAAGATTGGGAAAATGAAGATGAGGAAGATGATTATATCACTCATTGGATGAATTTACCTTTACCACCACAAACATAAAACTTCGAACCTGTTCCATATTTATATCCGAACCTAAAGCCTCAATATTTTGGATCGTATATATACATTCTCAGATCTGGAAAATATAAATAGGTTTATATCATCCCTCAAACGTAAAGCCAAAAAATATAATATTAGGCTTGAACTCAACAACGATAAATTTGTTACTATTTCAGATGAAATAAAATGTAGCGGTTATTTTGAGGAAAAATTCAAACATCATCCCGGCTTGTTAACTACTGCTACAGGTAAACCTATTAATATGTGGTTACCTGTTTTGGTACATGAATCCTGTCATATGGATCAATGGGAGGAAAAAACACCTATATGGAAAGAATATCAATCTTCTGATACTGCTATTATTGATATGTGGTTAGCTGGAAAACGCGTAAATAGTGAGAAAGTATATAGAGCTTTAGATATAAGTAGGGATATGGAGTTAGATTGTGAACGTAGGTCAGTTAATAAAATAATTAAGTTTAATTTACCCATTGATATAACTGAATATATACAAAAAGCCAACTGTTATATATTTTTTTATAATTATCTTAAGATAAGTAAGAAATGGAGTTTACCTGGTAATAGTCCTTATAATAATCCAAATATATATAAGAAAGTGAGTGGAGATTGGTATGATGATTATAGTGTAACTCCTAAAGAAATCGATCGTTTATTTAAAAAATATAAAATAGGATATGATAAAATCTAAATATAAGTAGGAATAGGGAAAAAGATTCATATATTTATTGGAGTACAACTTAATATTAATATTAAAAAATTATAATGAAAAAAGAAGAATTTAAAAACCTTATTAACGAATGTGTTAAGGAGGTTATGCTTGAAGAAAAAGCAGCTAAAAAAGGTAAAGCCATTAAGCAAATTAAAGAAATTGCTGATGAACATGGTATTACTAAAGATGAATTAAATGAAATTTTTGGTTTCTCTGCTAAAGAAAAAGAAGCTAAGAAAGCTAAAGCAGAAGAAGTTTATGCTAAAAGATATAAAGCTAAAGAAGCAGAAGCAGCTAAACGTAATGATATAGATGTTCCAACATATCACAAAGCAATGGTTGACTATTTAATATCTACTAATTTAGTGCCGGGACCTGCTACTTATGATAAAGCTAAAGGTAAAATGGTTAGTGCTGGTAAAACTGGTGGTATCGCTGGTATTGTTGGTGGTAATTAATTAACAGAATATATAGAGAATTAAAGAGCCGATCATTTAGATCGGCTTTTTTATTACAATGTTATGGGTCCTTTTTTCTAAATACCAATATTTAGGATATTCTTCTTCTATTTTCATGGAGCTTTTACTCCATAAGGTTTCGATTCTAAACCAAAATAATTCTCCCTTATCAGTATGATACCAACTGGAATAAGTAGGAGGATCTGTTAACGCATCAAATTGATAAAATTCTTTCATATTAATTTTCTAATCGTTTTAGTAATTCATCAGCACAATCAACAGATCTATTTACAATCCATTCAATAGTTCTATCACTTCTAATTAATCCTTGCATAGCTAATCCTGCAAAATATTCTCTTTTAGTTAGTCCTTTAATAAAATTAGGATGATTATAATTTTCATTTCCTACTGGATATATTGGTTGATCTTTGTTTTCCATATTATTTATTTTCTAAAATTGATTTATCGTAATTATTTAATGAATCAATACCACTCTCAGATATTTTATCTAAAATATTATCTATTGTTTGATTTTCTGTTAAAAAATCATCTATTAAAATTCTTAACATAGCATCAGTATGTTTATCTTCTAGTCTTGGTAAATTACCCTTTAATATATCTTCGGTAATATCTTTATTAACAAAGTTAATACTTAATGTATGGAATACTTCAAATATATCATTTAAAATTTCTTCTTCTCCAAACGCAAACATACACTGTAATCCTAATTCATTTTCAAATTCAATATATTTGAATGAATGAAATAAATCTTCTATTTGATTTACTAATTCAGGTGTTTGAGCTGTTAAAATATCATTAAGTTCTAATGATGTATGTCCTGTTGTTATTTTAAGAAATTTCATAACTTTTATTTTTTATTAATTTTATAATATAAATATATGACTATTTTGGCGATAAACCACGACAAAAAATATTTTCTTAATATTTATAATCATGAAAAAATATAATATAATTGAATTAAGAACGGAGTTTAAACGATTAAACTATATTTGGTTTCCATTTATGTTAGTTGGTGTTCGTTCTAAAGCCAATATTCCTGACCAATTTGATGATTTAATTGGTGTTATTAAAAATGATACTATTACTTGGTTTAATTGTACAACAAATCCTGGAACTCATTGGTTGAAAAACTTATTGAATCCTAAAGGTGCTGCTTTACTTAAACCAAATCAATATTTAAATACTTGGCAAATAGCTTTACATCAAGGTAAATATGAAGCATTATGTCAACGTAAACCAGTAACTGTTTATCGTGATGGTGATAAAGATAACATTGCTGAGGAAACAGCTATTACTGAAACTGGATTGTTTGGGATTAATATACATAGAGCTAATCCAAGTGCTATAAGTAAAATTATAGATAAATGGAGTGCAGGTTGTCAAGTTCTTAACGACCCAAATGAATTTAAAGAATTATTAAGATTATGTAAGCTTTCAGGACAAAAAGAATTTACATACACGTTATTAAATGAGTTTTAAACTTAACTTTTAAAAAAATGAACGCATTGAAAAATTATTACAAACCAACACCTAAAAAATGGAGAAAATTAGGTGATGCTATTTTAGCTACTTCAGTATTTGTTACTGGTGGTGGTTTATTAGCTTTTGATCAACTTAAAGACATTTTTGGAGATGGTTTCCTTAAATGGTCTATAGGTATTGCATTTATTGCTGGTGTTGTAGGGAAATTCCTTACAAATCTATTTAAAGAAGACGAAACCCCCTCAGTTTAATTTAAATAAACTTATTAATTAAATGGTTTAGATTTATTTCTAGACCATTTTTATTCTAAATATAGGTAGGAATTTCTAATTAATTTTCTTAAATTGGATAATAAATAGATGTATATAAAAATTAATATTTATAATCACATAGATATATGAAATACGATTGTAAATTTATATAATACGTTTATATACACCTATATAATAATTTTAATAAATGAATATAAATAATATTTTTAACTTATTTAATGAACCTGAGGTTGAAGAATCGGGTAATGAAAATGCTGATAAGTTATATCAAATGTTTAGAGAACATCCATTAGTAAAAATTGGTATGTTTAAGAAAATAATTTCTAATTATAGGAATACTGGAGATGAATTTTTAGAGACTTTCAAAAAATTGGATAGTTCTTTAGATTTAAAAGAGGCTAAGCGAGCAGGAGATTTTATAATTAATAATAGAGCCTGGGAATATATTAAGTGGATTGATATAAGTAAGGAATTCTATTTAAATACTTTAATTTCAGTTTCAACTATTGAATTAAAAGATAATTTAGAATATTCTATTAATTATTATGAATCTATTGAAGAATATGAGAAATGCGCGTTTTTGTTGGGTATTAAAGAGAAAGTTATGAACAATTTAAAATAAGCTTGGAGGCGCATTTTAAATCACTTATAATCATAACAACAGGGGTTATCAACATTTAAATAACATTTAGGAAAATAAATTAGTAAAAATTTAATAAATAAAAATAAAATGAGAAATAGAGAATTATTAATTAATAAGATTGAATTAATGGAGGGTTATTTTAAAACCTTAAAACATTTAACAGGTTCAGGTGGAACCTTAGAACAATATTTAGATTTCCTATCCAGGTCAGAAGATAGATTAGAAGAAATTAAATCTATGATTGAACGAGAGGATATGACACCTAATGAATTAAATAAATATTAAATAAAAAATAAACGTTATGAATCTTACAGCAGAACAAATCCAAGATAATTGGAATGAACTAATAGGATATATTAATAAATATATTTCATCTCCCAGAAGAGAAAAATTACTAGCTTTTTATGAAAAATATCAAGATAGATTAATTATAATGCCAGCTAGTCACAAACGCGAATATCATAATGCATTCCCAGGTGGATATATAGAACATGTTAACCGTGTTATTAAATCATCTCTCCAAATTAACGAAACTTGGGTTAATGAAGGTATTGAACAAAATTATACTATTGAAGAATTAGTATTTTCAGCCCTAAATCATGACCTAGGAAAAATGGGTGATGAAGAACATGAAGCTTATATTCCTCAAACCAATCAATGGCGTAAAGATAATATGGGAGAAGATTATATCTTTAATACTGAACTTGAATTCATGTCTGTTCCAGACCGAGGATTATATTTACTTCAAACCCACGGGATTGAATATACTAAAAATGAATATCTAGCTATTAAATTACATGATGGTATTTATGATGACGCTAATAAACCATATTTAATGGGTTGGCTACCAGGTCAAAAATTACGTTGTGCTTTACCTTATATTATTCATCAAGGTGACTTCTTGGCTGCTATTTTCGAATTCCAAAGAGAATGGTTTCCAAAATTTAAAAATAGCGGGGAATCTCAAAAGAAAGAGAGTACATTAAAGGAGAAAAGTAAATCCCCAACCAAAGTTAAGGCCTTAGGTAATTTAAAAAGCGAAGGTTTAAGTAAAGCAATGGATGGTTTCTTTAAATAAATTATTATGACAATAGCTCTTACAATTACAATTTTCCTTTTAATTATTTGTTTTTTAATTATTAGAAATCTTCTATTAAAAAATGAAAAATGTGAAGATATCATCAATAATTATAGTAATTATATTACTAAATTTGATGAAATTATTACATTTACAGATACTCAATTAAAAGAAATTGATAGTAAAGGTGCTTTTGCTAGTGATGATGAGGTTGGATTTTTCTTTTTAAAAATTAAAGAATTACAAAAAATTCTAAATCAATTTAAAATAGAAAAACGTTAATATGAGTTTAACTCCTTTAGTAGAAAATAAAAAGAAACAAAAAAAACAATATTTTACTCAAGAAACTGAAGATGCCATTATTAGATATAATGGTTCTTCTGATTTTGATGAAAGAAGTAGAATATATGAACGAGAGATTCATTATGCTTTCTTTAAACTTACCCAAAATATAATTCATACTTTTAAATTTTATTATACTGATGTTGAAGATATTGAAGATTTACAACATGAATTAATGGAATTTTTATTAACTAAAATTCATTTATTTCATCATAGTAGAAATATTAATGATAGATTAAATAAAATAATCAATAAAACATTTAAAGAAGAAAATCAATATAATCATCACGATTATAGAATTCATTTAGATAAACTTGTTGAGGGTTCATTTGTTGAGTTTATGAATGATTCACCTAAAGTAACTCAACAAGATATAAATAACTTTATTAATACTCTACAAGTATCTAAAGAATGTTTAGAAAAATTAAAAACACTAACCCCACCAAAAGCATTTTCTTATTTTGGAACTATTACTAAAAGATGGTTAATTATTGAAAATGATAAAAATTATAAGAAAAAGAAAAAAGTTGATAGAGTAGATATGAATGAGTTAGATGAAAATATTTCTACTGGTGAAATTATTTCAACTAATGATAATTTATATAATTTTATGGAAGCTTTTACTAAATATTGTTATGATAACTTATATGAAATATATCCTGAAGACAAATTATTTCCTGAAAATAAATTAAAAGTACAAATAGCTGATGCTATACTTAATTTATTTTCTAAACGTGATCATTTAGATATATTTAATAAAAAAGCATTATATTTTAATATTAGGGAATTAGTTGATGCAAAAACACAAAAAATTACCGAAGTAGCTAACGAATTAAAATCAATATTTACTCCGGCTTACGTTAATTATTTAGAAACTGGTATAATAAATTTTGAACCTTATATATTTATATTAAAAAATGAGCGATCTAGATAAAATAATTTTCGGTAAGAAAAAATTTAGTGATATTTTTCAAGAAATATATAATAATCAGATTAAAAAAGAAGGTCAAATATCTTCCCTAATAGCAGAATTAAAACCATTAGTACAAGATATAGGCGATGCTACATTAGTAGTTCCATTAATTAAAGAATATTTAGAAATTGGAGTCAAAAATGATGAACAATTAATTAAAATGGCTACCATTATTCAAAGATTAATCCAATCATCATCCAGTGGTAAAGATGATGGAGGTGATGGTACTGGTTTATCTGAAGCTGAGAAGAAACAATTAATGGATGAATTAGAAGAACTACAAAATAAAAAATGACACAATTTGGTTTTCCTGGTTTAAATCAAAATTTAAATAAAACAGGTGGTTCTATTTCAAAACAACCCCCCTCAATAATTGTTGGAAGAGTTTCTGATATAATTTTAGATGAAAACCATAAAGATTTTAATAAAAAGGGTACATTAGGTGAAGGTGGATGGTCTTCATTAGGAAATATTTATTTTACTGATTTAAGCATAAATGGTCCTAATACATCAAAACCAAAAATAGCTCACCCATTATCCCCATCTATTAAGAATCCACCATTATTAAACGAATTAATTTATATATTTCCTCTTCCTGATAAATCTTCTCAAAATAATACTTTATCTACAAAATATTATTATTTAAATATAATTAATATTTGGAATAGTTCATTACATAATGCTAATCCATTTTCTCAAGATGTAAGTAAACCATCAAACAAAAGTTATTCTTCAGTTTCTTCAACTTCTAAACCTGGAGTAATTCAAGATAATTTACCTAGTATTGATTTAGGAATAAATTGGATTAATAATAAAAAAACCAACCCCTTATATTCATATTTAGGAGATTATATAGTTGAAGGTAGATTTAATAATTCTATTCGATTAGGAAGTACTATAAGAAAATCAACAAATAATTGGTCTACATCAGGAGATGAAGGTGATCCTATAATTATAATTAGAAATACTAACAGTCATTCTGATAAAGATTCATGGATTCCTGAAAATGAAGATGTAAATAAAGATGATTCATCTATTTATATCTCTTCAACCCAAAAAATACCTACAAAAGTTTCTAATGAAAATTATAGAAGTTTAATCCCAACAGAACCTATAAATTCATTAAATGAGTATAATAAATCTCAAATAATATTAAAATCAGGAAGATTAGTTTTTTATAGTAAAGAAGATAATTTATTATTATTTTCAGATAAAAATATAGGTTTATCATCTCAAGAATCAATTGGTTTATCATCTAAAAATATAACATTAGATGCAACTAATGTATTTTTTGGAAATAATAAAGCATCAGAACCTGTTTTATTAGGAGATAAAACAGAAAAATTACTAAGTACTTTATTAAAAACTTTAGATACATTATGTATTGCTCTAGCTGGTGCTCAAGATTGGCCTAAAGGTGAAGCAGCTCCTTCAACAGCAATAAGGTATGCTGCTGAATCAACTAAAAATATAATTAAAGAATTAGGTAATCAATTAAAAGATATTAAATCTAAAACCGTAAAAACAATATAGAATGTCTGAAATAATTACTATAACTGGAAAAATTTTAGATTCTTCTAACAGTAATATTATTCCTGGAGTTAAAGTTTCTCAAGGAAAATATTTTACTAATACAGATGGAAATGGAGTTTTTACTTTTATAATAGATATTCCTATAACAGTTTCAACTAGTGATAATTCTTTTATACAAACTAGTAATTCTTTTACTAATATACAATCTAATCCTGAATATATAAAATTAAGTAAAGATCAAAAACAATACATTAGAGATCAATTAACCTTAACTTTTTATCAAAAAAATTATTCACAAAATACTGAAATATTCCCTTTTAATAATAAAGGTGAATGGGTATTAGATTTAGGAATAATTCAATTAACACCTCAAAATCAACAATTAGATTCAGATAAAGTAGAAAGTCAACTATCTACTGATCAAGAAAATCAAATATTAAAAGATAAAATTAATAAAGATAATATAAAAGCAGGTGCATCTGCTCAATTACAAACATCTTTAAATAAATTTATTCTTAAAATAAAAAATACATTAATACCATTATTATTACTCTTACTATCTGAGTTTGGAGTTACATTGGCAATGGTAAATAAAAATAAATTTCTAGATAAAAAACAATGTCCTACTAATGAAAAATTATTACAAATAATATCTAGACGTAATAAAATAGTAACTCAATTAAATAATTTATATTCATTTTTAAATACTGTTTCTCAATCAACAACATTGTTAACTGGATTTTTAGAAGTATTACAATTATCCATTACTATAGCCAAAGCAGTTCCTGCTCCCGCTCCTGCAGGAGTAGCAGCTATTTTAATATCTTTAGAAAACAAATTAGGAAAAATAATTCATGTGATTGCTGGTATATCATTTACATCATTGATAGCAGCAGCTACATTAAAACAAATAATTTCATTAATTTCAGCATTAGATAGTTTAATTCAACAATGTTCTATAGATAATAATGTATCTTTAGTAGCTATAAATAATGATATACTAAATGCTTCTAATTTAGCAAATGAAGCTATATATAATGGAAATATTGAATACAAAGGATTCACATTAGGAATACAAGAAGATACTCAAGATAATAACAAATATGTGAAAAGATATGCTATAGCTAGGGATGTTAGAGGTAATATCGTATTACGTGGTGAATCATCTTTTAGTGCATCAACACAAATATTAATAGATGAATTAAAATTTCAAATAGATCAACAAAACTTAAAAGCCTTTTAAACTTAAATATTTATAACAAATGAAATCAAGTGAATTAAAAAAATTAATCAAAGACGCAGTTCAGGAAGCTATTAAAGATGAACTAAGGGATATATTATTAGAAGCAGTAAGAGCTAATAAAAACTCACCACCTCTAATGGAAAATCAACATATTAATTTTAGCCAACAAATCCCCAATCCAGGTTCTACTTCAAAAGCTCCATCAACTTTAATAGATCAAAGAAAAGCGTATGCTGATATATTAAATTCTATGTCTAGAAATGGAGATACAATGAATTTTGATACTCAAGGAATGGGTTTATCTCATATTCCTTCTGATACTGTATCTGAAGGTTCATCATTACCTGCAGGAGATGTTAGTTTAGATATGATAATGAATTTAACAGGAATTAAATAATGGCAATAAACCCTCGTAAAATATATCCTATTGATACAAAACCTAGTGTTGCTGTAGGTATATCTTTACCGTTAAATAAACCATCTGTTTTTGGATCGACATATTTAACAAAGGATGCTATAAAATATAATTTAATAAATTTCTTTTTAACTAATAAATATGAAAGATATTTAAATAATAATTTTGGAGCTAATTTACGAGCATTTATTTTTGAACAAATTACAAATGGAAATATTGATTTTTTAAAAGAAGATATACAAACTAAATTAAATCAAAATTTTTCCAATATAAATTTAATTAATCTATCAGTGAATCAATTTCCTGATAATAACGCTTTACAAGTTATAATGGAATATAATATTCCTAATACTAATATAGAAGATAAAATTGAAATAACATTCTAATGGCTGATAAGAAGAATATTACTTACTTAAATAGAGACTTTAATACATTTAAAAATGCATTAATAGACTTTACCAAAACTTATTATCCACAAACCTACACAGATTTTACCCCATCTTCACCAGGAATGATGTTTATGGAACAAGCATCAGTCGTTGGAGATATTTTATCATTTTATTTAGATAATCAGGTACAAGAAACATACGTTCAACATGCTAAACAAGATAATAACTTATTTGAGTTAGCTTATATGTTTAGTTATAAACCTAAAGTAACTTCTGCAGCATTTACAGATGTATCTATTTATCAATTAGTTCCTTCAATATTATCAGGTAGTAATTATATTCCTGATTTCGATTATGCTCTTAGAATTGAAAAAAATGCAACCCTAACTTCTACATCAGTAGGAATACCTTCATTTATTACTCAAGATGAAGTAGATTTTTCTATATCTAGTTCAGCAGATCCTACAGAAATAACAGTTTATCAATTATCAGGAAATAATCCCGTATATTATTTATTAAAAAAGAAAGTTAAAGCATTTTCTACAACTATAAATTCAACAACTTCAACATTTGGAAGTCCTGAAAAATTCCCAACATTAGAAATAAGTGATAATAGAATAATGGGAATTTTAGATATTACAGATAGTGATGGAAATACATGGTATGAAGTAGATTATCTAGCTCAAGATACAGTTTATGATTCTGTAAAAAATACTAATCTAAATGATCCTAATCAGTTTGAAAATACTGATACTCCTTATTTATTAAAATTAAAACAAGTACAAAGACGATTTGTTTCAAGATTTTTAGATTCAACTACATTACAAATTCAATTTGGTGCAGGTACAACAAATAGTTCTGATGAAACAATAATCCCTAATACAGATAATGTGGGTTTAGGTTTACCATTTGGTCAAAATAAAATGACAACTGCTTATAGTCCATCTAATTTTGTTTTTACAAATACTTATGGTATTGCTCCTTCAAATACAACTTTAACAATAAGATATTTAACAGGAGGAGGAGCTTCAGCTAATATACCTTCTAGTACTTTAAACCAAATTTCAGGAACTATTAAATTTCTTAAAAATAATTTAAATTCTGTTACTGCTCAAACAATATTTGATTCATTAGCAATTGAAAATGAATTTGCTGCTGATGGAGGAAGTGATGGTGATACTATAGAAGAATTAAGACAAAATATAATGTCTAATTATAACACTCAACAACGTTCGGTAACCCCTGATGATTATTTAATTAGATCTTTAAGTATGTCTCCTAGATTTGGAGCTGTAGCTAAAGCTTATATTGAGGCTACTAAAATACAAAATATTAATTTGGGTGAAATTCCATCTATTCTTGATTTATACATTTTAACTTATAATAATAATAAACAATTAACTACATCATCTACTTCAATTAAACAAAATTTAGCAACTTATTTATCTCAATATAGAATAGTCGGAGATTCAATTAGAATTAGAGATGCATTTGTTATTAATATAGGAATTAACTTTGATATAATTGTTTTACCTGATTATAATAACAATGATGTTTTAAATAATTGTATTAAAGCTTTACAAGATTTTTTTAATATTGAAAAATGGCAAATAAATCAACCAATATTCTTAAGAGATTTATATATACTTTTAGATAAAATAGAAGGAGTACAAACAGTGAAAAATATAGAAATTTACAACAAATCTGGAGTTTCAGATGGATATTCAAAATACGGATATAGCATTCCTTCAGCTACTGTAAATAATGTAATTTATCCAAGTTTAGATCCAAGTATTTTTGAATGTAGATATTTAAACGAAGATATAAAAGGAAGAGTTTCTTCATTATAAAATAAAACATGGCAATCTATAAATTATTTCCTTCTTACGATACTACATTATACTCTCAATACCCAGACCAAAACACTGGACTTGATAGTATATTAGAGGTTTTTAACAAAACCCACAACACCGATCCTTTATATATTTCCGAAGCTGAAGTAGCTAGAACTTTAATATCATTTGATTCAACAGAAATAGCTGATGTAATAGAAGATATTATAAGTGGATCACAATGGCAAGCTAATCTTAAATTATTTAACGCAAAAACAACAGGAATAACTGCTGATTCTAAAATTTATATTTATCCATTAGCTCAATCTTGGACTAATGGAACTGGTAGATATGATAATTCTCCTAAAACAGAGAATGGAGCTAGTTGGACTTGGAGAACATTTAACGGAGGAACAACATGGATTACGTCTTCATTTGGATCATATATAACTGCATCCTTCCCATCATCCAATCCTGGTGGTGGAATTTGGTACACAGGATCATCAAATGGTTTAAGATATGAAGTAACCCAATCATTTGGATTAAGAAGTATAAAAGACATTAATTCAAATATAACTGATATAGTAAATTCATGGTATTCAGGAAGTATATCAAATAATGGAGTTATATTAAAATGGGGATCTAATTTAGAATTTAATTCTAGTGAATCATTAGAACCTAATATGAATCTATTTGCAGTAGATACTCATACTATTTATCCTCCAGAACTTGAATTTAGATTTAATGATTATTCATTCAATACTGGTTCAAATACACAAGGGTTTATAACATCATCCAATATGATATTATCTTTTCCTAATAATAAAGGAGAATTTAATCAAAATAGTATCCAAAAATTTAGAATAGATGTGCGACCTCAATATCCTGCTCGTACATTCATAACAAGTTCATATTATATTTCAAATAATTATTTACCTTTATCGTCTAGTTATGCTATAAAGGATTTAGATACAAATGAATTTGTAATAGATTTTGATGATACTTACACTAAGATAAGTGCTGATAGTGAAGGAAATTACTTTAAGATATTTATGAATGGCTTAGAACCAGAAAGATATTATAAGATTTTAGTAAAAACAATTATAAACGGTGAAACTCTTATTCATGACAATGAATATTATTTTAAAGTAAAAAATGAGTAAAATTAATTTAAATAAAACAGTTTTTGAAAAAAGACAATATCCAAAAATAATTGATACTTCATTTAATCAACTTTCTTTAAAATTTACTCCACCCCCAGAATTACCAACCCCCCCAAAACTGGATGAATTTTTTAAATCTTACAATGATTTATTTTATGATATTCCAGAAACAGGAGAAACTAATTCACATGAGTTTTTAATTAAACAGAGTAGTGCTTATATTGATTTTCAACAAGTAAATGAAGATGTTCAAGCTTTATTAGACGAGATAGCTTCATTAAGAATAGAAAATTTAGAATTACAAAAACAATTATTAAATAAATAATGGAAATTATAACAAATATATCTTCTTTAGATCCTGTAACTCTTGAACTTCAAGATTATTCATCTACAGATGATTCTCTTATTTCCTCATTTACTTTAAATGATTTATCATTTACCTCTAATAATATTATAGAATATCATATTTATGATTTCAATAAGAATTTAATTAGTTCTGATATTAATTATAAAAGATATTCATTAATAGATAATAACTTAAATTTAGATATACAAAAAGATTTAACTTATTATGGTTTTGAAGAAGGACAATATAAAGTAATTTATAATTTTCTAAAACCAAGATTTAATTCATCTAAAGATAATTATTATTACATAACAGAAATTAGTTCTGATAGAACTGAATTAAGATTATCATCTACTATAATTGATTCTTTATCTATTGAAAATGGATATAATCAATTTATTTCTGAATCTAATCAATCCACTTATTATTTAGATTTTTATTTAAATTTTGATAATAACAACTTACTTATTTCTAATAATGTTTTATTAGATAATTCAATCCCAGGTGATTATAGTTTATTAATTAAATTATACGAACCTTTACCTAATAATTTTACTTTAAATTCTCAATTATGGATTTCAGAAAAAATCTCTGATTCTATAGCTTATTCAATAGAAAATATTATAAGTTTTCCTGAGGAAAATGGAGTAATAAAAATAAAAGGACCTAATTTTAATATTCCTATTAAAGATAGAATCAACAATTCTACAGAATATCACAATAGCAATACCTTAAATAATACAACCTCCTCATTTTTATCAAATCAATTATCTAGTTTATTTCAAAACAATTCAATTGAATTAAATATAGATTATACAGATTATGAAAATTTTATTCATTTTTCATCTGCACAAACCCGATTAGAAAATTTTTATTATAAATTATCTTTATTAGAAACTTATTATTCTCAAAGTAATACTACTACATCTAGTATTTCCAATACTTATATTTCATCAAGTAATAATATATTAAATGATAAAATTACTAATTTAATTACTAATTTTGATGAATATGAATATTTTTTATATTACAATTCAGGTAGTAAAGCTTGGCCTAAAACCAACTCAACACCTCCTTATATAAATGCTCCTACAACTTCATCACAAGGACAAACATGGTATGATTCTCAAATAATTACTGCTTCGTTATTTGATAATGAAAATAAAGATGCTCTAGTTAATACTATTCCTCTATATTTAAGAGAAGATCCGGAGAATGATAATTATATTTTATTTGTTCAGATGTTAGGTCAACATTTTGATAATATATATCTTTATCATGAAGAAGTTTCAAATAAATATAATGCTGACAATAGATTAGATCATGGTATTTCAAGAGATTTAATTTCTGATGCTTTAAAGGATTTTGGAATAAAAATTTATCAAAATAATTTCTCAACTGATGATTTATATTCTTCATTTTTAGGTTATACTTCAACAGGAGGTTTATTACCCCCAACAGGCAGTGACCTTATAACGACGTATATAACAGCATCTGATAGTAGTAACCTATTACCATTAAATGATGTAAATAATGAAATATATAAACGTATATACCATAATTTACCATATTTACTTAAGACCAAGGGTACATTAACTGGTTTAAGAACATTAATTAACTTATATGGTATCCCCGATACTATTCTTGATATAAAAGAATATGGTGGAAAGGATAAGAATAATTATAATGATTGGGATAAATTTCAAAATAAATTTAATTATGAATTTGATACATTAGGAAGAGGTTATGTTCAAAAAATAATTCCTGAAGGAGTACCTACTTCTTCTTTAAGTTCTATAGAATTTAGATTTAAAACTAAAGGAATTCCTTCATCTAGTATAAATCATCTTTTATCTGAAATTCCTGGTAATTTTTATTTAGTACTAGAATATACAGGAAGTAGTTTTACAAGTTCATCATATGGTGGTTCTATTCCTAATTTATATAATAATTATGGTACTTTAAAATTTATTAATTCTAATAATAATTCAGCAAGTATATATTTACCTTTATATAATGAAGATTGGTGGTCATTATTGATAACTAATTATAATAATACTAGTAGTTTATATATAAAAAATAAGATTTATGAAGGAAATGATGGATCTAAAATAGGTTTCCAATCTTCTAGTAGTTTATCAGGTGGTAATTCTTGGATAACTTCTTCTAATAGTCAAAGTTTTTATTTATCAATCCCCCTACCTATATCTATTGCAGGAAAAACATATAGACCATTTACAGGTTCATTTCAAGAATTAAGATTTTATAATACTCAAATAAGTGAAAGCGTATTTGATGATTTTGTAATGAATCCATATTCAATTGAAGGAAACCAATTAACTGGTTCTCAATCATCATTATCATCTTTAATATTTAGAGCACCATTAGGAACATTATTAGATAATAATTCTAATACTTCAAGAACATCATCTCATCCATCTTATACTAATTTTCCTATTACTGAATCTTTTATTACCGCTAGTAGTAGTATTTATACATTAAATGGAAGTTATTCTTTTATTCCAAATAGAGAAATAATATATCAAGATCAATTTCCATCTGGTATAAAAAATGATATTTCGGATAAGATAAAAATAACTAATAATATATTACCTGAAGGTGATGTTTTATCTCCATTTATATCAATTCAACAAAAATTTCCTATAAGTGAAAGTTATACTAAAGATACAAACTATGTTGAAGTAACTTTTTCCCCACAAAACGAAATAAATGATGATATAATTTCTCAATATGGTTATTTCAATATTGGAGATTATATAGGAGATCCTAGACAATTAGTTAATCAAAATTTAACATCATATTCTGATTTTAATAAATTAAGAGATACTTATTTTTCTAAATATCAAAATAGATATAATTTAAAAGATTATATTAGATTAATTAAATATTTTGATAATTCTTTATTTAAAATAATTAAAGATTTTATTCCTTCAAGAACTAATCTGGCTTCTGGTATTACTATTAAACAACATTTATTAGAAAGAAACAGATATTCACCAGCTCAATTAGAACAAGAATTTCACAATGAATTTACTGCTTCTGTAAAATCATATCCTTATAATTATAATGATTCTTCTTCATTATATAAATTTAAAGGTGAAACAGGAGGTGTATTTCCCAATTTAAGTGGATCTATAAGTAGTAGTTTAAATTATCCTGGAATTATCAATATTACACAAAGTTGGGTAGAAGAATTTGATGGTCCGAAAGGTTTATCGTACATTAGTCATAGTTACAAAGAAGAATTTTATAATGGGGAATTAAAAGGAAGTCAATTAAAAGTAGTTTCATCAAGTTTATCAAATGGAGCTACATTATTTAATAATATTTATCCAACTTATTATATTCCTATTTTATATAAAACTACAATAACTAATGATGATATATTCTTTAATTCTAATACTTCTCCTAATCCAGGAGAAATATTAATTTATTCAGATTTATTATCTAATATAAATATTTACAACAATAATAATATATATTTTACTGAATAATGGCTATTTATAGTATTACTAATATAAAAATTTCTAAATTAGATGCTAATGGAAATGATAATACTTCTAATTTAGAACAATTATTATATTTTACATTAAAATATTCTGATATTAATCCTATCCAATTTGATATAATCAATAGAAAAGAATATTCTGATTATTTCTTATTTAATATAAAAACAACCCCTCTTCAACAATCATATGATATAAATACTTTAGCAAGCAGTTCAGATAATAATATAAAAAATTATTTTACATCTGCTTCTTTTCCATCAAATCAATCTTCTAGCATATTAAAATATGATACAATTTTAAATAATAATTTAGGTTATTTAAATACTTCTAGTGGTCAATTTATATTAGGAAACACTCCGAATATTCCTTTAACTCTTATAGCAACAGCATCAATTTATTCAGTCAATGGAACTTTAGGAACTGAATTAAGAGTTTATACTAGAACATCAGATTCATCTAGTTTAAGAGGAGTTTCAGGATTTTCTTTTACTCAAGCTACTATTCCTCCATTAGGAAGTGCTACTTTATATGTATCAGGAAGTTTTACTCCAATAAAAGGAGAAAGATATGTAGTAGGAATATCTGATGATTCAGAATTTTCAGACATAACTGCATCTAATGTAAATTTTTTAATTACTCAATCTATTACACCAAATGTAGGAGTTAGTAGTTCAGGAGATTTATTAATTTTTATAACTCCAGGAGAAGATTCTGAAAACCCATTGTTAAATAATGCTGAAAACATATTATTAAATCCAAATTATTTAACTTTAGATTATACAGAATATAAACTTCCTGATACTGAATTTCAATTAGTTTTATCTGGTTCTGGAACTAATTCATCTGTAAAACAATATAATTATGAAGCCAATAGAATAACAATTCCTAGATATAAAGGAAGCAGATCAACAAGCCCAGATTGGAATTTAAATAATACTGAGGGTGGTTTAGGTTTAGATCCTAATGTTGAAAGAAATAATATATATTTTGCAGCTATAAATTCAATAGAAGAAGCCTCACCAGAAATAATAAATTCCAGTGTAGTTAATTTTAAATTTTTAATAGATGATCAAGGAAACACTTATGAATTAAATAATGATCCTTCTAATATTTCATATTATAATAGTACTTTTACTTTTGAAAAAGATAAACCAATAGTAATATCAGATAATGAGGGAACTAATTATACTAGTTCAATTTATAGATCTGGATATGATGTTATTCCAATTTTATATTCTGATACAGGATTAACTTTTGAACCAACATTATCTTTTTCTAATAGTGGTGTAGGAAATTATTTATATAGAGCTTCAACACAAAATTGGATGTCAGCTAATTCTAATGTATTATTATTTTGGGGACCTAATTCTACACATGAATCAAATCAAGAAGGAAAAAGCTTCTTAATGAAATTCCCAACTATTTCTAAATCCCCAGATCTAACTTTAACTAATATACAAGTATCAGCTAGTACTAATAATATTATTAATAATTTTTCTACTTATACCCCTCCAGGCTATCCTTCATATACACTAACTCCTATAATGACAGGAAGTTTATATCATATAACTAATTCTACCCCTAATACTTATCTTAAATTTAAATATCAAGGCCAAGGAGATGCTACAGGTATAGCTGGGTTGTTTTATATAGGACCTTCTTATAGTAAATGGCAATTAAATGTTAAATTTATAAAAGCTAAATTAACAGATTTAGGCGCTGTATCTCCTTCAGGAATATACACATGGAATTTTAATAACCTTTCAACTAATACTGAAATACTAGCTTCTACTACTTATATGGGTAATCTAGCTAATCCTTATTCATATAATGAGACAACAAACCCATTAATAACATATCCTAACAAAGTAATTAATATTGATGGAGGAACTAATGGGTATATTACATTCCCTATAAATATAGAAACTAATTTTCTAGCCTTAGAAATAGATGATGTAATAGGTTTATTAGTAGAATTAGTTGATATTCCGACAGCCAAAACAATAGGTTTTTATAATAGTGCTAATTCTGGATATAATTTTTATTCAATGGAAACTATATCTGATCCTCCACCAAACCTATTAATAACAACCTCTCCACAACCTTATTTTCAAACAGCCTCTTCCAATCCTTATAGATTAATAATGGCAACAGCTTCAATTAACGCTAACCCGACATTAACTTCAGGTTTGGCTCAAGCATTTGAATATAAACAATTAGATATAACTGGATCCTTATATAAAAATATTACCAAAAAATCGTTACCATTGGTAGGAGATCAAATAAGATTTGAACATAATGAATCTTTAATATATGATGTATTGGAAACTGGGTTTACTAGTTCTGGTAATTTTTATATGGATTTAAATAATCCTATATTAAATGGAACTAACTTGAATTGGTTTTTAATAAGAAGATATATTAAAAATCCATCAAAAATGATAATCACAACTCCATTTGAACAAACATCAGGATTTGCATTTCCTGAATATATGAGTAAAAACATAGTAAATAATTTACCGAAAATAATAGAAAAATTAAAAACACAAGGATTAATTTAATAATATTTATAATAAAAATAAAACAAATTGGGCTATTTAAATAATTCAACAGTAACAATCGACGCCATTCTTACAAAGAAAGGTAGAGAACTTTTAGCAAAAGGTGATGGAACCTTTAAAATTACACAATTTGCTCTAGCAGATGATGAAATTGATTATACATTATATAATCCAACTCATCCATCTGGTTCAGCATATTATGGACAAGCAATTGAAAATTTACCATTATTAGAAGCTTTCCCTGATGAAACTCAAATAATGAAATATAAATTAGTAACATTACCTAGAGGTACTTCAAAAATGCCAATTTTAGATTTAGGTTATGCTTCAATTGTATTAAAACAAGGTGCTTCATTAGCAATTACTCCACAAACCTTAAATTATTTAGGTAATAATCAAACATTTGAAACTTCAGGTTATACTGCAACTATATCAGATGTTAGATTATTTAATTCATTTACGGGAACTGGTATTCAAACAAATGATGCTAGTAATTTAAATTCAACTAATACAATAGGAACTAATGTTTCTAAAACAGTTGTTGGAACAACAATTAATTTATCTGCAACAACAATAAATACATTATTTGGAACCGCAACAGAATTATATGCTTCCTTAACTATTGTAGGACGTAATAGTGGAGCTAGATTAACAATCCCTGTAACAATTAAAAAAACTCAATAATAAAATATGTCATACATTAGATTAGACCCTCAAGATTTTCTTATATCTTCTGAAGCCATTACTTCAGCTTTATGGACAGGGTATGCTCCTACATTAAATTCATTTTTTACATCTTCTACTCAAGTAGCTAGTAATGCTGGAAATTATTATATAAGTGTTTACCAAACATCTAGTAGTGATACAAATGCTGAAGTTCAATTTGATATAACTTATGGTGATTTATTAGGAAGTGGTAGTATTTTATATGATAGTGGAGTTGCAGAAAAATCTCCAACAAGAACTATTTATGGACAATATAGAACCTTAGTTTTAGGAAGTGAAACCTCTGATTTTATTTTTGGAAATTATACTTCCCCTAATTTTTATGCTATTTCAATAAACAGAAATAGATATAAAGAATCATTATTTCCAGGTTCATTAACTTTACAATTAGGTTCAGGAAGTAATAAAATTACCTTAACAGATGATTCTAGAATTACATCAACAAATGTATTTACAGATGCTGGTAGAGTTTATAATCTAGTAAGTGGATCTGCAGGAACCGTTTATACAGGAATAAATTCATACGGATGGGCTGGAGGAGCAAATGCTGCATCTGGTTCTTATGGTTGGTTTCTACCTGATATTTCCACATTAATATTAAATCCTGCAGCAATTGGAGGAACAGTTGCTAATGGAGGTATAATTTTTCAAACATCAAGAAGTAATAACTCAGATGGTTTGAATAATGATAGATTATATAGTGCTATTTCAGGAGGAGCTAATTTTACATTAAATTCTCAAGAAACAATAACTTCAGATTTCGTATTTGTTAGAGCTAGAAACAGTGATTTTAATTATTCAGAAAATCCAAGTTTTATTTCTGGAAGTAATGGTGTTGTATTATATAATGATTTTATAAATAATCCACAAACCTTTATTACAACTGTAGGTTTATACAATGATGCAAATGAATTATTAGCAGTTGCTAAATTATCAAGACCATTAAAGAAAGACTTCACGAAAGAGATGCTTCTTAGATGTAAGTTAGATTTTTAATTTAAATTAATAGATGAGTGTATTTAAGCCATTTCTGGCTCAGGATATAATAATAACTCCTTTCACAGTAAATAAATCTTTTCAATTTACTGGACGAAATGCACTTACATCTTCTGATGTAGGAATTGATATTTTTATAGCAAAAAATATAACGTCTTCATTTAGTACTTCATCTCCAACCACAGGAGAATTTACAACAGGTTCATATCAACAATTATTATATCATTCCGTAAAAGAATTATATTATTCTAATTTTATATCTTCTAGTAAAGGTGATGAAGCTACACTTTATATAAATAATAATGGAGTAGAAGTTCAAGCTAATAATTTACAACCTAGATATGAAAATTATCTTCAATCAACTTTAGTTCCTGAAAGATTTATTCCGACAGGTTCAAATGATGAAATAGGAATAATTTCCATCCCCACAACATTATATGGAGATCAAATAAGACCTAAAAGTTTTTATTTATCATCACCAAGTGGAAGTTTAACAGATGATGGAGAAGGAAATATTTATTTAAATTCATTAACTTCAAGTTTAGTAGGAAATATAATTTATTCTCATGGTTTAATAATTTTAACTACAGATCATTATCATATAGCATCATATTATAGTACAGCTTCATATGGATCTAGTTTATATAGTGACACAGTAGGAATATTAGGTTCAATAATTAATGCACCTTCATTAACAATGTCATTCCAAAGTACTTATACAATATATGAGACTCAATATAAATGTACTATAAGAGAAAGTGAATTTAATTTTAGTTTAAATCCTACATTATTATCAGGAAGTACAAATGAAAGGATTTATGATTTTGCTACAGGATCTAATTTTGCTCCTTATATATCTACTATTGGACTTTACAACGATAATCAGGAGTTATTAGCAGTTGCTAAATTTTCACAACCACTTCCATCATCCCCAACTACAGATATGAACCTGATAGTATCACTTGACCGCTAATTATAAACTTAGATTTTTTTTTTCATATATGTATAACCATGGAAATGAAAAAATGTATAGGTTGTAATATAGTTTTAGAACAAACTGAAGCTAATTTTTATAAAAAAGGTAAAAAATATGAAGGTTTTCAAAGTAGATGTAAATTTTGTTTTAATAAACAAACTATATCAAATCAAAAAAATGAAGATTATAAAAAATATTTAAAAAATTATTATAAGTTGAATAAAGAAAAAATTGATTTACAAAATAAAAATAATTATTATATAAATAAAGAAGATAGATCTAAAAAAGCAAAAGAAAAATACCATAGTAATTCTGAATATTATTTGAATCTTCAAAAATCATATCAAGAACAAGTTAAAAATGATCCTGATAAATTAGAAAAACAAAGAGAAAGATTTAGAAAATGGCATAAAGAAAATAGAAATAAAAATCCTCACCTCCATTTAATTAGAAATCAACTTAAGAATATTAAAGAATTATTAGGAACTAAAAAAACACAACCCGCATTACTAGAATTAGGATATACTCCTGATGATTTTAAAAAACATATTGAAATATTATTTAAAGAAAATATGTATTGGGGTAATATAGGATTAGGTGAAGGTAAATGGAATATAGATCATAAAATACCTGTAACTTGGTTTAAACAAAAAACACCATTTTACTTAGTAAATAATTTAATGAATTTAGAACCAATTTGGTGGGTAGAAAATAATAAAAAAAGTAATAAATATTCCACTCCAATATGTTTAGAATATTTTAATTTAATAAAAGAATATATATTAGAAGACAAATTAAATTTAATCATAATTAATGATAAATAAATTAAAATATATAATTAAAGAAGAAATTAGAAAACAATTGGATGAAATTTCTAAACCTGATGATAATACTTTAGAAAAAATTTCTTTAGAAGTTAGAAATAAATATCCGAATATTAATAAAGGCTTATGTTTTAATTTTGCTAATATAATATATAATTTATTTGGATTTGATAATTTTGTTTTTCTTTATGATAAAGGAGAAGCATTTATTGGAGAACCACTACATATAGCTTTTAAATTAGGAGATAATAAATATTATGATGGTTATGGTATATTAACAAAACAACAACTTCAATATGAATGGCAAGGTCCTGAAGGATTACCTGATTTATATTCTGGAGATATAGAGGATTTAAAAGAATATGTTAAAATATTACCTGAAATAGATAAAGAAATTAAAAAAATAATACAAAATGTGGTTATACGAAAATAAGGTTATTACAAAAATAGAAGATTTAGGAGAAAATATTTTTGGTTTTATATATAAAATAGAAAATCTCACCAATAATAAATTTTATATTGGTAAAAAACAAATAATGTCTATTACTAATGTAAAATTAGGTAAAAAGGAAATATCATTACTTCCAACAACTCGAGGTAGAACTCCTTCCAAAAAACAAGTTATAAAAGAATCTAATTGGGTTGACTATATGGGAAGTAACAAATTTCTCTTAGAAGATATTAAATCATTAGGTAAAGAAAATTTCAAAAAAGAAATCCTAATATTATGTTCTAATAAAAAACTTTTAACATATCATGAATTATCATTCCAGTGTAAATATGATGTTTTAACTACCAACAGTTATAATGATAATTTATTAGGAAAATTTTATAGAAAAGATTTTATATAATTTAAACTTGGATTTCTAACATAAACTTCATATGTTATGAACAATGGTAAATCACTTATTATTAAGTTTAGTTAATTCTGTCTTAGGACAAGGAAAACCTAGAGCAAGGGAAAATTATGCTTATAATTGTCCTTTTTGTCCTAACCCATCCTCAACCCCAAAACTAGAAATTTGTTTTACTGAAAGTAAAGATGGTATAAATAAATGGGGGTGTTGGAAATGTTTAAGTAATGGTAAAAGACTTTCTACATTATTTAAAAAATTAAAAGTACCTCAAGAAAAATTTGATGAATTAAAACAATATGTAACTATTGGAGGTTCATCTGATTATATAAAAATAGAAGAAAAATTAGAATTACCTAAAGAATTTAAATCATTAATTAATTCATCAGGTTTAACTTCTAGACAAGCTTTAGCTTATCTTAAAAAACGAAATATAACTGAAAATGATATATTAAGATATAATATAGGTTATTGTGAATATGGTGAATATAAGGATATGGTAATTATTCCTTCATATAATTCAGAAGGTAAATTAAATTATTTTATGGGGAGAACCATAATTCCAGACTCTAAATTCAAACGTAATCCTCAAGTATCAAGAAATATAGTTCCCTTTGAATTATATATAAATTGGAATTTACCAATTATATTATGTGAGGGATTCTTTGATGCTATAATTGCTAAAAGAAATGCTATTCCTTTACTAGGAAAAAATATTCAATCTGAATTAATGAAAAAATTAATCCAATCCTCAGTAAAAAAAATATATATAGCTCTTGATAAAGATGCTTTAAAACAATCTATAAAACATTGTGAAATGTTGATGGATGAAGGAAAAGAAGTTTATTTAGTGAATCTAGAACAAAAAGATTTTAATGAAATGGGATTTGAATCATCAATAAGATTATTACAAACTTCAAAACCATTAACATTTGAAAAATTATTAAATATAAAATTAAATGAAACAGTGTAAAAGATGTTTTGAAAATAAAATATTGGATGAATTCCATAATAATAAGAATAGAAAAGATAATAAAGAAATATATTGTAAATCATGTTTAAATAAGTCTGCAAAAGATAGATATAAAAAAGACCCAAGAATATCATATCACAAAGAATATATTAATAATGATTGTTTTAAAATATATCAAAAAGAATATAGATTAAATAATAAAACTAAACTTAATAAACAAATAAATGAATGGTATGTTAGAAATAAAGAAAAACATATAAAACATACTTCTAAATCAAAATTTATTAGGAAAAAGACCGATGTTAATTTTAAATTATCCGAACTTATAAGATCCTATATTTATTCATCTTTAAATAAATTTGATATAAATAAAATAGAAAAAATAAAATATTTAGCTTGTGATATTGGGTTTTATAAGACATATTTAGAACAACAATTTAAACCTGAAATGAATTGGAGTAATTTTGGTAAAATTTGGGAAATAGATCATATAATTCCTATTTCTAAATTCGATTTAACAATAGAAGAAAATATTTATAAAGCATTTAACTATTTAAATACCCAACCATTATTTAAAACAACTGAAATAGCAGAAAGTTTAGGTTATAAAAATTATATAGGAAATAGAAATAAAGGTAAAAACTAAAATAATTTAAATTAAAAAACAATGGATAACGATATAACTTATAAAAGAGTAATAAAACGAATTTCAGAAATAGATAAAACATCTAAACAAATTAATTTTTTAGATCAAAGATTTTATGAAAGAAAAGGTGAATATTACCCATCAATCACTTCTGTATTACAACTTTATCCTAAGGGTCGTCACTTTGAGAATTGGTTGAAAGATACAGGTTGGGCAAGTGAACATATAGCTAGAGAATCAGCTAAAGAAGGAACAATGACTCATGATTTAGTAGAAAAATATTTAAATGGTGAAAAATTAGAATGGTTGAATATTGATGGAACAGCTAAATACCCATTAATTGTTTGGAAAATGTTATTAAGATTTAAAGAATTTTGGGAAACCCATAAACCAACATTAATCCATACTGAAATTCATTTATATTCAGACATCCATAAAATAGCAGGTACTTGTGATTTAGTATTAGAAATAAATGGAGAAATATGGTTATTAGATATTAAAACATCTAATCATCTTAATAATAGTTATGATCTTCAAACAGCAGCATATATAAAATGTTGGAATGAATTATTTGAAGAACCAATCCAAAAAGCTGGTATTATTTGGTTAAAATCAGGTAAACATAAAGCTGATTCTAAAGGTATAAAAATGCAAGGTAAAGGATGGGAAATAAAAGAATCAGATCGTACTATAGAAGAAAATTGGAAATTATTTACTCATGTTCATGCTTTATATAAAATTGAACATCCTAATGACAAACCAATATTTGATAGTTTCCCATTATCAGTTCAAAGAACTGTTTAATAATATTTATAATATATAATAAATTTAAATGGCAAATAATTTAACTAAATCTGGTATAACTAGTAATGGTACTATTGAAGCCTGGCATGTAACACAAAGTATAGATGCTTTTACAGGAACTGAAGCTTATAATATAAATTTAAGTGGAAGTTTAGCTGTTACTGGTTCACTTCAAGTAGGTTCAGGTTCTATATCTTCAGGATCATATCAAACAGTAATAGGAAGTTTTAATAATCATAATGATATAACTTCTAGATTTATAGTAGGGAATGGTACTTCAAATTCATCAAGATCTGATGCTTTTAAAGTTACACATTCAAGTTCAATTTATATTCCAACCCAATCATCTGCTCCTGCATGGACTGGTTTAGATGGAGAAATAGTACCGGCTGTAGTTAGTGGTAGTACTTATTTATACATGTGGAGTAGTGGATCTTGGAAATCAACAAATTTTACACCACCCTATGGATCTTATATATCAGCAGTAAACCAAGATGCTGCAGAGAATGCCCTAACAGTATTAGTATACGATAATACTTTAGGTAGAACTTTAACTTCAACCAAACAATCAACAGGAAATTATTATTTATCAGCAATAAATGCTTTCCCCACAAGAGATAAAGTTTGGATTGCTTTAGGTGGTGCAACAAATGGAACTTACCATCCTATATCTACTGGTTCAAGTTTATTAGGATATTATTATGTGGGTAGAGCTAGTGCTGATGATATAGAAATTCTTACATTTAATAGTTCTTTTGTAGCTACGGATTTATATGATTTAATAGGAGCAGTTAGAAGATTAATATTACCTGAAATAAGAGTTTATAAATAATATAAAAATAAAACTTATAATTTAAAGGCTTGGAGAAATTCAAGCCTTTTTGTATATTTATAATTAATGATTAAACTTACTACTTTGCTATTAGAAACAATAAAAAAACCAAAATGTATATTCATTACTGGTCCTGCTGGTAGTGGTAAGTCCTACATAGCTGATAAAATATTACCTAAATCATTTGAATTAATTAATATAGATAAATTCTATGAAGAATTACTTAAACAAAGTGGATTAGGGTTAGATCAAAAAGATTTTAATTTAACACAAAATTCAACAGCTGGTAAACTAATGGGTCAAGCTGTTACATTATCTAAATTAAAATTTATAGATTATTCTAAGTTAAGAGAAAATATAATAATAGATAGTACTGGTGCCTCTTCAAAAACTTTATTACAAAAAAAACAATTTCTAGAAAATTTAGGTTACGAATGTATTATGTTAATGATATATGTATCACCTATAGTTGCATTAGAGCGTAATATACAACGAACTCGTAGTCTTATGCCGAGTATTATACTTAAAACTTGGTATGATGTAAATACGAATATAGACGTGTATAAACAAGAATTTGGAGATAATTTTATATTATATAATAATGATCCAAAAGAATTACCTAGTAAAAATATCCTTACTTATTTTCAAGACTCTCAAGCAGAAAACACATTTAAAACTGAAGAAGATAAAGCTAAGCATATTGATAAAACCAATCAATTAATACAAAATATCACATCTTTACCTGATGTAAAACATGATTTTACTTCATTAGAACAAGTAAAAGATAAAATAAATAATTTCATAAAATGAATTTAGGAGAATATATTGCTTATTGTTTAATACAAGAAAGCACATCACCATATATAGTATATTTTGATATGGATGATACCTTAACAAATTATTCTGGGCAAATTAATAAGACTAAATTAACTCCTAAAGATACTGTAAAACCTGAAAATGTTAGTTTTTGGGAGAATATGGAGTGGTTAAAAGGTTCTGAAGACATGTTACATTTTTCTACCCAATTTTTTAATACAAAAATATTAACTAGAACTCCTGACTTAGATCATGTAAAACAAGCTAAGAAAGAATGGATTAAAAATAATATAGGAGATATAGAAGTAATTACTGTTAGAAGAGGTTCCAATAAAGCAGAATATGCAACTCCTAACTCTATATTAATAGATGATAAACAAGAAACAATAAATAAATTTAATAAAGCAGGAGGAATAGGAATATTATTTAATAATAATCCAGAATATATAATTCAGGAATTAAAAAAATATTATGATCCTTTTTATATGAAAGAAGATAAAATACCTGGAGGATTAGCTCAAAATAAAACATTAGAAGATATAGCTAAAAAACATATTAAAGGTACTAAAATAGGAATTAGACGTATGTTAGTATTCTTAAAGGAACAACTTTGGAAAGGTGTTAAGATTGAAATGGAACATACAACAGATGAAAATATAGCAGAAGAAATAGCTATGGATCATTTATGGGAAGATCCAAAATATTATGATAAATTAGAAAAAGTTGAAATAAATGAAGGTAAATATCATGATAAATTAGTTAAAATGGCTTTGAGGAAAGATCCTGATAGATTAACTGATTTAGGTAAAGAATATTTACCTGAACCTAAATTTACAAGTGACTTTAAAAAATATATTTCTTATATTAACGAATTAGTAAATTATGTTTGTGAAGATCTTCAAATAGAACGACCTGAAATAAAAATAATTAATAGTACTAATTATACTCAAGAAAATCATAGTTTTGGAGGTTATCAACCAGGACAAAATAAGATATTTTTAGTTATAAAAGATAGAAATTGTAGTGATGTTTGTCGTACTTTAACACATGAATTAAAACATGCTCAACAAGATCAACAAGGTGTTTTAACTCCTGAATCTGGCAAAGATGGATCTGAACATGAAAATGAGTGTAATTCATATGCAGGTAAAGTGATGAGAGAATTTAATAGGAAATATCCTGAAATATTAACTTTAGTAAATTAATAATGGTTGTAAAATATAAAATTTATCAAGATCTTGACGGATGTTTAGCAAATTTTGATCAAGGTTTTCATAAACTCACTCACAAATACCCCTCTCAATACGAAAAAGACCATGGTAGAGAACAATTTTGGAACATTATAACTGAATCAGGAGCTAAATTTTGGTCGGAACTCCGATGGATGCCAGGAGGACGACAATTATGGAATTATATATCAAAATATAATCCTGCAATTTTAACAGCTCCATCAAGACATGACTCCTCTAGAGAAGGTAAACAACAATGGGTAACTAAATATATGCCTGGTACTGAACTTTTATTTGAATATTCTCAAGATAAGAAGAAATATGCTTCCCCTACATCAATTTTAATAGATGATAGAGAAGATAATATATCACAATGGATAGAAGCCGGAGGTTTAGGAATACAATATTTATCAACTGACGACACTATTAATCAACTTAAACAACTAGGCCTTTAATGAGTAATATTTTTGAAAATGATGAAGAATCATCAATATCTAAGCAAAAAGCAAGTTATGATCTAGTAGTTACACCAAAAGATAAAACTCCTGAAGACGTAGTTAAAGCATTAGATAATATTGATAATTATGGTCAATATGTTTCTAATATAAGAACAGATAAAGCAGGTTTACAAAAAGCACTAGATGATCATTTTGGTCCTTCTTTACCTGTAAAAAAGAAAGCCTTAGAAAAACAAAGAGGAGAACCATTTCCTCCAAAAACAAAACAAGCAATAGACGATTTTATTCGTTCTAAAACATCTAAACCAGATATGCTTAAATATGTTATTCAAGATAATACATTAGTATTTCCTAAAAATTCAAACCCAAATAAAGAATTAACTAAAGCTATTTTAAAAACAGTTTTAGGTAAAGCAAGAATTGAATATTCAGTTGATGAAAAAGAAAGTTTAGATGAAAATATATTTAAACTTAAAAAATTAATTAAGGAAGAAGTTAAAAAAATATTAAAATAAGTTATGACTAAGTTAATAAAATCCTTTGAAAAAAAAGATGTACAAAGATTGAGAAATCTAGTACAAGGAAAATATGGTGAAAAAACCACCACAGGAACTGGTTATACTAAAGCTCACATTGATTATAAAGAAGGTGATATTTGGACAGAAGATGAACGTACTTGGACAATCAAAAATGGCATCAGACAAAATATAACTAAATTAGATAAAGCAAAACAAACTAATTTAATGCCTTTATTTTGTCCAGAATGTACTAAAATTATGAAAAATAGAAATGATAAACCATTCTATAATATTCATAAAAAATGTTTTAATTGTGTTATTGAATTTGAACAAAAATTGAAGTTGGAAGGAAAATGGGAAGATTATGAAAAATCAATCCATAACAGTGAAATAGATAATGTAATAATTGAATTTAAAAATTGGGCAGAAGATGAGTTGAAAGAAAGTAATAATTCATATATTACAGAAAATGGTGTAATAGAGGAATGGGTAGGAAAAAACGATAAATTAGAAAAAAACATACAAGATTCTTTAGAATTCTTAAAAACATTGAAAAAATAATTATGGAGCATTTGTTGACAGTTTTTATAACACTAACAACAGTAATTGGAGGACCAATAGTAGTAGAATGGTTCAAACATAAATTAACAAAGAAAAAAGCAGACCCATTAAATGAAGCTATTCAACATAATGAAGCTATTAATCATCAATTAGAAAGAATAATAGATGAAATAAAAGGAGATAGAGTTTGGATTGCAATGTTTCATAATGGGGGTCATTTTTATCCAACAGGTAAATCAATACAAAAATTTAGTATATTTCATGAACGTACTACATTAGAAACTGACTCAATAATGGACACATTCCAAAATATACCTGTATCATTATTCCCACGATGTTTATCTAAAATATATAATGAAAGTGAATTACATATAGATAGAGATAATATATACGATTTTAATTTCTTTACTAAAAACCAAAATATAACATCAATGGATATGTTTGGTATAAAAGATCCTGAAGGAAGATTTATAGGTATAATGGCTATTGAGTTTAAAGAACCACATAATTTTAAGAAAGAAGAATTCATATTTATACGCCAGAAATTAGGAATCATTGGTGGTATATTATCACAATATTTATAAACCAAAAATAATGTCAGACAATTTTAATATACATAAATGGAATCGTGATAGATATATTAATGATCTTCAATTAGATGAAAATTATGAAAAAGCACTAGATATATTAGCTAAAAAAGCAGGTATTGAAGGTAGTAAAGGTAAAAATAAAATCAATTTACCTACCCAAGAATATAATGTTAGTTTTTGGTTAACTAAAGGTGGTGATAAAGAACCTATGGATTATGATGTTGAAGCTAAAAATGAGAAAGAAGCAATAGAATTAGCTAATTTACCATCTCATCATAAAATTTATAAACAAACCATAACTGTTTTGAATAAAAAAACAAATGATGAGAGTAAATATAAATATGATCCAAGTAATTTAGAATATATAAAACTATAAAAATGAAAAAAGAAGAATTAAAATCAAAAATAAGAGAACAAATATTAACTAATCTTTCTGAAAAAAAGAAAAAAGATAATGTTGAAGAACCTGAAGTAGAAATTACTAAAGATACTGAAGAAGAAACATCAACAGAGACAGCACCTGCTAAAGATTTTGGAGTAGATCCAAAAATTCAAACATTACAAAATGCTCTTAAAGCTGCTTATGATGCTGCTAAAGATATGGGTGATGAAAAATTAGAAACTCAAATTGGTAATACTATTACTTATTTTACTAGAGCTCATATAGTAAAAAAAGATGAAGGTATTGCTGAAACTACTTTGAAAGAACAATTAAAAAAATTAATTAAACAAACCTTAAATAAATAAAATCTATGACAACTCAAGAAATCGTTACAAAAATGCAAGAATTAATGGAAGTAGTAGTTACTAAACAAGCTTCTAAAACTAAAAAAGATCACAATTTAGCTCGTAAGGCATCTAGTGAATTAAAAAAGTTAGCTGGTGAATTTAAAAAGACATCTGCTGCTGAAGATAAAGCTGCTTAAAAATGAAAAAAAAGGAATTAAAAGATTTAATTAAAAAACTAACCACAGATATTATAAATAATACTGAGGAAAAATCAACCCCTGAAAAGGAAATTCCTTTAACCACTAAATATTCTAGATTTGACTTATTAGTCCAATTCCCAGAAATGATTCCGGTTTTAACTGATTTAATGACTAATGATTTTGAATTATTTTTAAAAGATATATTTTGGGTAGCTCCAAAACCATCCACTTTTAAATTTATGTTAATAAATGGTCAGCATTTCTTCCTAATTTATGATGAAAGAAGTTGGGTTGCTCAAGTTGAAGGTAAAAAATATTATTTACTTGAACTTAGAGAATCCCAACTTGCATCTGAAGCAATATCTAGAATTTTAAGATATGGAAAAATAGAAGATTCAATATCATCTATTCCAGCAGAAAAATCAAAATCTAAATCCAAGTCAAATTCATCAACTAAATCTGAACCAGAAGGTGAAGAAATTTCTATGGAAGAACCACCTGTTGAAGAACCAACCCCTGACGAAGAAACTGCTTAATGTTTACCCTAACATCAGATAAAGAATTTGATTATGATAATTTAGTTAGATTAATGAAAAATAATCTGGGTAAAGATCTGACCAAATTACAATTTTTTGATATTTTATCAACATATACTTATAAACATTATTATAGTAATTTAGGAGATATTATAAAAATATTTCCTACATCTGTATTTACTATAAAAAATTGGAATAAATACGTTACTAAAAAAGAAAGTAATACTGGTAAAGAAATTGAACAGTTGATTACTTGTTTTGCTAATGAAAAAAATGTAGTAGCTGAAAATATTAGAGGAAAAGGTACGGATGTTTGTATAGGCAATAAGTATTTAGAAGTTAAATCAAGTGCTTCTAATAGAATAAATACTCAACTACAAACATCATTTTACAAAAACAACCCAAATAAATTCTATATATTTGTTACTAATACAGCTAAAGACAATATTGAATTAAGAACCGTATCTAGTCAATTATTATATAGATTAAGTTTAGGTAAAGAAATTATAGATGAATTTGAAAAATTAAATCAATCCCCAACCCTATTAAATCAAATAGATAAAGGCTTAAGTAATTTAGATTTCCCTCACCTAATCCAAACATCAATAAATACTGGTGAAAGTTTAGAAACAACTAAATCATTTGTTGTTGGTGAAAATGTAAAAGTAAGATTTGTAATATATCTAGAACCTAAATAATATGGAACGTTTAAATAAATTAATTCAAGAAGCTATAGTTAATAATAATTTATCTAAAAAAGGTTGTGGGTGTGGTTGTAATACTTGTCATTTAACTGAAAGTAAAGATAAATTCCCTCACGAAGTTAAATCAACTAAATATTGGGAACAATTATTAGATAAAACTAATGGTATATCTTCAGGTACTTATAAAACATTCAAAAATATAATTGATTCCATCAAAAAACAAAATAACATGGCTTCTGATAAACAAATGGAAGAACTTAAGCGTTTAAAGAATGGTGATTGGAAGCGCGGAAGTAAAAATTAAATTTATATATTTATACACATGACTAATATCTTAGAAAATAAATTACGTACTATGATCAAACAAGAGGTACGTAATATATTAAACGAAGATAATTCATCTGTTATATATAAGATTGAAGGTAAATTAATTACTGATACATCCAAAAACAATCAAAAAGATATATTATCAGATATACGTTCAATAGCTGGTATAACTATAGTAGGTACTAAAGAAACAGGAACCGAAAGAACAATAGTTAAAAATTCTAATTATACTACTATATTAACTATTAAAATAGATCCTCATCCCTTTATAGGTAAAGGTGGTTTTGGTAGAGAAGAAATAATTCAAACAATAAAAGATATAAAACGAATTAAGGGAGTTCGTAATTTTACTTTAACTAAATCCCCAATTAAAACAACTAACTAATAATAAAATGAAAATTACCGAAGTACGTCAATTAATTAAAGAATCAATTCAAGATTATATTCGTGAAATTGATAAAAAAGGAGATGAAGCAGCAGTAAAAGCCAAAATGGAAGCATGTTCTGAAGCTATCGAATCTCGTAAGAAAAAAATCGAAATGTCTGAATCATTAGAAGAAATGAAAGACATGGTAGATCCAGTTAAAATTAAGACATTAGGTGCTGAAATTAAACAATTGGAAAAAAGTTTAGCTAAATATACTAAGCAATTAGAAAAAATGACTGCTAAAAATGCTCCAAAATCTGAAGAAGTTGAAGAACAAGAAGTAGTAACTGAAGATGAACCAATTGATGAGGTTGATTTAGAAGTAAACGAAACTGAAGAAGTAGAAGAAACAATTGATGAGGTTGAAACTGAAATCGAAGAAACAGAAACTACTACTTTAAATGAATCTTATATCAGAATGCAAAAATTAGCAGGTCTTATAAAAGGATAATAATTAAATTTGGAAGATTAAAAACTTATAATTATATTTAATGTATAAATTTTATAAAGATAAAAACGAGAATTTTGAGTGTAATATAGGACTTGAAGGTGCTAGTTTATCAAATGCTCAAGCTCGTTTAATCCTTGAAAATGAAGAATTTAATCTTGTATTTAATGGTCAAATTGATAGAAGTGGAAAATGTGTTGTTCCTATAAAAAAACTAAAAATTTTAACTGAAGGTTTAACTGGAAAATTAAAATTAGAAGTAATAGTAGAAGAAGATACATATTTTCTACCTTTTCAAGATGAATTTATAGTTGATGTTAATAAAAAATTAACTGTAGAAGTAATAGAACAAAAAGATGTTAAGAAAAAAATAATAGTTGAAGTAAAACAAAATGATGTTTTAAAAATAGTAAGCGAAATATATGTTAAATTAAAGAATAAAAATATTAATTTACAGAATATAAAATCTCATTCTAAAACTATTAGTTCTATTGTAGGTGAAACTATTGATAAATATAAAATACAAGACAAAGAATTAAAATTAATTCAAGAACAACTACTAAATAAATTAATAAACAATAATGAGTAAAAGTAACACAAGTGAAAATGATATGATTGGTTTTACCTTCAATAAGGTATGTCCAGCATGGATGGGAACATTAGCAACAACAGGAAGTGCTAGTTTATATGTAGCATTACATACAGCAGATCCAGGAGAAGCAGGAACACAGGCAACAAGTGAAGCAACATATACTTCATATGCTAGAGTAGCAGTAGCAAGAACAGGATCTGGATGGACAGTAACAGGAAATCAAGCATCAAATACAGCTTTAATCCAATTCCCACAATGTACAGGGGGTACAAATACTATTACTTATGTAAGTATTGGAACTGATTCCTCAGGTGCAACAGAAATTCTATATAGTGGAGCATTAAATAGTTCATTATCAGTAGCTAACTTAATTCAACCCCAATTTTCAATTGGTGCGTTGGTAGTTCAAGAAGATTAATATAAAATAAGTTATGAAATATAAATGTAGTAAATGTGGTTTAGCTGTAATAATATTACCTGAACAACAACCTATAAAAGCTTGTAATTGTGAAGCTGCTATTATAGCAGAAATGTCTTCAATAGCACAAGGACAGGGAGGGATAAAATAATAAAATGGCGGGGTTTGGTAGGATAAAACAACTAGTAGAAGCTCAAGATATAAATGGAGCAACTAGATATTATACTTGGAGAAAATCCCCAACTCAAATTACAACAATTGGAACTTGGTTTGATTTATCAATGAGTCCTGGGAATCCACAACCAAAATACTGGTTTGATGCTGCTCCATTAACTGCAGTACAAGTAAAACAATCAACAGATGGAGGAATATTTCATGGAAGTGGGGTATCTCCTTCTAATAAATTTTTACGAAGAACAACATTAATATCAACAGTAGCAACTGCACTACCAATGCCAATGATACTTTGTGATTATTTAATGTATTACCCATCTATAGATGAAGGAACAACAGATACTCAAATTTTAACAAATGGAGTATCTTTACCTAGATATACAGATGGAGCAGGTGTTCAAGTAATGGCAGTATCAGTAGCAGCAAGAACTGGAAATCAACAATTTTACTTTACATATACTAATTCAGATGGAGTTTCTGGAAGAACAAGTGGTATAATAACACAAAATTCAGTATCAGTAATTGGCACTTTAGTAAATACAGAAAGAACATTAAATTCTAGTACATCTCCTTTTTTACCACTTCAGAATGGAGATAAAGGAGTAAGATCTATTGAAACTGTAACAATGTTAGGGATAGATGTAGGTTTATTTAGTTTAATATTAGTTAAACCTTTAGTAACAACACAAATAAGAGGTATAGATGCTCCTGTTGAAGTTGATTATTTAGTAAATAATCCATCAACACCCCAAATATATGATAACGCATTTTTAAATTACATATGCTTACCTCAAGGAACATTAGCTGCAACAGCATTACATGGTGATTTACAAGTATTGATAAATTAATAAAATAACAAATGGGATTTAGCTCAATGGATGACTTTATAAATAAAGTCACAAACACAGGAAATTTTTTAAGAACAGATTGGAATAAAAACTTTTTACCTACAACACCAGCAGTAGCAGGAGAATGGTTTTGTTTAGCAAGAGGACAAGGAAATCCAAACTCAGGTTCAATATATAATACGGGTACTAACTTAACTTTTCAAACAGCAAGTCTTTCTCAAGATACTTGTGGTGGTATATACCATGGTGGTGCTGTAACAGGAAGTAATATGACTAAACATATAGTAAATGCGTCTGCATATACTGCTGCAGCTACAACAGCTCCTGCTATATTAATGTTAGTAGATTTAGTAGGTTTTATAAGAGTCACTTCAACAACAACTACGGGTAATCAAAATATAATTAATACACAAACTCAATCTAGATATCAAGATGGAGCTGGTCTACAAGCATTTATGTGGGCTAATAACCCAACTCCTTTAGGTGCTGGTACCCCAAATTTATCAATTACTTATACATCATCAGCAGGATTAACAAATAGAACAACTCCATCAACTTTACCAGTTGGTAAAACAGCAGCAGCAAATGGATTAATTTTATACTCAGGAACAGGTGTTGGTAAATATGGTCCTTTTCTCCCATTAACGGGGAGTGATACTGGTATAAAACAAATTTCCCAAGTAAATTTATCGGCAACATATACATCTGGTGAATTCTCAATTGGGTTATGTAGACCTTTACTTACAATGCCTATTACTACATTAGGTGTAGCATCTGAAAGAGATTTGATGAATCAAGTTCCAAGTTTACCAAGAGTTTATGATGATGCTTGTTTAGTATGGTTATTATATAATGGAGCAGCAACTCCCATTAACTCTGCATTTTATGGTCATTTAGATTTTGCATGGGGTTAAGAAATGGCATTAATAGGAAATTATAGTGTTTTAAATAAAACCTGTGGTAGATTCATAGCTGGTTCATCCGTGTCTGATAATAGATCAAACTTTAATACTCCAGGAAGTAGCCGAAATAGATATTTCGGCTATGCTAATATTGATCCAAAAAATGGAGTTCCTAATGGTTATACTCCACCATATTCTTGGATAATACCATTTAAAGGAGGAGGAATGGCTGTTTATTTAGGTGTTGAAGGATCAGGTTCTATAATAAATGTTAATTTAGCAGGAGGTATAAATATGTCTTCTTCTTTAGAAGGAACAGGATCCTTATCAAATGCTAATTTATATGCATTAGGAAATATAATATCTTTATTAGAAGGAACAGGTTCACTATCTGCAGATATTACTGGTAAATTAGAAGCATTATCTAATTTAACAGGATCTGGAAATTTAACAGGAGATTTAGGAGCATTAGTAAGTATACTTTCTAATATATCCGGAACCGGTTCATTATCTGGAGACATAGCAGGTGCTTTATATGCTAATGCTAATTTAGAAGGAACAGGCTCCATAAATTTAGCTAATCTAATAGGAGTATTAGAAGCAGCTTCAACTCTAGATGGAATAGGATCATTAACATCTGCAATTGTAGGCATATTTCCAGCATATGCTACAATAAATGGAACTTCTGCAGTAACTGCAAGTATAAATGCTCTAGCAGAATGTGTTTCCTCTATAATAGGATCGGGTTCAATAACAAATGCTCTTCCATTTGCAATTGGAAATATGAGTGCATCAATAACTCCATTTACAGAATTATCACCTCAAAATTTAGCAGCTGAGGTTTGGAACTCAATAGCAAATGATTTTAATACTGCTGGTACAATGGGTTATAAATTAAACGCAGCTAGCTCAGCAGGTGACCCATGGTCAACTTCATTACCAGGAATTTATGCTTCTGGAAGTGCTGGATTTATTTTAGGAAATAAATTAGATATAGCAGTTTCAGCTGTTTGGGATGAATTAAAAACAGACCATACAATAACAGGAAGTATGGCTGAAAGATTACAAGATATACATGATGAATCTTTTGGTAAATGGGTTTTAGATCCAACAGGTCAAACTTTAACTCTATATAAAGCAGATGGAGTTACAATTCTTAAAACATTTAATTTAGGAAGTACTACAGATAATGTTCCTGCATTTATATCAAGAACACCTCAATAATGAGTATAATTACAAGAGGATATGGAAGTAATAATCTTATAACTCAAGGTTATGGAGGTTACTTACAAGTAGTAGCAAAAGTTGTTTTTGGAGGTGGTGGTAGTTATTATGATAATTACAAAAAACTTGATAAAGAAGAAAAAGAAAAATTTATAACTTTAACTTGTATTATTGGAGATAAAAAAATAATACAAACTAAAAAGAAAAATAAAAAAACAAAAGTAACAGCTAAAAATATAAATTTAATAATAGATGATATCTTAAAAGAAATAAATATATCTATTGATGATTTGAAAAAATATAAATAAAATTAAAGATACGGTTTAGGACCGTTATAGCTATGGCTATATAAACCACTCCAAAGTGTCGCTACCAAGGAGTGGTTTTCTTAATCTATAAAAATCGTGGTAATTCTATAAACTATTCTTATATTTATATAAATTAAAAATAAAGTACATGACACGTATAAATGCAGGCGTTAATCCTATAGAATTAACAGACAGACATCTTCTAGCCGAAGCTAGAGAAATAAAAAGAGTACCAAATTGTGTATCTCGTGGTAGATATAATTTAAAAAATACACCTAAAGAATTTACTTTAGGTAAAGGTCATGTTTCGTTCTTTTATAATAAATTAAAATATTTAAAAGATAGATATGAAGATTTATATAAAGAGTGTAAAAGCAGAGGATTTAACGTATCTTATTGGGGTAATGCTTGGGATGATGTACCTCAAGAATTAATGAATGATTATATTCCTACTGATAGAGATAGAGAAATTATTAGACAACGAATTAAAGAGAGATTAGATGGAAAATAAAGATCAAATAAAAACACAACTAATAGAATTATTAGAACAACAAATAATGGATTTAACATTAATGTCTAAAATTGAATTAGGAGATGATGTAATTGAAGAAATTAAACGATTAAAAAGTATTATAAATGAATAAAAAAATAGTTTACATTGGAGCAGGAGTATCCACACAATATGGAGTATTACACTTACTAAAAAATGGATATGACCCTTCAAAAATAATAATCATTGAAAAAGGAGATTCAATATATACTAGAAAATCAAGTGAAGTAATGTCTGGAGCTGGGGGAGCAGGAACCTTTTCAGATTTTAAAGTATTACAATCTTGGACTCAAGGAGGAATATTCTCCCCAGAATATGTATCTCAAGAAACAGCTGATAGATTAGGTAAATTAGTTGAAGGTTATATTCATGAATATCATCCTGATCCTTCAAAAATAATGTATACTACTCCTGAAGAAATACCTCAATGGTTACAAGATTCTCCTTTTGATTTAAAACAAGCTCCTTGTTTTCATCTAGGTACTGATTATGGTCGTCAACAAGTTCAAAATATATTTGAATTATTTGATAAAATGGGAGTTACTCAATATTATAATACTGAAGTTATAGATATTGATTTTGCAAATAAAATAGTAAAAGTTAAATTCTTAAAAGAAGAGGTTGTTGAGGGAATGGGTTATAATTATGATTTTGATTATGATAAAGTAGTTTTAGCAGGAGGTAAATCAGGTGTTGATTTTCTTGATAAATTAATTAAAAAATATAATTTAAAAACTAAACCAAGAGCAGCCCAATTAGGAGTAAGATATGAAACTGATGGAAAATATTTTGAAGAATTAACTAAGTTTGCTTATGATTTTAAATTATATAAAAAATGGAATAATATTTCAGGCCGTAGTTTTTGTGTAAATAACTATGCTGCATTCGTCGCTCCTGAATTAACCTATGGAAAATTATCTTTTAATGGACATAGCCATAAAAACCCAGATAAATTTAATGGGTTATGTAATTTTGGAATCATGTTAGAAATTAAAGATGAAATAGAAGATCCATTTAAATTCAAACAAGATTTAGTTTCATTTTTTAATAAAGATGGTAAATCAGCTTGTTATTCTCCTACTAATAGACAACCATCTAAAACAGATGATGGAGTTGAAATGCCTTGTTATCCTACAACCTTAGAACATTTTAAAGAAGGATATGGAAAATATGCTGATTTAATTTTAGAATATATAGAAGACTTAAATAAGGTATTTGGAATTAATAATGATTATATAATTTATTTACCTGAAGTAAAATTTATATCTAATACAATTATATTCAATAATAAAGATTTTTCATTATTAGATCATCTAGATGTTCATATTCAAGGTGATAATGGAATGAGCCGCGGAATTTGGATTGCTGCAACTTCAGGCTTATTTGTAGCAGAATCTCTCCTCTCCTCATAATATTTATACCCATGGAAACACAAGAATTCCCTGAATTTATAGAAAATTTTTAAACATAACCAAAACAATGAGTAAAGACACATTAGTATCACAAGTTAAACGAATCATGGAAAATGATGAGTTAAATGAAATGGCCCAATTAACAGGTGCCTTAGAAGCAGCAATTAAAGCAGTAATTGAAGCCAATCCAGATCTAGAAAAATTAGCATTAAAAAAAGCAATTAAAGCAGATGCTGATGTTAAATCAGCTTTAGGTGATCAAGAATTATATGATAACCAATTAAACCGTTTCATTGATTTAGCTAAAGGAGACAGAGAATTAGGTCAACGTGGTCGTAAACCTGGTTCAGGCAATGCATCAGTAGGTAAATCAGCAGTAGATAAATTTACTCAAGGTTTAACAGCTGAATATACTCCAGAAGAAAAATCATTTATTCAAGATATGTTTGCTTCTGTAACAGATGATGATGCTGATGTTCCTATGGAAGAAGCTGAAACAGTTGAATTAAGTGAGTCATTCAAACGTATGACTAAACTTGCAGGAGTTGGAGTTATTAAAGGATAAATAAATAAAAACTTATATTTAGAGGCTTGGAGAAATTCAAGCCTTTTCTTATATTTAATATATGAAAATTACGCTAACTTCTACACACTCAACAGGAAAAACCACACTGGTTAAAGCCTTGGCTGGATTACCTGAATTTAAAGACTATCAAATATTTACTGAACGTACTAAATATCTTAAAGATAATTTAAATGTTAAGTTAAATGATGATAGTCAATTAGTATCTCAGTATATATTTGCAGGTGAAAGAGCAAAAGAATTACACTCAGGATCTAATTTTATTAGTGATAGAAGTATATATGATGTAGCAGCTTATACATTAAGTGCTAAATCAATATCTAAATCTGATAAAACATTAATGATTAAAGGTTTTACTCCATTAATGAGAGAATATGATTATGTATTTTATATAGATCCAGTTGGTGTTAAATTAGAGGATAATGGCCTTCGTTCGACTAATTTAGAATATAGAGAACAAATTAATCAAAATATATTAACATTACTTAGAACATATCCACCAAAGAATCTTTTTTATATTTCAGGTACAACTGAAGAACGTATTGAACATATTAAAGAGACATTATTTTCGTAATATTTATAATTAAACAATTAAATAACTGAATGAAAACTACACAACTTAAAGAAGCATTAAAATCTGAAATACGTAAAGTTTTAAAAGAAAATGAATATACAAATCTATTAGAAAATAACCAAAATATATGGAATAAAAATAAAATTTTATCATTATTTTCTGATTTAGATTTTGATATTGAGGATGATTCTATAAAATATAAAATAAATCCCAAAGATAAAACAGAATTAATTATTAAATTTATTGATGAGGACCCCGAAGATGTTCAGGAAAATTGTGAAACAATGGAAGAAGAATTTGGGGGAGATGATTATAATTTTAAATATAATAAATCCAATAATACTATTTCTGTAATATTATCTGGGGGTGAAGATGATAATGAAGAAGATTTAGATGAAACTTTGGGAATTAATGAAATGGCCCGCATCGCTAAAACCATCAAAATATCAGATTTAGATAAAGCTAAAGCAGTTATAGAAAAAGTTAAAGATACTAAGAAAAAATGGATAGCTGATATGATTCAAAAAGTTATTGATGCTGGAGATGAAGGAATAGCTCAAGTAGCATTAGCTAAAGCTTTAGGTAAAGTAGATGAATTTGGAGATGGTCGTCAACAAGCAATTAACCCAGAAGTACGTTCGTTGTTAGGTGGTGATGTATTTACATTTGGAGCTGCTAAAATGGAAGATAAACCAGAAGTAACAGATGTTACTACAGATGATGAAGATGAAATTATCACATCAGTACCAGATGAAACAGAAGATGAAGAAGAAATAGATATTACAAATGATGATGTTGAAGATTCAGAAGATGAAGATGAAACTGATGCTGATAAATTTCTTAAATCAGATGAAGAAGAAACTGAAGATGATGAAGAAGTAGCTAAAAAAGCAACTCCAAACAAACGTATTGGATCAAAAGCAGATCAATTAGATGCTGTTATTACTGATATGAAAAAATTGGCAGCTGATTATAAAAAAGCTAAAACAGATGGAGATAAAGATAAAGAAAAAGAAATCGCTGATAAATTAAAAGAAAAAACTAAATTAAAAAAAGATTTAGAAAAAGATATTCAAATTAGTTTAGGTGATGAAACAGACGAAGATGAATTATAAACAATTAGGTTTACATATATTATTTACTATTATCATTGTATGGGTTGGTATAACGTTTATACCAACCTCTCATACTCTTGATAACGCTCTATATGAAAGAAAAATTGATTCATTAACTACGGCTATAAACGTTAATAATGATAAAATATTAGCTAAAGATATTGATATTCAAAATTTAAGAGATAGTGTTAAATGTATTGATGTTCAATTGAATGATAATAAAAATAAGTTATATAAATTAAAAAAAGATTATGAAGAAAAAATTGGTAATATTGGTAAGTATTCTTCTAATGAGCTTGCTGAGTTTTTCACAAACCGATACAAATAAAGTTTGTATTGATAAATCAATTGCACGTCAAATAGCAGTAGATTTAGTGAAAAAAGATTTAAATGATTCTATTATAGTTAATATTACTAGAGATAATAACTTATTACTTAAAAAAATAGAATTTAAAGACAGTACTATTTCAGCTTATAATACTAAAATAGATTTATTCAAACATAATGAGTCTATGTTAAATCAAAAAATTGAATATAAAGATAAAGAAATTAATAATTTAAATTTATCATTATCTAAACAAAAAAAACTTACTTTAGGTGCAGTTATAGGGGGTGGAGCTTTATTCATATTATCCATATTCATTAAATAAATTATAAATACACAATAAATTCAATCCTGGCTAAAAACCAGGATTTTTTTGTCCTTGTATATATTTATAATATATGGCTTATTTATACAGACACATAAGATTAGATACTAACGAACCTTTCTATATAGGAATTGGTAGTGACGAAGATGGAAAATATGAACGATCTAAAGCTAGTTGGGGTAGAAATAAAATATGGAAAAGAATTGTAAATAAAGTTTCATATAGAATAGATATAATCCAAGAAAATTTAACTTGGGATGAAGCTTGTACCAAAGAAATAGAATTCATCAAGTTATATGGTAGAAGGGACTTAGGTTTAGGTCCATTAGTTAATCTAACTGATGGAGGAGATGGTTTAGTAGGTTATAAACGAAGTGAAAAATTAAATAAAGATGCTTTATTATATAAAGCTATTCCTGTTTTTCAATATGATTTAGATGGTAGTTTTATCAAAGAATGGAATTCATCAGCTCAAGCATCGAATGAATTAAATTTAGATAGAGGTCATGTATGTGCTGTTTTGAAAAATAAAAAATTAACTGTTAAAGGATTTATATTTAAATATGAAAAATTTGATAAAATAGAACCTCCTTTACTTATTCGTAATCATCCAATATCTCAATATTCTAAAGAAAATATATTTATCAAAAAATGGAATAGTATGGTTGAAGCACAAAAAACCCTCAATATAAATAATATATCTAAAGTTTTAAATAATAAAGCTAAATTTGCTGGAGGATTTAGATGGAAAAGAAACTTACATGAGTGAAAACAAACCTATAAATTATAAAGAAATAATTAAACAAGAATACCTTAAATGTGCAACTGATCCTGCATATTTTATGCGTAAGTTTTGTTACATACAGCATCCTCAAAGGGGAAGAATCCTATTCAATCTATACCCATTCCAAGGAAAAGTATTACAATTATTTAGAGACAATCCATATAATATTGTACTTAAATCTAGACAATTAGGTATCTCAACTTTATCAGCAGGTTATTCTTTATGGTTAATGTTATTTCATAAGGATAAAAACATTCTTTGTATCGCTACTAAGACTGAAACTGCAAAAAACATGGTTACTAAGGTAAAATTCATGTATGATAATTTACCTTCATGGCTTAGAGAAAAAGATAATCCTTTAGAAAATAATAAATTATCCCTTAGATTAAATAATGGTTCCCAAATAAAAGCAGTATCAGCAGCTGGTGATTCAGGTCGATCTGAAGCAGTTTCTTTATTACTTATAGATGAGGCTGCTTTTATTGAAGGTGTTGATGAAATTTGGGCTTCAGCTCAACAAACATTAGCAACTGGTGGTGGAGCTATAGTATTATCTACTCCTTATGGAACAGGAAATTGGTTTCATAAAACTTGGGTCGAGGCTGAATCAGGAGAAAATGATTTCTTACCTATAAAATTAGATTGGAAAGTTCATCCTGAACGTGATCAAACTTGGAGAGATTCTCAAGATAAAAAACTAGGTGACCCTAGATTAGCAGCACAAGAATGTGATTGTAATTTCTCAACTTCAGGTGATTTAGTATTTCATTCAGAATATTTAGAATATATTGAGAAAAATACTATTGAAGAACCTATCGAACGAAGAGGAAATGATAGAAATTTATGGATTTGGAAAACTGTAGATTATAATAAAAATTATGTAGTAACAGCCGATGTTGCTAGAGGAGATGGAAAGGATTCATCTGCTGCTCAAGTATTTGATCCTGAAACTAATGAACAAGTTGCAGAATATAAAGGTCAATTAGGACCCAAAGATTTTGGACATTTTTTAGTAGGTTTAGCTACTGAATATAATAATGCTTTATTAGCAGTAGAAAATGCTAACATGGGTTGGAGTACAGTAGAAACTATTTTAGAAAGAGGATATTCTAATTTCTATTATTCATCTAAAAGTGGAAATGCAGAAGTTTCTTCGTATACGAATGGATATGAAGATACAAGTAAAATGACTCCTGGATTTACAATGTCACAATCAACACGTCCATTAGTTATTAGTAAATTTCAAGAATATGTTTTTGAAAAATCAATAATAATTAGATCAAAAAGATTACTTGGTGAGATGAAAGTTTTTGTTTGGAAAAATAACAGAGCAGAAGCCCAATCAGGTTATAATGATGATTTAATTATGAGTTGTGGGATTGGAACTTATATAAGAGATAAAGCATTAAGATATAAACAACAAGGAATTGAGATGACAAAATCAGTTCTTAATAATATTACTTCAACTAAACCTCAAACAGCAGGATATAATTCCTATATTACTCAAAATCCTTATACAATGAATGTAAGAGGCAGACAAGAGGATTTTAGATGGATTCTATAAAAACAAACAATGGCAGATACAAAACTATTTATTAGATTAAAAAGATTATTTAGTACTGATGTAATCATACGAAATATAGGTGGAAATGAACTTAAGGTAATGGATGTAAATCAAATCCAAACTTCAGGAGAAATCCAAACCAATTCATTAGTTGATAGATTTCAACGTCTATATACTACATCACCTACATCACTATATGGTCAAAATAACAACCTGAATTTCCAGACTATTCGACCTCAATTATATTCAGAATATGATGCTATGGATAGTGATGCAATTATAGCATCTGCTTTAGATATATTAGCTGATGAGAGTACATTAAAAAATGATTTAGGGGAAGTACTTCAAATTAGAAGTAGTGATGAAAATATTCAAAAAATTCTTTATAATTTATTTTATGATGTAATGAATATAGAATTCAATCTATGGTCATGGATTAGAAATATGTGTAAATATGGTGATTTTTTCTTAAAATTAGAAATTGCTGAAAAATATGGAGTTTACAATGTTATCCCTTATACAGCATATCATATTGATCGTCAAGAAGGATATGATATTGAAAACCCAATGGCTGTTAGATTTAGATTTAGTCCTGAAGGTATAGCAATGGATGGTTCATCTTACACTAGATCAACTCAAGATACTAAAACAGCTATATTTTTTGATAATTATGAAATGGCTCATTTTAGATTATTAGCAGATACTAATTATTTACCTTATGGGAGATCATATTTAGAACCAGCTCGTAAATTATTTAAACAATATGTTTTAATGGAAGATGCTATGTTAATTCATAGAATTGTCCGTGCCCCTGAAAAAAGAGTTTTTTACATTAATGTGGGTGGAATTGCATCTGCTGAAGTAGAAGGTTTTATGCAAAAAACCATCAATACCATGAAACGTACACCTTATATGGATCCTCAAACAGGTGAATATAATTTACGTTATAATATGATGAATATGATGGAGGATTTTTACATTCCGATGAGGGGTAATGATACTGCAACTAAAATTGATACAACAAAAGGTTTAGATTATTCTGGAATAGAAGATGTACAATATTTACGTGATAAATTATTTGCTGCTTTAAAAGTACCTAAAGCATTTATGGGTTATGAAAAAGATTTAACTGGTAAAGCAACATTAGCAGCAGAAGATATTAGATTTGCTCGTACAGTAGAACGTTTACAACGTATCATTATTTCAGAATTATATAAAATAGCATTAGTTCATTTATATACTCAAGGTTTCAAAGATGAAAATTTAACTAATTTTACATTATCTTTAACAACACCTTCAATTATATATGATCAAGAAAAAATTGCATTATTGAAAGAAAAAGTATCATTAGCTAAGGATATAATGGAATCTAAATTATTACCTACAGATTGGATTTATGATAATGTATTCCATCTTAGTGATAATGAATTTGATGAACATAGAGATTTAATACGTGAAGATGCTAGACGTACATTCCGCTTAAACCAAATAGAAAACGAAGGTAACGACCCAGTAGAATCAGGTGAATCATATGGTACACCACATGATTTAGCTTCATTATATGGTAAAGGACGTATGGATTCTAATACAGATAATTTACCTGATGGATATAATGAAGATGTACCAAAAGGTAGACCTAAAAAACGAGTAACTAATATTAATACTCAAGATGATAATTTTGGTAAAGATCGTTTAGGTAAAATCGATATGAAAAAGGATGATCAATCTACTAAAGTAGATATTAATTTTAAAGGTGGTTCACCATTAGCATTGGAAAATACATCAAAAATTGAACAATTAAAAAATAAACAATTATTAGAAAATCTAATAGTTAAAAAGAAACTAGTATTTAACTCTACTAATGAATCATCATTGTTAGATGAAAATCAATTGAAGGACTAATTTACATATATTTATAATAAACTCCCTATCAGGAATGAAGATAACCCACAACAAATTTAAGAATTCTGGTATATTATTTGAATTACTTGTATCACAAATAACATCAGATACACTAAATGCTAAGGAATCACCTGCAGTTGATATATTACGTAAACATTTTACTAAAAGTGAATTAAGTAAAGAATATAAATTATATGAAACTTTACTAAAGAATAAAAGATTAACTGAAGGTAAAGCAGATATTATATTAAATACTGTACTTGAAGCATCTAAAAAATTAAACAGAACTGCTTTAAGAAAAGAAAAATATAATTTAATTAAAGAAATTAAAAATCATTATAATTTAGAAGAATTTTTCAAAACTAAATTACCTAATTATAAAGCACAAGCTGCTTTTTATAATTTAATGGAAATAGCAAATAGTGGAGTTAATAATACTGATGCTGTAATTAATAATAAAATTACTATATTAGAACATCTTACTTCAAAACCAGTAACTGAAGAGGTAAAAGATAAACTATTAGAAGAATTTTCAAGTTTTGATAAAGGTACTAGAATGTTAGTATCTAGAACATTATTAGATAAATTCAATGAAAAATATAGTTCATTTAATCCACAACAAAAGTTAATTCTTAAAGAATATATTAATTCAGTAGATAATACTTCTAAATTACGTGATTTTTATAATTTACAACTAGTTGAAATTAAATCAAATTTAACTAAAGTAAATAAAAAAGTTAAAGACGAAGTAACTAAAATTAAGGTTAATGAAATCGTTACGTTAATAAATGAAGTAGATAAAACATATAAAGTAAAAAACGAAGATATTATTAACTTACTTCAATATTGTGAGCTTTTAAATGAATTAGAAAAAATCAATTTAAACTAATGGAAGATTTCGATTACATAAAATATTTAAAGAATAATCCTTTATTAAATGAATCAGAACAAGGAACTAAAGATGATGTTGAATTACATAAAATAATAGGTAATTCAATTCCATTTGCTGATTTATTATGGGCTGTAAAAGAAGATTGGGGTAAAGGAGATTTATATTTTGAATTAGAAGAAGCTATATTTGATAAAGATGCTGATAGAATAAAATCAATTCTTCAAAATTATGATGTTTGGGATGATTATAAACATATGTTAAACCTAAACGAATCAGAAGATGAAGATTGGGTTGATATTGAACAAGGTGGAGAAGAAGATATAGATAATTTAAATATGAAATATCAACGTGTTCTTCCAAATAAAAAAATACTTATCCAGGTAATGAAAGATTCTGGACGAGGTTCAGATTTATATCATACTTTATTAGCATATTTTTCTAAATTAAATCATGTAAAAGGATATGATTCAGATATGTCTAAAATAAAAGACATTCTTAAAAAATATGAGGTTTGGGATAAATATAGTCATTTCTTTAATATGAATGAAGATAGAATTAAATCTCTTATTAAAAAAACCTTAGACGAAATGTCAGTTACTGGTGGAGGTGGAGCAGGAGCTGGATTTGAACCTGGTATTGGAATGAATTATGCTACTCCTAAAGCATTTAAGAAAGTTAAAAAGAAAAAATAATATTTATAAGTAATGAAATCAACTGAATTAAGAAGATTAAAAATTAAACTAGCAAATCTCCAAACAGAAATTCAATATTTAATTGATAAAGGTGAAAATGAGCCTGGTTTAATAGATGCTATAGCTTCGGATATTGCTGATTTTACTGATGAAGTAACTAAAATCAGAAAAGAAATAGCTGGTATTAAAGATAAAAAAATTCAAAAAGAATCAATTAGTTTAGTTAAAATTTACGAAGAAATAAAAAAGAAAAAATAATGGCAAGTTTACAAGAACAATATAACCTTATTAAAGAAGGTAAATCAACAGCTAAAGATGTATTTTTAAAACATGCTAAAGCTTTATTTCCTCAATATATTCCTAATCACTTCGATTTTGAATTAACTACTAAAATATTAAAAACTAAATCAATTATAACTGAAGGTTATGTTGATTTAACTCCTTCACATAATATTCAGGCTACTCCTAAACAACCATATGAGTTAGCATTTGAAAAATTCTTACAAGAAGCTAAGAAAAAAGAAGCAGAAGAGAAAAAAATTAAAGCTGATCTTAAAAAAACAGATAAATCAGTAGAAGATATTCAAGATAAAGACTATGATCAAAAAGATACTAAATCAATTGATAATGTAATCTTTGATCAATTACAACGTGGTGTTTATACTGAAATGAGTAAAGATCCTGATCAAGATCTTAAAAAAGTAAAAGAAAAAGTATTAAAAAATCTTACTAAAGATCCAATTTATTATACTAAAAACAGTGCTTTTGGACTTGAAATAGAAGGATATACAGATAAATTACCAGGTGCTAATCCATCTAAAACAGATAAAATGGAACCTGTTTCAAAAGAAAAAACTAAATCTAATGTACAAGATTCATTAGGTAAAAAAGAAGCAGCTTCTAAAGGTAAACCTAAATTAGTTAAAGATGAGATGACTCAAACATCTAAAACTGCTAGAGGTATTAAAAAAATGGATATGCCTGGTAAAGAAAAAGTTATTAAGTTGAAGGAGGGGATGGGATTAGCTGATTTATTAGGAGAAGAAGAAGTTGAAGAAATTAAAGTTAATGATCCAAAAAATACTTTATTTAATTTTTGGAAAAAAGGAGAAATTGAAGTTGGTAATGAAACAGCTAATGTAGAGTCACCTGAAGAATTACAAGGAGAAACCAAAGATACTTTTAATCGTTTTGTTGATTTAGTTAATAATTATCCTAAAATTGATAAAGAAGATTTGGCAGTTCTTAATTCTATAGGATTATTTGGAGGGACAGAAACATTTTATAATAGTTATGAATGGAATAACTTAAAAGAAAAAGATTTCATTAAAATCATGATGCATGAATATGGTTATGAAAGAGAAGATGTAGATGAAGATTATGAAAATTTAGATGAAACTCTAGAAGAAGGCCCACTCGAAGACGCAGACGCTAAATTAGCAAAAGATCAAGCAGCCAAAGAAGCAGAAGCAGCAGCAATTGAAAAACAAAGAGCTGATAATAAACTAAAAATAGCAAACGCTAATAAAAACGTTTAATATGAGAGAAATATTAATTGAAACAATACCATTGACTCTATCTCTTCAGAATATTCATGAGTCTATGAGGAGAGGAGGTAATTTAGTTGTTGAAACTTTATTAGCTACTAGTGAAAAAACTAACGGAAATCAAAGATTTTACCCTAGAGAATTATGGGAAAGAGAAATAGATAAATATAATCAAGAATTTATAAATAATAGAACAAGTACAGGAGAGTTGGATCATCCTGATAGTTCTATAATTAATTTAAAAAATGTATCACATCTCATTACCAAAACATGGTGGGATGGAGATAAAATATATGGTAAATTAGAAATCTTACCTACCCCATCTGGAAATATAGCTAAAACATTAATTGAAAGTGGAGTCACATTAGGAATATCTAGCAGAGGTATGGGTTCACTTAAACAAGTAGGTGATGTAATGGAAGTACAAGGAGATTTTAGTCTTCTTTGTTGGGATTTAGTTAGTACTCCATCAAATCCAGGCTCATTTTTAAAAACAGGTAATTTAAATGAATCATTAAATAATAATATTAACCCTTATACCAAAATTAATGGGATAATAACAGATATTCTTTGTTCACAAGGTCAATGTCCAATATGGTAGAAAAAATTTGTACTAAATGTAATATTAATAAATCTATATTAGATTATTATAAAAATAAAAAATATACTAATGGGTATAGTTTAAATTGTAAATCTTGTATTAAACAATATTATATAGATAATAAACAAAAGAAAAAAGAATATAGATCTAGTGATGAATTTAAAACTAAAAAAATAGAATATGATAAGAAATATTACTATGAAAATAGAGAGCAAAGAATTCAAACTGTAACTAAATATAACAGAGAAACTAACTATCCTCAAATTTGGCATAAGATTAATAAAGATAAAGTTAGTGCTTATCATAAAATTAATAGAAAAAAACTTAATTCTCAAACTAAAGAAAGATATAAAAATAATATACAATTTAAACTTAAAGTTAGATTAAGACTTAGATTGTTAGATGCTTTAAGAAAAGATAATATAACTAAAAACCATTCTGCTTTATTATTAATAGGATGTTCAATTGAAGAATTTAAAAATCATTTGGAATCTATGTTTTTGAATGGAATGTCTTGGGAAAATCACGGGATAATTTGGGAGATAGATCATATCAAACCGTGTTCATCTTTTGACTTAATTAATATAGATCAACAATTAGAATGTTTTAATTATAAAAACCACCAACCATTATTTAAAACTACAGAAATAGCTAAATCATTTGGTTATTTAGATCATATTGGTAACAGAAATAAATCTGATAGAATATTTTAACCCCTCTCAAAATAGTATTCTGAGACTGATGCCTTTCGAAAGAGAGGCATTTCTTTTTCGATTCTCAAGGTTTTTGAAAAATCTCGCAATATGTATATCAGAATATGTTGCCATTTCTATGCAACATTCTTTAAATTAATCCCCATTACGTTTCTTAATAAACGTACTCCACAAACCAATTTTTGAGGAAATGAAAAACACAAACAGAGACCTCTTTGCTGAGGCAATCGCTGATGCTACCGCTGTTAAAAAAATGGCAATAGCAAATGCAAAAGCTGCTTTGGAAGAATCTTTTACTCCTCACCTAACACAAATGTTATCAGCTAAACTACAAGAAATGGAATCTGAAGAAGAAACCGTGGATGAAGTTGAAGATGTAACAGAAGTTGAAGTGAGCGAAACAGAAGATGTTACTGAAACAGAAACAACAGTAGATGAAGAAATGGATTTAGACGAACTTTTAGCTGAATTAGAATCAGAAGAAGTAGAAGAATCTATTGATTTAAATGAAGTTGAAGACGAAACTGAAGAATCAGAAGATGAAACTGAAACTGAAGATGCTGAAGAAGCCGAAACAGAAGAAGATGAACCTTTAAATTTAGAAGATATGTCTGAAGATGATTTAAAAGCAGTAATCGAAGACGTTATTAAAGACATGGTAGCAGCGGGTGATATAGAAGCTGGACATGAAGGTATGGAAGACGAAACTGAAACTGAGGTTGAAGTTAACGATGAAGATGAAGTAAGTATAGATGAAATTTTAGCTGAAATTGAAGCAATTGATGAAGCTAAAAAGAAAAAAACAGTAGTTAAAAAAGACGAAGATAAAGAAAAACTGAAAAAAGAGCTTAAAGAAGCTAAAGAAGCAGTTGATTCATTAAGTCATGATTTAAACGAAGTTAATCTATTAAATGCTAAATTGCTTTATGTTAATAAAATCTTCAAATCTAAAAATTTGAATGAAAACCAAAAAGTAAAAGTAATCACGTCCTTTGATAAAGCTAAAACAGTAAAAGAAACCAAATTGGTTTACGAAACTATTTTAGAAAGTTTAAAAGAGAAAAAAGTATCTCCAATTAATGAATCAAGAGGTTTCGCTTCTAAAGCAACCGGAAATTCAACAAAAGGAACTACTCCAATCTTAGAATCAAATGAAATGGTAAATCGTTTCAAAGTATTAGCAGGAATTAAATAAAAACAAACAATTAAAAACAATTTAAAAAACAAAAATGAGTACAATCAATTCATTATTAGAAAGTGCCAACCCATATAAGTCATTGCAAAATGATGCTGCTAGATTAGCAGGAAAATGGGTTAAAACAGGCCTATTGGAAGGTATGAGTACCGAAACCGATAAAAACAACATGTCAATGATTCTTGAGAATCAGGCAAAACAATTAGTAGTTGAATCATCTCAAACAGGTGCAGGAACAGCAGGAGCTGCTTTTACAACTGGAGTAGGTGAACAATGGGCTGGTGTAGCTTTACCATTAGTACGTAAAGTATTTGGACAAATTGCAGCGAAAGAATTCGTTTCAGTTCAACCAATGAATTTACCTTCTGGTCTAATTTTCTACCTAGATTTCCAATATGGTACAACTAATTCTCCATTTGCTGCAGCTGGTGCTTCTGGTTTCTATGGAACTGAGTCATTATATGGTAACACAAATCCAGGTGCTACAACAGCTGCAAATGGTGGTTTATATGGTGCAGGTCGTTTTAGTTATACTATTAACAACACTTCATCTATTGTAACTGCTACAGTAGCAACAGCTTCTTGGGCTAACTTTAATTTCGATTCTAATTATTCAGCTTCTGCTGCTTCATTACAATGGAAAACTTTAGCTGTAACTTTAGATGCTAAAGCAGATTTCAACGGATCTCGTGCATTTACATTAGTATCTCAATCAGCTCTTGGTTTAAATGCTGCTGATATCCAAGCTGCTTATACAACTTTCGCTGGAACTACTGTTACTTTCTTAGTTACTGGTTCTAAAGTAGGTCAAGTTGCAACTTTAGCTAACGTAACAGCTTCATTCCAATTACAACCAACTGATCAATTACGTGGTGATTTTGAAGATGGAAACACTTCATTAAACAGTTTAAACAACCCAATCGCTATCCCTGAAATCAACATTAAGTTGAAATCTGAAGCAATCGTTGCTAAAACACGTAAGTTGAAAGCTGTTTGGACTCCTGAGTTCTCTCAAGATTTAAATGCTTACCATGCTTTAGATGCTGAAGCTGAATTAACTTCTATTATGTCTGAATATATCTCTTTAGAGATTGACTTAGAAATTATGGATATGTTGATCGCAAACGCTTCTGCAGTTACTGAATATTGGTCAGCAGTTAATAACCAAGCATTGGATTCAACAGGTATCACAAATAGTAACTTAGGTTTCTATAACACTCAAGGTGGTTGGTATCAAACATTAGGTACTAAGATTAACAAAGTATCTAATATTATTCACCAAAAAACACTTCGTGGTGGTGCTACTTTCTTAGTATGTTCTCCTACAGTAGCAACAATCCTAGAATCAATCCCAGGATTTGCAGCTGATAATAGTGCAGAAGCTACTAAAATGAAGTATGCATTTGGTGTACAAAAAGTAGGTCAAATGAATGGACGTTACCAAGTATACAAAAATCCATACATGACTGAAAACACAATCCTATTAGGATTCCGTGGATCTCAATTCTTGGAAACAGGTGCTGTATTTGCTCCATATGTTCCATTAATCATGACTCCATTAGTTTATGATCCAGATACATTCACTCCACGTAAAGGTTTATTGACTCGTTACGCGAAGAAAATGGTAAGGTCAGAATTTTATGGAAAGATTTATGTAAGCGGTTTAAATACTCTTTAATAAATAACCTTTAATTAAATTGAGAACCCAACAGAAATGTTGGGTTTTCTTTTTCTAATTACTTATTATAAAATTTCGTGGATAAATAGTATACTCTACTTATATTTATATTATATTAATTATTAACGACAAATGATAAAAGAAACACCTTCACAACTCAACATACCAAGTTATGTAATGAATTTTCCATTTAGCTTATCTGCTAAAGAACCAAACAATATTTGGATGGAAGAACTTAAACCTGAAGAATTAGAAATTAATCGTCCTAAAGCATATAAACAGTTTATGGATTTATATAATTTTATAGCTGGTCAAGGATTAGTTTATTTATTACCTAGTAAAGGTGATTTTCAAGATCAAGTATATGTTGCTAATTTAGGTTTACATTTACCTCATATTAAAGATCGTAATGTAATGTTATTATCTAATTATACCTCAGAACCAAGACGTGGAGAAGAATGGGTTGGTAAGGAATTTTTTGATATGATGGGTTATGAAACATTTGTATGTCCATTTAAATGGGAAGGTGAAGCAGATCTTAAATATCTAAAAGATAACATTTATATTGGAGGGTATGGACAACGTTCAACTTTAGAAGCATATGAATGGATGGAAAAACAATTTGATATGAAAATTATTAAATTAGAAATGATTGAACCTTATTTATATCATTTAGATTGTTCAGTATTTCCGTTAACAAGTGATTCAACTATGATTTGCACGTCCTTATATGAACCATCCGAAATAGCTGAGTTAAAACGCTATACTAAAATTATAGACATAAGTGAAGATGATGCCTTTGGAGGTATTACTAACTCTGTAAGATTGGGTAATATGATTTTATGTGCTTCAAACATTTCTGAATTGAAAAAAGGAGAAGAATTATATGATTTAGAAAAACATAAAATTAATACTTTAGAGAAAATTTGCGGAGGTGAGGGAATGGAATGTGCTATATTTAATCTTTCAGAATTCATGAAAAGTGGTGCTCTTCTCTCTTGTATGATACAAATGTTAAATCGCGTAGATATCCAGAAAAAATTAATTTAATGAAAAATAAAGTTATAGATACTTGGAATAAAGATAAAATAGTTTATGAGGGGACTTATGAACAATGTTTAAATTATATTAGAGGTAATAACATTTATCAAAGTAATTATTCCAAATTAAAATTATTATGAGCAAACCCCTAGAACAATGGATTAAAGAAGACATTTCAAAATGTAAGAAAATGAATCTTACAAAATTATCAACTGAATTTTTCTTTAGAGATCCTCAACGTCCCAATTATATTGATAACGAACATTTCTACTCACCTTGTGATGGGACTATAATGTATCAAAAATATATAACTGATACAAAAGATAAAGTAGTTGAAATAAAAGGTATAAATTATACATTACAAGATGTTATAGGAGATAAAACATATAATAAACCTTCACTTGTTATAGGCGTTTTTTTATCGTTTTATGATCCTCATATAATCCGCATACCTTATGGTGGAGTAGTGCGTTATAGACAGTTAGAACCGATTGAAAGCACTAATAGACCTATGCTCGCGGTTGAAAAAGATTTATTAAATCAAGCAATTAATCCTGATAATATGGATTATCTAAAGTATAATGAAAGGATGTTAGTTGAAGTTTACTCACCATCTTTAGATTATACTTATTATGTTACTTTAATTGCTGATGAAGATGTAAATGTAATTTGTCCATTTACCTTAAATCAAAATGAATTATTTTCACAGAATCAGAGGTTTGCATTAGTTCGCTGGGGCTCACAATCAGAGTTGATATTACCTTTTGATGAAAGATATGATTTTGAATTATGTCAAGAAGATACGTGGCATATTGAAGCTGGTTTAGATAAATTAGTAAAAATAAAATATAATTAATATTTATAAACAAAAAATTTATGTCTCAACCAAATAATGAAGAAGTTTTTGCTAATAAGAAAAAACCTAAAGGAGAAATCCGATTTAAATTAGAATTTGCAGAAGATCAGAAAAACGCTAAGAAAGCAATTTTAGGAAGTCCTGTAGCAGTTATTGATGGTAAAGCTGGTAGTGGTAAAACAACATTAGCCTCCCAAATAGCCTTAGATTTATTATTTAAAAAAGAAATAGAAAAAATAATTATTGCTCGTCCATTTGTTACAGCTGGAGAAGATATTGGTTATCTTCCAGGTGGAGTTGATCAAAAATTAGAATATCTTACTTATCCTATTTATGATATTATGAATTCATTGATAGGTAATACTGAGAAAGTAGAAAAAATGATCAAAGAAAATCAAATTAAGGTAATTCCTATTGGTTTTCTTAGAGGTCATACTTTTAATGATAGTTTAATTATAATTGATGAAGCTCAAAACTGTACTAAAAAACAAACTGAATTAATATTAGGAAGATTAGGAACTACTTCAAAACTTTTATTTTGTGGAGATGTAACTCAATGTGATTTAAAATCACCATTAGATTCAGGTATGCGTTTATTACTAGATTTATCTAAGAATGTAAAGAGAGTTTCTTATGTTAAATTAACTCAAAATCATAGACATGAGGTTGTAGATGAAATTTTAGAGTATATTAAAATTAATAGTCTTTAAAATGAAATGAAAAAAGGTTTATAGTAATGAGTAAAAATCTGAAACCTCGAAATACCCATTAAGATCGACATTAGTTACTCTTATTCATTTTAAAAATTAAACCACTCCCACGAGTGGTTTTTTTGTCTCCTCCAATATTTATAATAAATCAAACTACATTATAGATGTCCGCAGGAAGGTATTCATTTGTTATAGAACAAGGATCAACATTAAGTTTCCAACTCCAATATAAAGATTCTGATGGAAACCCAATTAATTTATCCAATTATGGAGGAAGAATGCAAATTCGTCCAACATTACCTTCCTCAACAGTTTATATAACTTTAAGTAGTTCATTACAACCTGATGGAACAGGTTTAAATTTTAGTGGATCTAATGGATCTACTGATCCTATGTCTGGTTCAATAGGTTTATATATTTCAGCTGCTTCATCTTCAGCATTTGATTTTGATACAGCAGTATATGATTTAGAAATATATTCAGGAAGCACAGTAAATAGAATTTTAGAAGGTCAAATTAAATTATCTAAAGAAGTAACTCGATAATGTCAGGACCACATCCTATCAATATTACCCCAAATAATAATGAGGTTGTTTTCAATAATGTAAACAATCATATTACTATTACCAATAATGTTGATCATAATGTTGTTGAAATAATTCAACCTGTAACATCAGTAGTAGAAATTAGTACTGGTCCTCAAGGATTAAGAGGAGATACTGTTGTGGCTACAACAGGTTCCTTTACTGGAAGTTTTACAGGTTCATTTGTTGGAAATGGAGAAGGAATATTTAGTGGATCATTTATAGGAATAGCAGTTAGTGCTAGTTATGCTAATACATCTTCTTATTCTATTTTATCTGAAACATCATCCTTAGCTATAAGTTCATCTTTTAGTTCTACTGCTAGTTATTTTATAGAACAAGATCCAATATTTAATTCTAAATCAGGAAGTTTTTTATTAACTTCTTCATTTAATTCTTTTACTAGTTCTTATAATACAGGTTCATTTACTGGTTCATTTATAGGAAATTCAAATGGAACTTCAAGTTGGAGTAATAATACATTAACCGCTTCATATTACGGAGGTTCAGTAATTACTTCATCTTATTCTTCAACTTCATCTAATGCTTTAAGCTCAAGTTATGCTTTAACTGCTTCATTTGCTTTAAATAGTGGAGCTACTATAGATACAGGTTCATTAGTAAAAACATCTTCATTCAATCCATTTACAGCTAGTATAAATTTATTTACTAGTTCATATAACACAGGTTCTTTTACAGGAAGTTTTACTGGAAGTTTTATTGGAACCTTTACAGGTAGTTTACAAGGAACTTCATCCTGGTCAAATAACTCTTTAACAGCATCTTATGTAGCTAATGCTTCATCTTTTCCATATACTGGAAGTGCAATAATAACAGGAAGTTTAATTGTTACAGGATCTATAATAGGAAATTTTACAGGATCATTACAGGGAACATCATCTTGGTCTAATAATTCCCTAACAGCTTCATATATATCTAATGCCCCTATAATAATATATTCCTCAACAACAGATAGTACAGCTACAAATTCAACTAATAATACTTTATGTACAGGAGTATTAATCCCAGCTAATACTTTTGATTCTACTAAAAGATTAAGAGCATTAGTAAGAACTAGAAAATCTGCTACTAATGGAACCCTTACTTTACGTGTATATGTAAATAGCACTAATGATTTATCTGGAGCCACTTTGTTAGCAACATACGCTTCTGCGGCTAGTCACCAATTTGTTACATGCGCGTTCAATTTCCCTTTTAAAAGCAGTACTACGATTGAAAGGTTTAGTGCAACTTTTTCGATTGTAACAGATGAACAGGCAGGGGGTATTGGATTAGCTCCCGTTACGTTTACATTTGATAGTACCGCTAATAGATATTTGATTTTTGCACTCCAAAACTCAAGTGCTTCTGATAGTTCAGTAATCTCTTATCTAACGGTAGAAAAATTATGAATATAGATTCAAAAAATATTAAAACATTTATAGAAATAGATTCATTATCATTCATGATAGAATATATTACAGGTGAAATAATAAATTATTATTATTCAGATATAACTATAAATAATAAAAAATATGAAAATTTTAATTCTTTACCCCAAACAGATTAATATTTATAATAAATCCAAATAATGGCAAATATTCCTATATATCCAGGCTCATCATCATTTTTTCCAGGTAATACACCCTTTGGATTTTATGACAATGATTATCAGTTTCAAACTGATGCTGATAAAGTAACAACATTTTGTTCAAGACGTCTAGGATATCCATTAGTAGAAGTTGAATTACAAGATTTAAATTTTTATACTGCTTTTGAAGAAGCAGTTACAACTTATGGAAATGAATTGTATGCTTATAAAATAAAACAAGATTTTTTATCTTTAGAAGGAGCATCAACTGGATCTAATTTTAATAATACTTTAATTACTCCTAATTTTGCAGGTATTGTTAGATTATCTCAACAGTATGGAGAAGAAGCAGGAGTTGGTGGAAAAACAACTTGGTATAGAGGAATAATTCCTTTAACAGCAAGTGTTCAAGATTATGATATGTCTGCTTGGGCTATTGCTAATAACATAACAGGAGGAATAGAAGTAAAAAGAATATTTTATGAATCTGCTCCTCCAAATGCAACATTTTTTGCCGGAATAGGTGTAAATGGTTTAATGGATAGTTTTGGATGGGGTAATTATTCAACAGCTGTAAATTATCTTATGATGCCTCTTAGTTATAATCTTCAATCTCTTCAAGCAATTGATATGAATAACCAAGTTAGGAGATCTCAATATAGTTTTGAATTAATAAATAATAAATTAAGAATATTCCCAGTTCCAGGAGAAATAGGAACTGATTTAACATCTTCTATTTCATCATCTGGAGGGTATGCTTTCTTTCAATATATAAAATTAGATGAAAGAAATGATCCATCTGCAGGTAATAATAATGGAGGTTTAGTTACAAATGTTTCAAATGTCCCATTTACAAATCCAATTTATTCTCAAATTAATTCAATTGGTCGCCAATGGATTTTCGAATATACTTTAGCATTATGTAAAGAGATGTTAGGATATATTAGAGGTAAATATCAAACAGTCCCAATTCCAGGTGCTGAAACAACTTTAAATCATGGGGATTTAATAACAGCTGCAACTGATGAAAAAAATAGATTAGTTGAAAGATTAAGAGCTTATTTTGATGAAACTTCAAGACAAAAATTAATGGAAGCTAAAGCATTAGAAATAGATAGTACTCAAAAATCATTAACCATGGTTCCACTTACCATTTTCGTAGGCTAATATGTGTGCACAATTCGGAAGGCAAAGAGATATATCATTATTTAGACACATCAATCGTGAATTGTTAGGAGATATTATTACTCAACAAGTTGCTTTATATAAAGTAAATATAGAAAAAACTGCAACAAATATGTACGGTGAAGTTACAGGAAAAAGATTTTTTACTGAACCAACATTATTAAATTGTTTAATTAAAAGAACTGATCCTAATTTCCAACAAACAAATATAGGAGAAGATTATAATCGTATTAATACTTTTTCATTTCTTAGAGATGACTTAGTTGATGCTGGAGTTAAACCTGAATTAGGAGATTTTATAATGTATTATAATGATTATTATGAAATAGAACAATCATTTGATAACCAATTATTTGTTGGTAAAGACCCAGATTATAACTATTCTGAAAATCCAATCAATCCTGGATTAGAAGAATTTGGAACATCTATATCAATAAATTGTGTAGCTCGATATATTCCAGCAGATAAAATTGGAATTACTAAAGAAAGATAAAAATGTCTAATAGAAAACCAACCCCAAAATCCCAAAAACAAATCTCTAAAGATTTGATAGAACCTTACTCTACGAGTGGTCCTGGTTTTCAACCAACAGGAAATCCTAATGATTCTACTGAAAATAATAGAGGTAATCAATTAAGTTTTAAAAATGATGATACCAAACCTTTTTATATTGGTATTCAAGATATTGATGAAGCTATTTATTATTATTTTAATGAAGTAATAAAACTTAGTGTTAACCAAAATGGAAGTAGAGTAAAAGTACCTATTATATATGGTAATCCTGAAAAATGGAAATCAATTCAAAAAGATGGATACTACAGAGATAAAAATGGTAAAATAATGTCACCATTATTAGTCTTTAAAAGAGATGAATTAACAAAAAACCGCAGTTTAGGAAATAAATTAGATGCTAATCAACCTCATTTATATAGTTCTTTTACTAAAAAATATTCATCAAGAAATTTTTATGATGCTTTCAACGTATTAAACAACATAAAACCTGAAAGGGAACAATACGCCATAGCCATACCTGACTACGTTAATATAAAGTATAGTTGCGTTATATACACATACTATGTTGAGCAGATGAACCACATAATTGAAGCCTTAAATTATGCTTCTGATTCATATTGGGGAAATCCAGAGCGTTTTAAATTTAATGCTAGAATAGATGGTTTTAATACTGTTATAGAAGTTGCTGATGGAGCTGATAGAGCAATAAAAAGTACTTTTGATCTTAAATTATCAGGTCAAATAATTCCTGAGGTTTTGCAACGTGATTTAAATGCAGTTAAAAAAATACCAACAATTACTCATACATCTTTTACAACTGAATTAATATTAAATTCAGGTGAACCTAGAGTTGTAGATTATTTAATTCCTTCAAATTGGATTTTAAATAATGGAATTTGGAATGATAATGGTGAATGGATAGATACTGAAATATGGGAAGATTAATATTTATAAATAAAAGATGAGTTTAATTCATATAAATAATGGTGATTCTGGATTAGATACTAGGAATAAAATTAATAATGCTTTTGATATGATTGATAATTTATCAACAGGAAGCTTAATAAATGTTACTTATTCTGAAGCAGTAGATTTAATATCTAATAGTAATTTAAATGAAGGATTTCATTATAAAATCACAGACAGAGCAGATGCTGGTATTATACTTTTAGCAGTATCTACTAATCAATTCTCTCTTGAAGGTCAAGGTATATTTTTAAATCCTGATTTCCAAGGAGCAGGTGCATTAAGTGCAGATGTTCAAGGTGTATGGTATGTAGGTGGAGAAGCAGGATATGTAAATGGAAATATTGTATTTTGGAATGGTAATCATTATGAAGTAACAGATGATGCTGCTTTTGCAGGAAAAGACCCAAGTGATAATTCTTTAGCTTATACTTTACTTTCTAAATCAGTAGTTAATGGTTATATAGAAGAAGTAGATTTTATTCTTTATGATTTTGTTGGTGATAGTATTTTTAAAAGACAAGACAAAAGAGGTAATGATATAAATACAAACTATGTAAATAGTTTCCAATGGGGAAATGATGTTGTAACTGATGTAGTCGTTGTTAAATCTTCGGATATTGATATTCAAAATCAAAGAGGTTCTATTTCAAGAATTAAAATTCAAGGTCAAAATAATGGATATTTAAGTGCTGATAATAATTTTACAGGTGTTTTTGTTAATAATTATATATTTGAAACATCTATTTCATTAACAGGAGCGGGGGCTTTTATATCAGGATGTTCTTTTGAATATTGTCAAGGAGGTATATATTTTAATGGTGGTGAAAGTTATAATAGTAAACAAATAAATCAATTAGGTTCTACTTTTGAAGCAACTATAGATTTAACAATGTTTTCTAGTGGTACATTAACTATACCAACAAATCTTAATTATATAGGAATTTTTACTAATCAAGATATAGGTGGTAATATAGATGAAATAGTAAATTTACCAAATCATCTAACTACATTTAAAAGTATAGTTGGTGTAAATTATTCATTTGTTCATTCAAATGTAGCAGGTGCTACTATTAATCAATTAATATCTGATGCTGCTACTACTAATACAATTGTAGGTGCTCATAATGACTTTATTCAATATAATAAAGTAGTTGTTAATGGTGTAAATGTAAATCAAAGATATAACGCAGTAATAGCTGCTTAATAATATAAAAAATTTCACCAATATAGATATTTTTACTTATTTTTTGAAATATTTATCCATATTTATATTGGAAATCAATCAAATTAAATCAACAAAATAATGGCCGAAACTTTATTATCTCCTGGTGTTTTAGCTCGTGAAAACGACATATCTCAGGTATCAACCCAACCAGTACAAGTTGGGGCAGCAATAATAGGTCCAACAGTAAAAGGACCTGTAGAATTACCAACAGTAGTTACTTCTTATAGTGATTACGTAAATAAATTTGGAGATGTTTTAGTGAGTGGAAGTGATACTTATTCATATTTTACTTCTATAGCAGCTTATAATTATTTTAACAATGGAGGTGATTCATTATTAGTAGCTCGTGTTGTTACTGGTTCTTATACTTCTGCTACAAGTACTACTATTAGTGCTAGTTCAAATGCAACAGCATTTTCATTAAAAACAATTTCAAAAGGTATAATCACAAACAGTTCAAGTTCATTAGATACTAATGGAGCTTTAATGAGTGGTTCTGCTGATAACATTCGTTGGGAAATTGTAAATCCAAATACATCATCTGGAACTTTCAATTTATTAATTAGACAAGGTAATGATGTTACTAATAGTAAAACTATTTTAGAAACATTTACAAATTTATCTTTAGATCCTAAAGCCCCTAATTTTATTTCTAAACAAATTGGTGATTATGTATTTAATTATAACTCATCAACAATTCAAGTAGAATTAACTGGAAGTTATCCAAATGCTTCAAGATATGTTTATGTATCATCTGTTAATTTATTAACTCCTGATTATTTAGATAATAATGGAGTAGCAAAAGTACAATATACTTCATCAATTCCTATTGCTGCTAGTGGTTCATTTACTGGTGCAACAGGTGATTTAAAAAATGGAACTGCATTTTATAATAACATAACAACAGCAGGGAATACACAAGGATTAGATGCTGGTAATTATACAAACATGATAAATCTTTTATCAAATAAAGATGATTATCAATTTAATGTTTTATTGGTTCCTGGTTTAATAAATTCACTTCACACTAGTGCTATTAGTACTTTAATTAATAATACACAACAAAGAGGTGATAATATTTTATTAATTGATCCTGTAGTTTATGGAGCAACTGCCACAGCCGTAACAGTTGAAGCAGCATCTAGAGATACTTCATATGGTGCTATGTATTGGCCATGGTGTCAAATTTTAGATCCTGGAACAGGAAAAAATGTTTGGGTACCAGCTTCAACAATGATTGCAGGTGTTTATGCTTACAATGATAAGATAGCTGAAAAATGGTCAGCACCAGCAGGTATTCAAAGAGGTGGATTAAACAATGTAATTCGTCCAGAACAAAAATTAAATGCTTCTACTAGAGATACTTTATATCAAGCTAAAATTAATCCAATAGCTCAATTTCCAGGACAAGGATTAGTTGTTTATGGTCAGAAAACATTACAACAAAAAGCATCAGCTTTAGATCGTATTAATGTTAGACGATTATTAATTGAATTAAAAGGATATATTTCACAAGTAGGAAATAATTTAGTATTTGAAGCAAATACAATTGCTACTAGAAATAGTTTCTTAAATCAAGTAAATCCATATTTATCTTCTGTTCAACAAAGAGATGGTTTATATGCTTTTAAAGTGGTAATGGATGATTCAAATAATACAGCAGATGTAATTGATAGAAATAAATTGGTAGGTGCTATTTACGTTCAACCAAGTAAGACTGCAGAGTTTATTTATCTAGATTTTACAGTTACCCCAACTGGTGCAACTTTCCCTGCATAAATAAAAATATAATTAAACAAAGAAAAGCCACTATATGTGGCTTTCTTTATTCTTACAATATTTATAATGGAATCCCCAAACGAAATATTTATATGAAAAAATGTAAAAGATGTAATAAAGATAAAGATTTTAATTCATTTTGTAAAACATCTAAAAATAAAGATGGTTATAATAATAGATGTAGAGAATGTATTAAAGAACTTGGAAAAGATTATTATAAAAATAATAAAGAATCAATGAATTTAAAGGCGAAAAAATGGTATGGTGAAAATAAAGAAAAACATATAAAACATACCATGAATTATCAAGCAAATAATCCTGAAAAAAAGAAAAAATATCTTAAAAAATGGAATAAAAATAATAGAGATTATTTTAAAAAATGGAGAAAAGATAAATATGATAATGATCCTAATTTTAAATTAAGAATAACTTTAAGTGTTAGATTAAGTGGTATTTTAAGAAATGAAAAAACCTATAAAACTTCAAGTATTATAAAACTAATTGGGTGTACTTTAGATGAATTAAAATTATATATTGAAAAACAATTTATATTAGGAATGGATTGGAATAATTGGGGGGAAATATGGGAAGTAGATCATATAAAAGCTTGTGCTAAGTTTGATTTAACAAATATGGAACACCAAAAACAATGTTTCCATTACACTAATCTAATGCCTCGATTTAAAACAACAATAATTGCTGAAGAACATGGTTCTGATCAAATAGGTAATAGAAATAAAAGTGATAAATAATTTTCCTTTATTTTCACATATGTATAATAAATTTAATTAAAATCCAAAAAACACATATATAAAATGGCAGTATTAAGTCCCAATGAGATATTTTTCAGTGCTTTTGAACCAAAACAACCAAACCGCTTCGTAATGTACGTAGATGGTATTCCTTCTTTTATGATAAAAGGAATGTCGGCTGTAACTGTGGATCAAGGAGAAATCGTTTTAAATCATATAAACGTTTATCGTAAAATAAAAGGAAAAGCAAAATGGGGAGATGTAACTCTTACATTATTTGATCCTATCACACCTTCAGGAGCTCAAGCAGTAATGGAATGGGAACGTTTACATCATGAATCAGTAACAGGACGTGATGGTTATTCTGATTTCTACAAAAAAGATATAACAGTAAATATTTTAGGTCCAGTTGGAGATATAGTTGGTGAATGGATTTTCAAAGGTGCATTTATTAAATCAGCTAACTTTGGTGAATATAATTACGATACAGAAAATCAAGCAATTAATTTACAAATGGTGTTAGGTATGGATTACTGTATACTCAATTTTTAGAATTACTTTTAAAACTTTCAAATTTAAGCTTGCCAATTTGGCAGGCTTTTATTATATTATAACAAATAAAATTTATGGAAAAACAACAACTTACCCAAGAAGAAATAAACGATCTATCTCAACTCCAACTAGAAACTCAAAATCTAATCCTAAAATTAGGCCAATTAGAATATGAATTTCAGACTTTAGATAAGATTAAAAAGGAACTAATAGTTGAATTTGGAGCATTGAAAAATAAAGAACAAAATTTAACATTACACCTCCAACAAAAATATGGAGATGGAAATATTGATTTAAAGACAGGAGAAATAACTCCTTTATCTTAATATATTTATAATAAAGTTATTAAATAAAAATTATGGAACAAACCAAACACGATTTCCCTACCGAAACTATTGAATTACCTTCCAAAGGTTTATTATATCCTAAAGATAATCCATTATCATCAGGAGTAGTAGAAATAAAATATATGGGAGCTAAAGAAGAAGATATTTTAACTAATTCCACTTATATTGATAAAGGAACAGTTTTAGATAAATTAATGCAATCCGTAATAGTTTCACCTGTAAAATATGAAGATATATTAACTTGTGATTTAGATGCTATTATGGTTGCAGCTCGTATTTTAGGTTTAGGAAAAAAATATGAATTTATTTTTAATGGAAGAGAAGAAACAGTAGATTTAACTACATTAGATAATAAATATTTAGATGAATCTAAAATAACTCCTGGTGTAAATGAATTTGAATTTATTTTACCTAACACAGAAATTCCAATTACTTATAAAATTTTAACTAATGGAGATGAAATTAAAATAAAAGAAGAATTATCTGGTTTAAAAAAATTACATAAAGATGAATCATTCGAAATTAGAACACGAATGAAATATATGATTACATCTGTAAAAGGAGATAGAGATAATAAAAATATTCGAGCTTTTGTTGATAAGGATTTATTATCATTAGATTCCAGAGAATTAAGAAAACATATTAAAAAAACTCAACCCGGTGTAAACCTAACTTTTTTTCCCGAAGGAAGAGACACACCCTCAAACCTTCCCCTTGGGATTAGGTTTTTTTGGCCTGAGTTTGGAGACAGCTCCGAGTCATAGATTAGCTCTATTTAATCAAATTCATCAAATTGTGTTTCATGGTGGAGGTGGTTATGATTGGAATACTGTTTATAATATGCCTACTTGGTTAAGAAAATATACTTTTAATCAACTTAAGGAACATTTTGATAATGAAAATAAGAAACACGAAGAAGCATTAAATAAAAATCAAAATGTTGCAATTGGAAGTGATGGTAAAATAAACAATAAGAGTGCATTCCAAAATCAACCACAACCTTATACACCATCTACTTATAAACCAACAACAAATGGTAAACGACCTATTAGCTACAAGTAAATCTTGTAGCTTTTAATATTTATACCAAAACCTAATAATGGCTTTAGATCCTAAATCAGCACAAGACTTATTAAACAAATTAAAAGAGATTGAACGTTTATCTAAAGAATTAGGTAAAAATATTAATTTAGTAAATCTCCAACCAATTGAGGAAAATGTAGGAGCAATTGAAGCTTTATTTAAGAGTCTTAATATTGAAGCTAAACAATTAGGTGAAGATACTGAATATTTAATTTCCAATTTCCGAGAATTAGTATCACAAACTAAAAATTATTCCCAAGGTTTAAATGCTTCAACCAAAAGTTTCAGATCTTTAACTGATATATCAGAAAAATTAAATTTTTCTCAAAGAGGTTTGAATAATTTAACTACTAAAGATTTAAAAACCCTTCAAGAAAGAACCACTTTAGAAAAAATTAGATTAAAATCAGCACAAGATACTTTACAAAATGAGATGTTATTAGAAAAATATTCTGCTGAAAATCTTAAAAATGATAAAATTGCTTATAATCAATTACAAAACATAAAAAAATCAGAAGCTGAAATAAAGGCTTTAATAGAAGGACAAGATGGATCTTTAACTGAATTAACTAATAATTTAGAAAAAGAACTCAAACGTGTAACAGACATAGAAAAAAAAATAGGATTAACTGGGATTTCTTTGAAGGGAATATCAAAAATCCCTTTTATAGGGGATGTTGTAGATACAGAAAAAGCCTTAAAAGCTTCAAGGGATAATATTGAAGATGGAAAATCATCATTATCAGGGATGGGAGCAGCCCTTAAATCTGTTGGTAAAGATGTTAAAATGGCTTTAACAGATCCTCTAACAATAGGATTATTTTTATTTAAACAAATATTTACAGCTATTACTGATTTAGATAAAGGTATTGGTAATTTTGCTAAAGGTATGAACATATCATATCAAGATTCTGCAAAATTAGACCAAACATTTAATAGCATAGCTAATTCAACAGGTGATATAAATGTTAACACAAAAGGAATACGAGATTCAGTATTGGCAATAGGTCAAGCATTAGGTAGTAATGCTATCTTAAATGAAAAAGATGCTATTTCAATGACTAAATTCAGAGAACAAGCTGGTCTTGCTCAAGATGAATTAAATGAAATGCAAAAGTTATCTTTAGCTACTGGAAAAAGTATAGAAGATAATGTTGCTAGTACTTTATATGCTGCTAAAGTAACAGGTTTAAAAAATGGAGTTTTATTAAATGAAAAACAGATAATGAGTGATGTAGCTAAATCATCTGCTGCTACAAAACTATCATTAGGAAATACTCCCGGACTAATAGCTCAAGCAGCTGCTCAAGCAAAAGCTTTAGGTATGAATCTTGAACAAGTAAACAATATTGCTAATTCATTATTACAAATAGAATCATCTATAACTTCAGAATTAGAAGCTGAATTATTATTAGGTAAAAATTTAAATTTAGAACAAGCTCGTCTATATGCATTAAATAATGATATGGAAGGTTTATCCAAAGAGATAGCTAAAAATTATGGTTCAGCGGCTGAATTTAGTAAATTAAATAGAATTCAGCAAGAGGCAGCTGCTAAGGCAGTTGGAATGTCTCGTGAAGAATTAGCTAAAACTTTAACAGATCAAGAAGCATTAAAAGGATTATCTGGAAAACAAGCAGAAGATGCTAAAGCAGCTTTAGAAGCAGCTCGAGCTAGAGGAATGTCTGAAGAAGATATAAAGAAAAAAACCATTAGTGATTTAATGCAACAACAATCAATTCAAGAAAAATTAGTAGCATCTGTTGAAAAATTAAAAGAAGTTTTTGTTTCATTAGCAGAACCTCTAATGCCTATTTTAGATATATTAACAGCTATGTTAAAACCCATAGGAGCTATTGTAGGAATGTTAGGTAAATTTGCTCCTGCTATTTTAGCAGCTGTTGCTGCAATGAAAATTTATTCTATACTTTCAAAACAAAATTTAATGTTGGGTATAGGAAAAGCTGCTATGGGAGTAATAGAATCATTATCTACTATTCCAGTTGTAGGTTGGGCTTTGGGTGCTGCCGCAGCAGCTTCCGTAGTAGCAATGGGTTCCAAATATATGAAAGGAAATGATGTTGTTTCTCCAGGTTATGGAAAAAGAACATTACATGGTCCTGAAGGTCAAATAGCTTTAAATGATAAAGATACAGTTATAGCAGGAACTGATTTATTTCCAAACAAAGGAACTCAACAATCTACTCAATCAGGAGGTGGAAATATAGATTTATCACCCTTATTAGCAGCTGTAAATCAATTAATAGCAGCAACTAATGCTCAAAACCAAAAACCAATCAATGTAGCTGTAAATATGGATGGTAAAAAAGTAGCAGAAGGTTTAGGTAATCACGCAACACAATTAGGTACATCAGCTAATGTAGGAACTTCTAAAGTTCAATAATATTTATAAACAAAATCAAAACATGGGACTTATAGATAAATTACAAAACAATGGTTCACCTCTTTCAATAGCAAATGGAGGTCAAGTAGATACTAATCCATTAGCAACTAACCAATCTAAATTACATATTTATTCTTTAGATGGACAAGGAGCTCAATTAATTAATTCTCAATATCAACAATATGTTGATGGAGTAAATAACCCACTTCCAATGCCTAGTCAGTTAGATTTAAATGGAGTAACACCATCTAAATACATAGACAATCTTCCTGGATAATGATAGGAATATATGAAATAATAAATCCTAATGGGAAAAAATACTATGGTCAAACTATTGATTGGGTTAGAAGACAAAATGAATATGAAACTTATCAAGTAGATAAACAACCAATAATATTTAGTTCTTTAAAGAAATATGGTTCTGAAAATCATGTTTACAATTTAGTATGTGAATGTTCTTTAGAACAACTAGATGAAAAAGAATTATTTTATAAACAACAATTCCTAAATGAATTTGGTTGGAAAATGGCTTTATTTTGTCAACTTAAAGATGGTAAAGGTGGATATAGAAGTGAAGAAACCAAACAAAAAATATCTAAATCTTTATTAGAAGGAAATCATACCCAATATTATACTAAAGAAGTAAAAGAAAAAATTGGAAATCCCCAAAAAGGAAAAACAAAAAATTTTATTTCAAAAGATCGATCTGAAAATATAAGTAAAGCTCTTAAGGGTAAATCAAAACCTGAAGGGTTTGGTGAAAAATTAAGTAGATTAAATAAAGGAAGAATAAATTTAGGAAGTAAATCTCAAGAAATTAGAGATAAAATATCACAATCTGCTAAAGGAAAAATAAAAACACAAGAACATAAAGATAAAATTAGTTTATCAACATCAAGGATTAAAAATATAGAATGTGTTGAAACAGGAGTGATATATAAAAATGTTAGAGAAATAAACAGAATATTAAATATTAGTGAAACTTTAATACGATTAGCTTGTAATAAAGGAATAAAAGCAAAAGGATATACTTTTAAATATGCTAATTAACCTCAAAACTAACCTCAAGTCTTTAAAATACGGGAACGATAAACCTGGAGGGGGCTCATCTTCTCAACCTTACATTACTACAAAAATTCCTGAAGGTGATAATCCAAACTTAAATTCTCCTGATTTTTTATTAAGGGGTGGAAATCTTACTTTAGCTAATTCTGTATTAGATACAATAAGATTAGGTAAATATTTTACTGATTTTAAATCTCCATCAGGTTTATTATTTATAGCTAAACAAAATGTATTATCTAGAGTAGCTTCAAGAACTGAAACTAGTGGAGTTTTAAATGAAAATATTTATACACCTTTATCAACATTAGCTCAAGCTGGTGTGAGTGGGGTTGGATTACATTTTAATAAACAAGGATTAAATCCAATTCCCGGATCTCCTGGAAGTATTAAAACCTATGAAGATTTAATTCAAAATAAAACATTTTTAGGAAGTTTATTAGATTTAAAAGACTCAAATAGATTAGTTTCTTTATATAACGTAAAGATAAAAGGTAGTCAAGAAACATTCTTAATAAATGGAATTACTTCCCTTAAACAAGATAAAGTAAATTTATTACAATACCCAGGTGGACCTGGTTCTGTTTTAGGAGTTGGTCAAACAACCCTAAAATTATCAACAACAGTTCCATCAATAAATAATCAAGGTAAAAATTTAACTGGTGAAGGACAATTAGAATTAACTAATAGAGATGATATTAAATCATCTATTAAAAAACCATTAGGTGTTTCTGAAATATATTCAAAATTTGATGAAAATATAATTGGAGATTTTGAATTAAGATCTAATAAATCTAGTTTATTTTCAAAAAGTTCAAATTGGTATTATTTAGGAAATAATATTGCTGGGAATGTTTATACTTACACTAGTGGTAGTATGAATACTGGAACCACTAATGGATATATAAATGGAGCAGCAGTTTATACTTATAAAGAATTAACAGAAGGTAAAAATTATAGTAATACTAATGAAGGATTAAAAGATTTTAGAAAGAAAATCAGAGAAAGATTCAAAAATGAAGCTTATAATCCATTACCAGAATCTCCAGATTATTCAAGTAAAAATATTGAAAACAGAGTTAATTTAGGAGATCCAGGTAATCCATTTGGGAAAGATTTAACTTCTTATTCAAAAGGATATAATGGATCTGGTTCTGCATCAGTTAGTTCTTATGATAAGATAACAGCGTTACCTTTATATCGATCAGATGGAAAAGATGAAGCATTTTCAAATAAACCAACAAATGATTTAGTTAAGTTTAGAATAGCAGCTATTGATAATAATGATCCATCTCAAAAAGTATTTATACATTTTAGAGCATTTCTTAATACAATAAATGATTCGTATAATTCTGATTGGGATTCAACAAGTTATGTTGGGAGAGGTGAAAAATTTTATAATTATAATGGGTTTGACAGAAAAGTTTCATTATCTTTCACAGTAGCAGCTCAATCAAAAATTGAGTTAATACCAATGTATAAAAAATTAAATTATTTAGCTTCCCAATTAGCACCAGATTACTCAAAATATGGTTATATGAGAGGTCCTTTAGTCCAATTAACAATTGGGGGATATTTCTTTGAACAACCAGGTTTTATAACTTCTTTAACTTATGATATTTCAGAAGATACAACTTGGGAAATAGGAATTGATGAAAAAGGAGAATATGATAAATCTGTTAAGGAATTACCTCATATAATTAGAGTAAGTAATTTTTCATTTACACCAATTCATGAATTTGTTCCTAAAAAAGCTAAATGGGATAATTTAGGAGAAACTCCATTTATTGCCTTAACAAACGAATCTAATAGTAATTATGATAATTGATAATAGTCTTTGTTATTAAAATTCATCTTCATATATTTATAAACAATTAAACAATTAAACAATTAAACAATTAAACAATTAAACAATTAAACAATTAAACAATTAAACAATTAAACAATTAAACAATTAAA